TTATCGGCTCTTTCTCTGAGATTGATGGATGTGCTTCCTGTTCAATCGTATGGTCGGACTTGGTTCCTTCCGCAGGATTTTCGGATTTTGCCTAGGCTCTGTTTCCCCGGCGGATTCAGCTTCACGGATGGTTCGAACGTCAAGCTGGTGAAAGATGAGATGGCGGATATAACGGGCCCAAACCGTGAAGATGTATCCGGTCGCGCAGATTATGACCGATATGGTGACGACTGATTCCCTGGAGTCGATGAACCAGTCCTGCGGAACGATGAACATCGCATATAGGACGGCTATGAGGATAGCGATGAGTCCTATCACGGTCTGGACTAGCACTTGTCTCAGGTTCAACGCATCCTCCGATCATGTTCGCCCCAAGCGTCGATGGAGCTTTCGGCTATGCTCTGCGCCATCTGAAAATTCTCGGGCACCGGGAAAACAAAAAGTCTGACCATGTGGTTTCCCGTCATGAGATTCGGCAGACGTACGAAAGCCACTCCCCTGCAATGCTGGCTGTTCACATCCGGCCAGGCTCCGATGTGGGTTCCCGAATGCAGTATGGTGTTCACCGTTTCCGCCGCATTGTCAGGGTCGGCGGTTTTCACCCCGTACGGGTATGCGATTCCGGCGATGATGGCGAATCTTTCATACGGACGGTAGGCTTGTCTTTTCCACTGTTGGAAGGCCAGTTCGATGAGTTGTGCGCGTACTCGTTCCCGTATGCCGAAGCTGCCTCCCCTCCCCCATGTGGCTGATTTCCGTTCGCCGTTCTGTCTGGCGATGAGGTCACTATCAGTATAGTTGCTGGTTATCCACTGTTTGTCGGGAATCGTGAATGACACCGAGTATCCGTCGTGCCATGCCGGCGGATTGGGATTATTTCGCCAATGCTGGTCGATGTTCGATGCGAGACGTGAGGTGATCTGGTATTTCGGCATTGATTCCGGCACCGGGATGATGAGCACGCTCAGCCTGTAATGGTTGGCTGGCGCCGGTGTTGGCAGTTGGATGTATACGGTGCTGTGCCGGTGCTGGCTGTCATCGTCGTCCCAGAGTCGGGCATCACTGCCACCGTCGATGATGGGTTTGATGGTTTCGGCCGCTCTCGCCGGGAAAATGTTTTTCTGGCTTGGACAGGCTACGCCTATAAGGGCGATGAACCGTTCCACTTTCCAGGCTTTTCCTGTTTTCTTGAGGTTGCGCCATTCGTTTTTCGCGTAGTCCCTCACCCATGCCCTTCGTCTGGCTCGCATGCGTTCCGTCTGTATGGTGTCGGTCGTACTCCACCATTCGATTGGGATGGTGAACTCGTGGGCGTAGCCTCTGCGTTTGTAGTTGGCTGGTTTTCTTGGATTGCTGGATGTTGTCCGGCGTGTTCGAGGTGCTGATGGCATTGGCGTTGGTTCTGTCGTCTTTACTGTATGTGGACATATTCAGTATAACGAGCAAACGTTAAAAAAGAAGAGAGGATCATCGTGCTGGATGGTCCTCTCCGTCAACCCTCAGGCAATCAGCTGGCGAGATCGCAGAGCATGTTTTCCGCAGTCAGCAGCTGCCAGTTCTGGAACGAAACCTCCTTGACCTTCTTGTTGAAACCATGTCGGAGCGCATACTTCGCGGCGGCGTCCACGGGGTCTGGAGTGTTCTCTGCGTAGCCTTCCTCCTTGGCTTTCTTGACCATCAAGGCGATGCCCAAGAGTGCTTGGCGGATGCTGGTCGCGGCAAGATTCGTGATCGGATTGTCATCGCTGATGCTGAAAGGCTGCCAGTCGCAGGCATCGGTTTTTTCGAATACCCAGAATTGCATGGTGCTGGGAGCCTTGGATCCACGGTCGAAGGCGTCCGGCTTGCATGCGGCTACCGCGGCACGGTAGAAAACGGTCTGAATGTGATAACCGTAGTTGATGACTTCCTTGGCGAATGATTCCGCGTCGGCCTTCTGGGCGGTTTTCAAATCGACCAGGTAATCGGTGCCGACGGGAATCAGATCAGGCTTCGCCTTGAGCATCAGACCGGTTTGACGGTCCTTCCATTCGATGCACTGTTCCTTGGTTCCCTGTTCGATGATTTCCATGTAATCGGGGTATTCGGGCATGAGACTGGTCTGTTCGATGCCTTCCTTCATGCGTTTGAGCAGTTGCATGTCATTGTAGGAGACGATGATGTTTCCTGCTTCCAGCTGGTCTGCTCGCCACTTCTGGTTGTCTTTGCTCCTGAAGCTCTCTCCCTCAGGCAGGCTGACAACGTCGCTGGTGCCGAGCAGGTAAGCGTGGAACGCCGTACCGAACTTCATGGCGTCGGTGGGCTTGTGGTCGTCGTTGAGACGGTGATATGCCCAGTCGGCCGGGTTTTTCAGGAATTGTTTCAATTGGCTTTGGTCGATTGATTTCAACCGGAAGTAGCCGGGGTCGTCGATGTCGATGATTTTCGCGTAGGCCATTGGTGTCTTTCCTTCTTGGATTCAAGTTCCGGGCATGCCTATGGACGGAGCATGCCGGAACGGTATGTGGGGAGGCTACTTGTTGTTCACTGGATCGGATTCGGCGATTTCCTGGGCTGACATGTCAGCCTCGTCGACGTACACGCTGGTGTTGCCACTTTCCGGATCCACGACGACGTGAGGCTCGTCGTAGGTGATGGGTTCTCCGGTCGTCTCGTCGAACTCCGGGCTGACGGGCACCGGGTCGGAGAGGTGGAGATATCCGCCATCGGCTTTCTGCTGGGCGCGGTTGACCTCTTCCCAAGCGTTCTCCCAGTTGAAGAATTCCTCCGAATAACCCGGGTATGGTTCCTTGTTCTTGGTTTCCCAGTCGAGGAGCTGCTTCGGTGTGACGGGTTGCGAGGGGTGGAATTCCTCGGTCAGTCCTTCGGGGATCGGCACTGTGTAGTCGCTGAGACGGTCCTCGTCGTCTTCGTCGGGTGCGACGAATCGGACTTTCGCTTTGATGGGGGTGTTCATAGGTTGCTCCTTTTCCAGTTTTTTCCTGATTTGGATTGCTGTTTCGAGATATTCGATGAGCTGATGGTATACGGCGTAGGACAGGCTCATGGGGTTGTCCTCGTACTTGCTGTACGTGTTGACGCTCATGCCCAGCAGGTCGGCTATCTCGTTTTTGGTTTTTCCTGCTAGCTGGCGCAGGCGTCTGATTGATAGCTGGTTCATTCGCCTCTCCTGGATGCAGTGGTCGGACTGGTGTCGTCCAGTCTTCTGGTTGTGTTCACGCTCCCATTGTACAACATGCAGAAAACTGCGTTTTTCAGCATTCTCTAACAAGGAGAAACGCCTTGGAAATAAAGGCAACACGCCGAATAATATACATGTTCAGATAACTGCGTATATTTGAATATGTCCACATAGAAAAAAGAAGAGAAGACGAAAACTCCCATCCTCAATGCACTGTGGAGCGATCGTCAAATCGTCAAGGAGGAACCATCATGGCAACAGAACTGCTAACTCACGCGAAAACCGGAGTCATCCAGATGGGATGGCCCAAGCTCTACGAGGCGGTCGCATTCAAGGGAAACAAGGACGATGACAAGTCCGCCAAGAAGGACGATAAGAAGAAAAACGAAAGCACGCCTGCATACGGGTTCCCTGTGCTTCTCGACAAGGATGACCCCGATCACATGCGAACCGTCCGAATCCTTCAGAAGCTGAGCAAGAATGCGGAAGCCAACGCCATCGCCTTGAAGAAATGGGGCAAGAAGGATCGTATCGTTTCCAATGACGGTCTCAAGGATGCCGACGAGGATGAAATCCTTGACGGTGATAAAACCGTCCTCATGACCGATAAATATCCGAATCGAGCCAACCATTTTTATGTGAACTTCAGTCGTAGCTCCAAGGCTGGTCGTCCCGGAATCCGCTACATCGACGATGAAGGAATCCTGCGTGAGCTCCCCGAACCGATTCTCGGGACAAAGGAGGACATTCAGGCCGCTCAAGCCAATCTTAATGATGCCCGAGCCGCTTACGCTACGGCTGATGAAGACGCTCGGGAGGAGGCGAAGACGCTCGTTCTGGAGGCGACGCGCAATCTTGAGGAGGCTCAGGAGCGTGATGCCAAGGCCAAGGAAGTCAAGGTCTTATGGGATAAGCTGGTGTATCCCGGTCAGAACGTGCAGGCTTCGGTTACGGCACGTGCGTGGAAGACTCAGACCGGTAGCGGTGTCAGCTATCGTTTGGATAATCTCACGATTGTTGGCGGAGGCGTGCGAGATGGAAGCTTCGAATACGATGAGGACTTCACCGATGAGGATATCGAGGCTCTTATCGCTTGGCGAGACAAGCATGTGAACGCAAAGCCTTCCAAGGCCGATGATGAGGCGGCCCTTCTTGCGGATACTGACTTCGATGAGGCTGATTCCGATGATGAGGTGGACGAGGATACCGGTGAAATCGCGGTCAAGCCACGTCGCAAGGCTGCCGTTTCCCGTCGTCGTCCGAAGCCTGTCGAGGTTGAAGATGATGACGTGGACGAGGACGAGGACGAGGAGGAAGCTCCGCGCCATCGTCCGAAGAAGACCTCTTCGCGGGGCCGTCGTAAGCCGGCTCCTGTCGAGGTTGAAGATGATGACGTGGACGATGAGGATTATCCCGACATGTTCTGATGTTTGACGTCCTCCCCACGCCTAAAGGCGGGGGCACCCTCACGGCAAAACGATGGGATTAACGGGAAAGCCGAGGTCAATTGCCTCGGCTTTCCCGTTTTTTTCAGCCGACGTTGCCGCCACTGTTGCCCTTGGGTGGCGTCTCCTGCTGCGGTTGCGGGGATACCCCTCCCCCACTGTTGCCGGTTGATCCGCCGGTTGATCCACCAGTCGAACCATATCCCCCGCCCCAGTAGTACATGTTCCCGTATGGATTCTGCTGAGGCTGCTGCGCCTGCTGCTGCTCCTGTTGGGCTTGGGCCTGTCGTTCCGCTTCCGCTTTTGCCTTGGCCTCTTCCTCGGCTTTCTTCTTCGCGTCCGCATCCTTCTTGGCTTTATCCACTTTGGAGATGAGGTTCTTCAGCTCGGTCGAAGCCGAAATAGCGTCGGACAGGTTGTCAGACGTTATTTCCGTGCTTTTCCACTGGGATGCGAGGCTTTGCATCTGCTTCTTGTCGTTGCCGTCAGGAGCGTCAGCAAGACCATTTGCCTGCTGTACCAGACCGTCGAGTGTCGTTCTGGTTTCCTTGGCTTTTGCCTGCATTGCATCCGTGTAGGTTCTGTTGGTTTTCTCATATTCGCCGTCCAGTTTTTCCAGGGCCGATGTGATGTCTTTTTCAGTCATCGGATTCCCTGTGGTTGTTTTCTGGAGGGCTTCCATGGCTTTTTGCACGTCGCTGTTTTCCGCGACGGGACTGGCTTTGATCGTGGAGACCAGGTCATCGGCCTTCCGTTTCCTCCCGTCCCATTTGTTCTGTGCCTTCACCAGGGATTGTTGGCGCTGTTTGCGGTCGGCTTCGGCCTGCTGTTCCGCGACGTGAGTGGTGTATGCGTGATAGGTGTACGCTCCCCCGCCTATCAGTGCTCCGAGGCCTATGAGTATGGCGGCCGCGACTGCGATAATCTTTATCAGCGTTCCACCATTTCCCCTATTTTCTGTATCAGTGTTTTCCTGTGGGAATGGGGAATCATACTGGTGTTCAACTGGGAAGACATTTTCCTGTGGGAATGGCGGATTGTCGAATTGTTGCGGGGGCATGCCATTCGTTTGCTGGCCTGTATTCCACTGATCGTTCGATTCGTCGTCCGTCTGGCTCCAAAAGTCATCTCCCGTCTGGAATGTTTGCGTTGGGTAATCATCCGCGCCAAGGCTTCCGGCGGATGGGGACGATGTTTGTGGTCCCCCCTCCGGAGGTTCGGATGGGTCATCCCAAAGGTCGAATGGATCCGCAGAGTCCGTGTCCTTCGGGTATGTTTCGCCAGTGTCCTGTCTTACTGGGGAACTGTCTTCCTGTTGGAAGGACGAACTGTCATACTGTTCTTCTGTTTCGCTGTTCCATTGATTTTGCATAGGAACATTGGATGGGAAAACAGTTTCAATGTCTCCCTGTTCCTGCATATCAACGTTTTTCTTTGAATCTGCGGAACTGTCTTGAATGATGTTGTCGTCTCGACGTTCGTTCTGTTCCGTTGTCGGTTCGCTGGAATCGTCCGATTGCAGGTCGAATTGCTCGAACGGGTCGTATTCCTCCGGGCCTTTTCCTTGTTCCCGTGTTTCCTCATTGTTCTGCGGAAATGCGGAAACAGCAGACTGTTCTTCTGATTTCTTGTCGTTATGGTCTTCTGCTGAGTCGATGAATTCCTTGAACGGGTCGTAGCCGTTGGCGAGTAGGTCTATCTGATCGGGGTTTTCCGCATTCTCCTGTGGAGTCGTATCCGCAGTGTCCTGTTGAACTGGGTCGACAGTGTTCTGGGGGGCTGTCGTCCTGATGGGACGTGAAGCTGTGCCTTTGCTGTCCTGCGAATCTGTCGTTTTGTCGGACTGTGGAACTGTGTGTTCAGTGGAATGAGGAATCGTTTCCGCGTCTTCCTGTGAAAGTGATGCGCTGTTGGAACGTGAAACAGTGGAATCATTGGAACGTGAAAACGGTTCCTCTTTCTCCTGTGTAGACAATTGACTGTCATCCTGTTGGAATGGGTCTACGTCTTCCTGTTGAAATGGGTTGCTGTCGGACTGATGGGTTGTGCTTTCGTCAGACTGTGGAAATGAGTCATCAAAATACTGTGGAAACGTGTTCGCATTTTCACCGGGAATGGATTCCCTGTTGGATTGCGGAACTGTGGGTACATTGGAACTACTTCCTGCACCATCGCCTTTCTGTGGAAGCGTTTCCGCATTGTCCTGTGGGAATGTGGAACCAGTGGAATGTGACGCTGTGCCTTTGTCATCCTGTGGAGCTGCATCATCATCCCACAAATCATCCATCAACAGGGAATCATCCAACTGATTCCCCGCCGTCAGCCAATCATCATCCTTCGCCAACATCAACACATCCTATGTCATAGACCTTTTTCGGCAGATAGGCGCCCGATATTCATAGCGGCATCGATGGCGCTCATGTGCGGCACATCAACGCCAGCCGCATACAGTTTGCTCGCATGCGCCGCAGCGGCGGCACCCTTCAACGGCTTGTCACGGTCTGCGACATCACGCCCGTCCTCGCCGAAACCGTCTGTGGGGAACCCGTCGTCCTCATCCCCGCCGGGGTCAATCATGCCGTCATCTGGTTTTTCTGCGGCGGTTGGCAGGGCATTTACGATTTCATCCCATGACCAGTGTCCCGAGTTCATGTCGCCTTCCGGCGGTCGGATTGCGGTCAGACGTTCACGCAGCAGATCGCTGTATGATTTCCTTTGCTTCTGGTTCTCCTCGTAGAAGCCCTTGTAGATGACGGGTTTCATGCCGGGAAGCCTGATAAGGCCGGCTCCTCTGGAGATTCCCGGTTGCATGATGTTTTCCGGTATCTCGGGGAAGTCCTTCGCTCCTCCCAGCAGCTCTTCGACAGCGGTGGAGGGTTGCAGGGTAGGGGAGATGACCGTGGTCAGATTGACTCGCATACCGGGGTCGAAACCGTCCTGCAGGCGGGTCGATTGTCCGCAGAACAGGAAGCAGACACCGGAGAACCGGGCTTTCTGGGTGATCTTCATCGCGTACGTGATATTCGCCGCATGGATGCTTGCCTCATACTCGGCTCGGATGCGCATCGGATTGTCCTTGCTGACCTTTGGAATGGTGACGCTTCCGGCCCATTGGGCCACCTCATCGCACACAAGCAGCAGCAGGGGGTTCTTTTCCTGTTCTTCCTTGGGAAGCCCCCACCAGTTTTCGACACCGTACTGTTTGATGAGTTTCGACCGGTAGGAGCAGATCTCAAGCACATGAATCAACGTCGCGGCAGCCGATTCGGGACTGTCACAACCCCAGCCGTGGGTGATGACCCATGGGCGGCACCATTGAAAATCGACGCTCTTGTCCTCGTCGTCGCAGATGGCAAGCTGGAATCCGGCTTCCAGTGCGGCGGCGATGAGCGTGTTGATGACAACGCTTTTCCCGCTGTTGGCTGCGGCGGCGACCATGATTCCCGGGCCGGACTTCCAGTCGAGTGACAGCCAGTCGCCGGTTTCGCGGCCTCGTTCGGGCAGCTTCATGCCCAGATAGGCGTGACGTAGGTCGTTTTTACCGATCAGCTGTTTCGGGCAGGTTATCATCGCAGGAAAAGTCGGGGGAGTGCCGGGATACACCATGATGACGCCTTTTTCGGGGTCGGCCTTGAAGAACCAGCCTTTTTTGCCGACCACTTCGACGGCTTCCTGCATTCGCTTGTCGTATACGGAGGCCTGATAGGTGACGGTGTTCTCCTTGATGCGGATTTTCCAACCGTTCTCAGGAGTACGTGAGATACGAATTTCCCAAGGCTTGACCTTGAGAACGTTCGCGAATATACGCCGGGTGGCTGCGGCCTTCTCGTCCAACTGTTGGAGCAACACAAGGAATTCGCTGGAACTGATTCGAACGAAATCGACGACGGAATAGCCTTCGTACTGGGGTTGGCTTTCCAGGTTCTGCACCGTCTTCTTCTGGGAAGCCGTGTCCGCGCATTCGCTGTTGCTGAGTCTGACGGCTTTGATTCCGTTGTTGATATCATCGGAATCCATATCCATCGGCGCGATGATCGCGTACCGGTTGTCGGAATCGACGCTGAATACGCTGTAGCCTTCAAACTCAGGGTTCTTTGCGGCTTTCTCTTGGATGAGGACGGTGAGTTTGATCATGTCGTCCGGATTGGTTTTATCAAAACCATTGGGGAAGAATTTTTCGAGAGGGATTTTCTTTCGACGGTCGGCCATCAGTTTTCCTTTCTCTTGTAGATGGGGGTATGGAAAACCCGGAGTGGCCTGTCTGATGTTTCGTACAGGCAATTGCGGGCCTGTTTGAAGTCCAAATGCCGGTTGAGATAGGTGAGGGTTTCGGCTTCACGGGTGTTTTCGGCGTGGAAAAGAGGTTGCGTGTGCGGGCCGAGCTGTCCGGCCGGATGGAATAGCACATGGTTGCCGGCGATAAGCCGGTCGTAGAGCTTTTGACCCACTGTGGATGGGTGAATGCTGCTGCGGACCATGACCACGTTGACGTTCGTTCCGGGTGCCATTTCGATGATTCGGCTGAGTTCGTCGGAGATTTGACTGCCGACGTTTAGCAGATTCATGTCCAGGTAGCCGTTGTGTACGTCATAGTCATCGAAGGCGAGCAGTATCGGCTTGACCGGCTCGGGTTCGCCCTTGATGCGCCGTCGCTGTTCCATGCTGACCCGTTGCACTATTTCCAGTAGCTCATAGGGTTGCCGGTAGCGTCCGCACATGATGGTGGGGGAGGGTGGGATGCTATCCCACTGGTCGGTGAAGGTTACGAGCGTGCCGTCCGAATCTGCCTGTCGGATGATGCTGTCAAGCAGCATGGTTTTCCCGCTTCCGTCGGGCCCGGTGATGGTGAGTGGCGTTCCCGTGGACGTGTCCCATCCAAGGTTTTTCCCGTGAACGTCTGTTCCCAGGTTGATGAGCATGTTGTTTCCCCTTTTGTGTTTGGCTACCAGTCGACTTCTTCGATGTCGTCCCCGTCTTCGGAATCGGCATCGTTGTTGTCTGGGTGGTGGAGCATGTCGTGGAGTTCGTCCATGTCGTTGATTTCCTCGCCGGCTGTCTGTGGATCCGTTCCTTGGCTGAGCAGCTTGGAAAGTTCGTCTTCGGACACTTCGCCGTAGGTTTCCGCTTCGGATGGCATGAACCGCGAATAGTCGATGGGTTGCGGGGGAGTGCGGTCGGCGAACAGTTCCGCCAACTTTTCTTGGCCTCCCGACCACCATGTTTGGACGGCCAGCAGTTCGCCTTGCGCGGTTTCGAAGATTCCGCGGCCCTGCGGGATTTTCCCGCCTTCGCCCTTCAACGACTGTTGGAGCCGGTTCGCCTCTCTGAGGTTCTGCGCGCTGATGATGCCCGCCGTGGAGTCCATGCCCAGAAGGATTCGGCCGAGCGAACGGAAGAACGCGTTCGCGTTGTACGGCTTCATGTCATCCATGGTCAGACGCTGGGCGCCGAGGATGACGCTGATGCCTGCGGTACGCCCCTGCACGACGATTTTGCCGAGAGCGCTCATGGTGCGTCGTATCGAATTGTTCGTCGCGCTGACGGCCGCATTGTCGTTGGCCAGCTGGATGTCCCTGTTCGGGTTCTGCGTGGTCTTGCCGGCCTCTTGCAGGTAGCTGTTGAATTCGTCGAACACGATGTCGATGGGTTTCGTGTGGGCAAGCTCTTCCTCATTGAGCTGGCTTTTGTCGAGATCGTAGATGCTGCCGACACCATACCGGCTGAACAGTTTCACCCGTTGTGCCATCTCGTCGCGCAGCCAGGCGATGACGGCTTCGGTCTCACGCATCTGCCCCAAGCCGACGAACGCCAACGCCAACGGTTTCGCCCATTGAGTGAAGTCGATGCAACCCTTGGATGGGTCGATGAGGATGATGTCATGGCCTTTGAGCAGCGCTTCGGCGACCACGATCTGCGCGATGGAGGATTTACCGGTTCCGGATTTTCCGCTGATGAGCAGGTGGAACGTGTCCTTCATGCTCCAGTAGACCGGTTTGCCCATATCGTCCACGCCCAACGGGAACATGCGTGGTTTCGACTGGCGGGCGAAATCCCAGTCCGCGTTGACCATGGTGGGGAACGGGCTGCGTTTCGCCAGCACCATGTCGTACAGGTTCGAACCGTGTTCCTCGCCGCGCGGGAGGATACGCCCGTAGGCGTAGTCTGCGCTGGTCAGGAATTTGCCGATGTTCCGTGAGGGCTTGTCCACGTCCAACCCGGCCGGAATCTGGAATCGTGCCAACAACACGTCATGGTTGCTGGGCAACGCGCCGAGGCTGACCACATCGGGGGTGCGCCCGCTGGGATCGCTGACTCCGGCCACGCCCCACGAGTCGCTTAAGGCGAGTTCGATGAGATGCTTTTGCTTTGATCTGCGATTCCAGTGGCTGATGTCCCTGACATCCAGGCACGGGTCGTCGCACAGCCATACGGTCGCGCTGTCGGCTGACCGCCATTCCCAGTAAATATGTTTCGCCCCGACCGACGATTGGATTCTGGCGGACTGTTTGCGGGCGTCTTCCACGGTCGCGCCGTTGCCTAATTGGAATTGGATGCTCCAAATCGGCTTGTCTTTGCTTTGCGGAGTGCAGGCCGTGATGTTCACGGACGCTTTTGCGGGAAGCACGTCGATGAGGGTTTTGAATATCAGCGCTTCCGCATATTTGCGGTGCAGGGGGGTGTTGCCGGTCAGCTGGTCGATGCGTACGGGCGCGCTTCCGGTGGACCAGATCAGTCCGGCCATGTCGGAGCCTTCGTCCACGAGTCCGATGAACCGTGCCTCCGGCTGCAATGGGCCAAGGTCGCAACGCTCGTAGTCGGCCGGCGTGGCTGGTGCGGTGAGTACCAATGGCAGGTAATGCAGTTGCCAGCCGTCGCAGTCCTGGGTTTTCTCATAGTCGTAGATGGGTGCCGGTGGATTGAGTTTCGACGGGAGGCATTTGACCCAAGCGGACTGGTCGCTTTTGAACCGTTTGGAAATGGTGATGTAATCGTCAAAGGCTTTCTTGTGGGTCATGCCGTCCGGCCGCCACTTGTTGCCCTTGTCGGATAGTTTCGCATCGTCGAATGCGACCAGGTGGAACTTGTCCTGCAGGTCGGCGAACACCGGCATCCGCAGAGTCTCGGCAGGCGATCCTTCTCCCTCCAGCCAGTCGAAGCTGATGCGGTCGATGGAATCCCCGCCCTGCGGTGGGGTGATGATCTCCAACAGCCAGGCGGCTTTACTGTCGTCGGCGCTCACATCATGAGCCAACGTCAACGGGGCGCGTTTATGCCAGATGAAAGCGGTTTGCGCATAGGCGATGTCGGCGACGAGAGAGGCAAGACCTTCGCCGGCCTTTCTCTCCGCGATGGAGGGGATGCAGGATTCGTCCATGCCAAGCGCCAGACGGACACTGGACGGGTCGAACTGTTCCGCCCCTTTCTTCTTCTGCTTGGCGGACAGTAGACACACGAAACGGTATCCGTCCGCCAATGCCGGCGCCCGCAACGCTTCCACGCCGAGCTTGAAAACTCCTTCGTTCGAGCGAGGCTTGCCGTCCGATCCCTGCAGACGAATCCGGTAGACGATCAGAGGATTATCCGAAGAACCGATTTTGTTGACCTGCGTCAGATAGGCTCCCGACCATGCCTTCTGCAAATCGTCCCCGGCAAGCCAGCCGTCAAGCAGCTGTTGCCCTTCGACCAGCTCACGCCAGTATCGGGACTGCGGTTTGCGCCCCAACAGCCAGACGAGTAGCAGGAACACGAACCCCGGAAGCGTCACAGCGCTCAGCCAGCTCATGTATCCCGCCAACACGAAAACCAGGACCCCGGCGAAAACCAGCAATGGCATGGAGACGGACAAAAGCCGCGCCCAGACGGGCGATTTGGTAAGGAACGCCGGAATACTGACGCCCTTGTAGACATGCCTACGGTCAACGCGCCGATTCCTGTAATGCGACCAGCCTTGGGCGAGCATGAAACCGAACAGGCCATCCACCAGGGCAATCCAGACGGCACCGTTCAATCCCAATAGCATGCCGGCCATCCAGCCCATCCACCAGGAAACACGTCGAATCTCCAGCCAATCCGCATTCGGCATGAGACCGGCAAGCATGTCCTTCCAACGGTGGTAGACCATCATCTGTTTGTCGGATGGGGGATCCTTGCGACTGCCGGAAGCGTTGACCGGATACTGTTGTGTGATTCCTCCGGCGAGCATGCCAAGCCAAAGGAACGGGACCAAGGGCAGGCGCCAAAAGAACCAGAGGATAATTCCAAAGACAAGAAACAGCGAAAACCAGACGCCACTCGATATAGGACGGGTCTGTGTTCTGCTCCTGCTGTTTCTGCTTGCCATGATTTTCAATCTATCTTCGAGTTTTGTTATTAACCGAAGATTTATTGAAATTAACCGATATTGGAAAAAACGAGTACGGCAATCCTGTTCGTCCGAGGTTCAGTCTTTTTGTTTGCTCTGAGGTTCGCTGGCAAGCGAACCGACTGGATTCTTCTGTTCCGAGGTTGAAACAGGTGCAGGAGAGCGTTTGACGTCCTCCCCACGGTTTAAACCGGGGGATTCCTCCCACCCTGACGGTGATTCCTCCCCACGCCTAAAGGCGGGGGCACCCTCACAGCAAAACGGTAATATCACTTGTAATATCACTTGTAATATCACTTGTAATATCACTTGGGGGTGCCTCTTAGCCCTACTGCCATAAGGGCTGAGAGGCCCTGTCGGTGTCAAAATTCTAAGCGAGGGTGTCAAAATTCTAAGAGTCGGTGTCAAAATTCTAAGCGAGGGTGTCAAAATTCTAAGGCTGTGACCGCTCTGATCGCAGGCAATCGAGGTATGGTTCGATGGCATTCGCAGAGATGGTGTCAGAATTCTAAGAAAGGTGTCAGAATTCTAAAACTGGTGTCCAAATTCTAAATTTGGTGTCAGAATTCTAAGAAAGGTGTCAGAATTCTAAGAAAAACGCGGTAAAATAACGACGAAAAGAAAAAAAGATACCCGCACCGTTCGTACCGGCCGGGTATCTGGCAATCGCTGAAACGGAGCGACCACATGACCAATAATAACGCCATCACCACAACGAAAATGAACACGGGCGCACCACCTCTCATGGCGAAACTCTCCCTCTTCCCCGTGTCAAAACCAGGCGCATCCTACATAGAGAGAACAAACGGGCGAGAAACCGTGCGCATAACCCCCAGCCGACCCGAAGAATGGGTCTACGGGAAAACCCCGCGACTAATCTTCCTCTACGTGCAGTCCATGATTCGCATGAAGAACAATCCCGACGTGGATCAGGACACCCACACTGTTGTCTTTCGTGGCAGCTTCCAGGAATTCTGCGACAACACCGGGATCTCGAACCATTCCGGCTGTCAGAAGGAGACGGAGGACATGCTGATGAACTTGGCGCGAACATCGATCTCCATCATGAACACCGACGAGAATCGCGAGAACAAGGGCGAATGCACGCCGTTCACCGTCGCCAGAAAAGGTCGGACGCAGTTCAGGCCGGAACAGGACATCATCGCGTCAATCCAGTTCACCGACGAGATGTGGGCCGAACTGGCGAAGCCGAGCGTCCCGCTCAGCATGGATATCATCTCGCGTCTGGGAAAATCAGCAAGGGCGCTGGACGTCTATATATGGTTGACATACCGCACATACCGGCTCGACCACGTCGCCTACGTTTCATGGCGTCAACTGTATGACCAGTTCGAGGGCACCGGCCTGCCGTTGAAGGACTTCCGGCGCAGGTTCAAGCAGGCGTTGTCGAATGTCTTGGAGGCGGCTCCGAATTTGAAGGCCGAACCGTTCAGGCATGGGATCAAGTATTATCCTCGCACCGATGCTCCGATTCGACCGGTCAAGCAGAACGAGACCGGGGATATGCCGCTTGAGGCCGAGGTGGTGGACGAGGGCAAGGGGGCTGCGCGTCACTCGCATTCCGCCGACTGCGAGCATGTTCGGAGGCTGATGTCCGATTGGATGGGCGGCATGTTTATTGGTGTTGAGGCTGATCGTGTCGCTTCTCGTTTGGCTGGGTTGTTGGATTCCGGGTTGTCTGGTGAGGATGCTGTGTCTCGGGTTTTGTTGGGTTGACACACCGATTCGCTAATGTATCGCAAAAGATATAATATAGGTATATTAGCGAAAGGAAGCCATCATGAAAACCCTCGACGAGATGATCAGGGAATACCGGATCGAACTGTACAAAGCCTGCGACGGCCGTATAGGACTCCAAGCATGGAAATACAAAGGCAAGCCAGGTGCCGAAGAAGAGATTCGCGCCAACAAGGACGCCTTGGTAGCCGAACTCGTACGTCGAGAACGGAAGCGGAAAACAAACGAGGAACGCAAACACCGCGAACATATCCTCAATCTGCAGAAGGAATACCCGGTCAACCTGCCCGACCTCAACGTGGGTGACCTGGTCGCGTGGTATGACCAGCGAATGCCGTTCAGCTATGGGATCAGGCGCGCCGACTCCATCTGCACAGGCGAGGCATTCGACTGGGATCCGGAATACGTGATTATCCTGAGCTTGGACCACGGGGAATCGCTGGCCGAAGAACTAAGCGTGGAATGCTGGCAGCTTGACGCATTCCAGGCTGGCGAACCACTGGGGCTGGGACATGATGATTACGAGTTGCAAATGCACAAGGTCATTCGCGACTGGATCGAAGCGCACAAGGAACGTCGAATTTCCGCAAGCCACCCCACCACCACCTACTATCACATCGAACGCGACGAGGCGATTGCACTGGCAGGCAAGGTACGTGAGGCCGTCGCAGTGAAAGCCCAAAGCATTCTCGACAACAACATCAAACGCCATATCGATGTCATCAGCCGATACAACCACCAAAACGAGAAACCGCTGACCGAAGCCGAGGCCCGCAAGCTTTGGAAGCGCGACAACGATATGTACAACGAGGGTGGCTCCGGATACGTATACGACTATGTGAGCCGCGAACGGGCCGAGGAATGCGTGGCTTGGCTGCAGGAGCATGATGTGACCGATATTCCGGCCATCAAGGATTGAAAGGCAGAGGAAAGATGAGCCAGTACATCACGGTCAACGAATACGCCGCCCTCCACCACAAGCAGCCCGTCAGCGTGAGAAAACTCGCTCAACGAGGTTCCCTGAAAAGCGCCAAGAAAATCGGCGGCGTCTGGCTGATTGACAAGGAGGAGCAGTATCCCGACCATCGGCGCAGCGGAAGCGTCAAATCGTTCGAAATGGTTCGTGGCATGTACCTCGTGGATGAAATCGCCTACGTTGAGGGACTGCCATCCACCTATGTGCGGATAGGCGACCAATGGTGCAAGAAGGACGTGTTCAGGCGCCAGTTGGACAAGACCAATCCGGAACCGACGCCGGTGCCGTATGATCCGTTCGCGGGGGAGGACTCGGAACGCAAGATGAATGCCGGCTGGTTCGAGGCAGCCCAGAATTTCGGATGTTTGCCGCGTGACACGGATTTCGTGCGCAAGGAGCTTAAGCGTGCGGCGACCCCGGACGAGCTTGCCGCTGTCGCGGCGAAGTTCGATGCGGTCAAGAAAAGCGAGCGTACGAACGTGCTCGGCAGGTTCTATGGGCCCGAATACGAGTACACGGTTCGTGAAGCGGTGCTTGAGTTGCCTGATGGGGTTAACGCGATGTCCGTCGAGCATGAGTTTCGTCGGATGGGTATCGAAGCAGATAATTACGCTCCGGGAGTTGTCGCCGTGCGTATCGGATAATCGTATTACGAAAATATGTTACGATATAGTCATGGGAACAGCAGAAAAACTAGAAGCCACAGACATTCGACCTGGAAGACCTCGACTCGGAGGATACGACGAAGCCACCGCCATCATCAACTTCAAAGTCCCCGCATCTTGGAAGACCGCGATGGCCCAAGAAGCTAAAAGTCGAAATCAAAACCTGTCCGATTATCTAAGGGAAGTCACATCACTTGGATATTCGGCGATGCACGCCGGAGAGTAATAAGAGCATTAGGGGAGCACCATGGATGAGAAACCCATATACGAAAAATGGCATATCGGTGACGAGTATAGAAAACTCGTCAAGGGAGCTCTGGTAAATCATCATCGATATGATCGATTCATCGAGTCTCCTATGCGTATGCGAGAAGTTATGCACGAGTTCATGGCAAACCGTTCCATCTCTGAAGTCGCCCATGATGCCGGCGTGAACGAAACCGTCGTGCAGAAGCTTATCGATGATGGCATGGCCCCATATCCAGACACCAGGCGAGTAATGAAAGCCTTAAATATTCATGCGACAGCTTTGCCGGCGGAATGCGTGACAGCTTGAAGAGGGGCGACAGACTTAATGTCTGGATGAACGGCCGGCATGTTGGCGTATTCGCGGCGCTCAAGAATGGCGTCGGCTTCGAATATGATCCGGATGCGCCGCGAATCAGCTTCAGCCTGCCGAAAGACGGCAGCTGGAGAAAGGACGCTCCGGAAAATTTCCTGCTCAACCTGCTTCCTGAATCCGGTGCGGCAAAATATGCCATGATGCAGTCCATTGGAGCGAAATCCCAGGAACCATTTGATTTGCTCGACAATGTGGACTCCGCTGGCGCCCTAGTATTCTCCCGTAGCGACGAACAACCGTCGCTATCCTCCGCTTCTGTAGTGGAGGCGACGGATTCGGACATAGCGGCAAGAATAACGGCAGTCAGACATTCTCCGGACTCATGGTTCTTCAAAGACAAGGATGCGCGATTCTCTCTTGCTGGAGCTCAAGGCAAGTTCACGCTCTCGCGCTTCGATGATGGCTGGGTATGGCCTAACGGTGTCATACCTTCCACGCACATTCTGAAGCCGTCGAGTTTCCACGATTCCGATGATGTTGAGCATGCGACTATGCTGCTCTCTAAAATGGTTGGGATTGAAACCCCGGAGTCGGATATCCAGGAATTCAACGGCCAGCAGACTTATATTGTGGAACGGTTCGATCGTCGTATCGAGAATGGTATGCCGGTTCGTCTGCCGATGGAGGATATGGTGCAGGCATTGGGCCTACCATCATCCGAGAAGTACAAGGTGAGTGCCGTCGATACGCTGACCACCCTACGGAAGATGGATTCGTCCGGCAGACTGGGGGAGGAGTGGCTGCGACGATTGGCCTTCAACGTGGCTGTCGATAATTGCGATGCGCATGCCCGTAACTATTCTGTCATGCCCACTTCGCCTGACGGTGAATCCTGGAAGTTGAGTCCCGCATATGATGTGATGACCACGACGGTATGGCCGGGGTTGACGGACAAGCTCGCGATGCCGTTCTCTGGCGCGGAGCATGCCAGTGAAGTGACGCCGGACCATTATGCGAGGTTGGCCGATTATTGTGGATTCGATCCTGATGTCGCACGAGACGAGGCTATCCGCATCAGCGACTTGGTCCGGTTGAATGCGCGTACTGCCTATATGGATCTGGAGCCGGAACTACGAGACAAATTGCTAGACAAGATTCGTGTCGCGAACAGTGACATGCCAAGCCCGCAACGCTTCATCCTGCCCGACAACGGCATGGTGCATGTCGTCTCCCATGATCGCGATGGGCATCCGGTGCATGACTATTGGCGGCGCAAACCATCCAGATAGGACAATGCGGCCACTGCTGGTGTTGATTTGCTTGTCGGTGAATTCTGTCACAGAATAAGGTCAGGCAAACGAAGCAATGCAACTGCATATAACAGAACGCTGAGCATGGATTGGAGGTGGTCGCAATGCTTACCTTGCTGGCAATGATTGGACTTTTTCTTCTCGTTCTTGGATTGGTGATAGTCCTGTTGATGGGAATGTTCTTCAGCAGCGACATGGGCGGCATATTCGTGAACGTGTTCAACTATGCGACTTCCACTGGGATCGCTGATCTGGTGACCGTTGGGGTCATGCTCATCATCCTGTTTGCGGCTTTCGCGGTACAAGCCGTTATCTGGTTCTTCGTCACCGAGAGGATGTTGGATTCTGCGCTCCCGCTGATCGTCCAAATGATCATCGAACTGATTGTTTTCATCCCGATTCCTGCGTTCTTCTTCATGGCTTGGGGCTTGGAGTATCGTTGGGCTGGTGTCCTATGTGTTCTTATCTTCGCATTGCCGGCCGTGTACGACCTGGGTTCGAACGTGTACATCAAACTTGAGGAGATCAAGGAAAACAAGAACTCGAAGGTTGATTGATACTTCGCCCGAAAAACCTTTCTCTCAGTGGACAGAATGCCTCCGATTCGGATAATCGGAGGCATTCGCTTTCCTGGGAAGGATACGCTGGAACCACACGTTTTTTTGGATTAGGAGTCGAGGATGCACGGAACATTCAGCAGGCCTATGAAAATACTCGCCAGTGTTATTACAGTGGCGGTTCTCGTCGCTGGCATCCTGGCTTGGAGTACGTGGCGTAAAAAAGTCACTGCCGCGGAACACCAGCAGGCGCAAGCCCAACAGTTGAAAAAACAGCAGTCGGAGGAACGCAAGAAAGCCGCTGAGGCTGCCGCAAATCAGCTGACCGATGAGGAGAAACAACAGTACACGGATCTCGCCATCAAATTCGAACAGGCAGCCCGCAACTGGGGGAGTGACCCCACGATCAATTTGGACTCGCTCAGCCAACATGATGCTCAACAGGTAATCGACCAGTTGCGGACACCGGACATCGGAAGCAATCCTCTACCCGCTCTGAGCGCTATCCCCGCGGATAAGAACGATGGGCCTGATGCCGTCAGCTATCCATGCGAAGAGGAATATGAAAACGCTTGTAAAGCGTATCCGACAATGAAAGCATGGTGGAACAGTGAGGCGTTGGCGACCGGCAGCCGGTGGACGGACGGACCTCACGTGACGGTCAACGAAGACCGAACGGTCACGGTCACAGGAAAGGTCGAATCCATACTTTTGCAGGACGGTGATTCCTTTAACAATGGGAGCATCTGGGCATTGACTCCAGCTTGGAGAGACTACGACATCAACGATGAACTCACCATCGCAAACGGGAAAATCAGCGGCATGAACATCAACGGCGACAACCCTTGGTGGATTAATCCTTGGCTGACACGCTGGGACAATAACATGGCCGACGATTTGAGCGAGGGGACCAGAATAGCCATCCCAGTGAAAGGCGACCCCGAGATGGGCCTCGCCCATTCCAGCATGACGCCCATCCTTAAGGGACCTGTCACGCAGTCGGACTTGGATGGCAAGGTTGACTGGCATCTTTGGGATAGCATTCCCATGGCATCGGTTGGGGGAGGCTGCCAGAATCCGGGATACTGCGGCTAGTTCTTCCAGCTTTTCTTCCGGAAGAACACGTTGCCGGCACCATCGAACTGCTTTTGCGTGAGCCAGCGGCTGTTGTACCCCTCCCATGGGCCGCTTCCGTCCGTGCCGTAGTTTCCCTCGCTGATTCGGATCTTCCATCCGTTTGCGTCCTGCTTGACTTCTTCGACCACGGCGATATGCCCGGAGCTCATATCACCTCCCAAAGCACCGCCGTACTGACTGACGCCATCCCCCGGGTGTGGACTGGAATCGACTGTGTATGCAGGGTCGGAGGCGAGATGCACATGGACGTCACCACCCACGGGGGTGTTCCAGTTTGCCACGTCATGGTGGTGAATCACCCATAGTCTGACAAGTGCATACCAGTAGCACTGGTAATGTCCGCCGTTGGCAAAGGAAGTGAATGGCCCGTAGTCCCCGTCGTGACACACTTTTGCGTCAGTATCGCACAGCCAGCCAAAATTACGGGTTTTGCCTATAGGAGCCCCGCCCACGGAGCCAACGACGGCACTGCCTCCATCACCATCGTCGTCGGATGAGCAGGAAGCTTGAACGACATTGTCGGAACCACTGGAATCGTCGCTTGCCTTCCCAGTGAAATCAATCGTACTAATCTCCGGTGAATCATAGTAGGAGCGCGCATACTTCTTACGTTCCTCTTCATGCCGAGCGTTCCACGCTGGGCGCGCATACCCGGCAAGCCATGCGATTGAGGCGTCCTCCGGATTATCCGCATGCAGCCACCATTTGTGCAGGTCATGGTCGGTGACGTTGTACCCTTCGGCCTCGATGTTATCCAGATAGAAGTTGTTCCAATCGGATTTGGACGTGTCAACCAGCATTTTTATCTGCACGTCGGCATCAGAGTCTTTGCCAGACACGTTATGCTGATCCATCCATGCCTGGATTTTGCTGCGCGGTGTCCACTGATTCAGACCGAAGCCACGCAATTCGGGATTGGTCTCGCCTACCTGCTCCTGTTCCGGATTCATCCCAGATTCGAACTGGATCACACCAAGAACGCCTGCTGTGCTGGCTTTCGAATACCCGGCTTTGGCGAATGCCTCGGCTATGGCCACCGCGACCTTGTTGGGGGCTATCGATGTGGTCCCGGTTGTCGAATCATCATCTGATGAGGTGCCGCAATCATATTCTGCGGCTGATAATGACTTTCCGACGTTGCTGGTAAGGGCCGCGACACTGCCGGAAATGGCACTCACCACGTTCATGACGATAAGACCGTTCAACCCCACCAGCAATGCGGCTCCCGCAGCCATGAGTTTTGTACTGGTTTTCAAAGGATGACCCCCTTACGGAAGGCAAAAGTCGGTAAAAATTTACCGTTCTTGGAATGGTCGGAATTCCACGTCGACGAACACGTTGTAATCGTCTTGGAGAAGATTCGCGGCATGTTTCCCTGCTTCGATGATCTCACCTGAAGAACGATTCTCATCCCATGATTCAAACAAGGCCCTCAAAGCGTTGGTTTCCTCATTGGGATTCTTCAACGCGAATCCCAAAAGCCGTGCGGTGTTCAGATCCTTCAACAGCGGAGCCGCTTCGGAAGCCCAATCGGATGCCGCATCCCAGAGCTCGTCTGCTACGGAGAGGGGATATTCGACATCATATGCAAGCACATCACCGTCTACATCCTCATGCAGGATGCCCGCTGAAGTATATGCGGCGATGATGGTGAGCATATACACGCTTATGTCGCTTCCATCCCAGGCGTGATTCAGTGGAGGATTCAGCAACGGATACTTGAGCACGTCATGATTCGCGAATAGCTCATTCTCGTGAAGCAGGAATACGGGGAGGCTGATCACGGGGGAGTACAGGATACGGTTTTCCACTCCTCCGTATGGGTCTCCGTCAGGTACCGCATACACTTTGGATGCGGTATCGCTGAGACGTTGGATGTATCTGCTGGGGCGTTCCAATAGGAGAGGACGTCCGCTACCGAAACCAGGGAACAGCAATGGTTTCAACTGCTGCTGTTCCTCCGGCTCCGGGGTCAAAGGGGTAACGGCAGATGATTTCTCCGACTTGTCGGAAGCCGGTGTGGAAAATGAGTCATCGAATATGTCTTTGTATCCCATAAGGGGTCACTGCTCCTTGTTCTTTCGTTGTTCTCGTGCGATCTTGTCCGTGGCGGTGGTGCTGATTTCCTTCAACAATGCCGGAGGAATCACGATTTCCACTGGAATAGGCTGCTTGGACCCGTCCTTGAAATAGGCGACGGCTCCGCGAACGGTCTTCCCCGTCGACGCGCTTACCAGACGCTTCAGACTGTTCGGGTTCGGCTGACCGTTGTCCAAAGTATCATCGGCTCCCATGCGCTGCAAGATCCGACCATTGGGGTCTTCGATGCCTAGGAGTCGTTCCGCTGATTTGGCCGGACTGACCGTGCCATTGGCTTCCTCCGGGTTGTCCAACGCCAGAAGGAGGGCGCGGCTGATGCCGCCGGTCAAGTCGGCATCGATGAACTCCTGCACTTTCTGACTGATGATGACAGGCGTGAATCGTTGCGAACGGGCCATACGCACCCATTGTTCGAAGGTTCGGGAAGCTCCCTTGTCCTTGCCCATGAACACCCATGCCTCATCGACACCTACCATGCCATCGCGGCCTCGAACGGCGGTGCCGGCTCCCATGACGACCATTCGCAACGTCCACTGGCGGATGCGAGCGGTCATGGAATCATCTTGGCCTTCGGGGATGAGTGAACGGTCTCCGGCATTGATGAGGGTCAGGTTTTGGCTGATCGTCAACGGCTTGGTGTCATTATCGGTGCCGAAGATAAGACGTAGTCCCTGGTTCGCCTTCAGGTTCATGCTGATTGTCGAAAACACCTCGAGGGTGTTGGAAGGCAACCCAATGGACTCCGCCGTGTTCCCCGCTTTGATGGTCTTCGCAACAGCTTGGGCGGCGACAAGCAGAGCCCGGCCTACGCAACGCGCCCCGTGTTTGACGCCGTAATCCAGCATGGCTGTCATGGCGGATTCCATCTTTGTGTCACCGCCAAGAATGTTCGTCATCATCAGGACGGCGATTTCCTTGGCCTCCTCCACATTCGGAATCACGTTGAACGGGTCGAACGTGCCGTTAGCCACATCGGAATCCAACCGGATGACCGTACCACCCTGCGAACGGGTCGCATCCTCCAAATCATTACCGGCCTTCGGATTAATGTAAATGCACGGGGTCTTGCCTTTACCGTCACGCGCGTCAATCTTCGACCATTGCAGAAACAGGCTGAACGACGCCATCGTATTATGGGTCGGCACGTAATCAGCGATGAGGAACGAATGGTCAGGGCTTCCAACGGTCAGACAACGATGAGGCGCGTTGGATATCTTCCTGATGTCTTTGACGTATAGCCATTGCTGGGTTTGTCTCAACGTCGTAGGGATTAAAGCCGCTTTGCGTTGCAAAGAGAATACCGGCAGATCCGTCGTGAAGGTGATGCGATAACGATCCTGAGCCTCGTGACGCACACCATCAGCCGTGTATCCTGCTTTGTTGAGATGGGGTTCGTGAACGACGATTCCCAGAGATCTTAGCAGGCGCACCATTCCTCGGACAATCGGCAGATGATCGGCGGACTGGGTGAACTCTATATTCCCATTTGAGGAGATGGTCCCATCCTGATCCAGCAACCCCTGCACGAGGGAGAGTCTTTGCTCGATGCTCGCCGAGAAGTAGATCTCAGGAATGCGTTTTTCGCGGAGTATCCCCATATCGCGAAGAATGGAGACAAGCCCCTTCACATTCACGACCATCGGCGTATTGATGCTTCCTAGAGAAAATCCCGCAGAGGTGAGACAGGACTTCACATGCTGCAAATCACCATTCCTGTTATCTGAAGCGATGATTCCAGTGCCGATACTACCGTCGGCTAACCAAGCCCCTAAAACCCATGGGTCAAGTGGCAGGTCGGCTTGCGGGTTGGTAACAGGCATCGCGGCTCGGATTGCCCATTGCGCACGATTGCCTGAATCCTTTAGACCAGACGCAAGCATGTCTCGCGTAGTCACAACCTGTTCACAATATCCAAGGGAATTGGTCTCGTTGAAGGCCCCCTCATAACGAAGCATCATGCGTTGCCCTATGGCTCTGCATGCTTCTCGAACGTTGTATACAGATACCGAATCATGACGCATTCTGTCGGAGTGAATTCGTTCTTCCGTATCCCACTCACTGATTGGATTGAGCGTTTTTATGACAGATTCGATAGAGGAACGGCTTGGTGAACGATTCTCGAGCATCTTCTGTATGTCAGTGATGCTGATGCCCTTCGGATAGTTATCTTCCAAATGCTTTCTTAGGACATCCGCACGCTCCCTGGCGAGATCGTTCCATCTTTTCGCATGCTGCGCCACGTCATCATAATGTGCAATCAAAGCCCGAAGAGCTTCCTGCATGTTATAGCGCCTACAGTTCTGCCGAGTCTTAAAAGGTTTTTTTGTATCCGCTATCGCGCGGTCTCGCTGTTCTTGATGAGATTCAACTCCCATAAATCGCAGCGCTGCGGCAATGGTCCTGGCATTGCTCTCTCCGCTCCACCAACGACTCGTTACTGGATGGACAAACTCTGCAAGCTCGTTCACGCTCATGGTTGATTGGGCCGGTAGCGCATCAGACATCCGACATAGCTCATCGTATGTCTCCGACAGCATGTTCTTACGCTGTTGGGATTTCAAATGTTTTGGTTTTCTGAATTTGTTTCGATCTTTGAAATCGGAGACGATCCACTGGTGGTTCCCGCTGGCTTTTATCGTTTGACCGTCACTGAGGGTGACTTCGTAAAGATCTTCCGTGTGAATCGGATGAAGCTTGAGGAGTGGATAAGGTTTTCCGTCCCGCCCGTAGACGAGGTCTCCCTCATGCAAATCGCTGATCTTAGCCATTTTTCCATGGGGGAAGCTAGCCTGAGGGGGAACCGGAATTGTGGAGGAAATGTGAACGGCCTTCCCGCTTCCTGTATCTCCGATAATAGCCAAAATTGGACGCCTGTCCTTGTCCTGCACGGTTGTTGTCCCGATATACACCGGTTGCCTGTTGGCTTCGGACAATCCGACAAGAGCTCCGTCCCTGTCGCCTGCTTTGGCGAAACTGCTCACGCCTCCTCCCGCGACGCATGTTGCGGCCCAGTGGATCTCATAGGGGGTCATGCGTACGTTCGAACAGGCCTGCATGCTTTTGAACGCCATCAACTGTTCGCTAGCCGTCGTCAGATTGACGAACTCGATGTTGGGGATACACCCCAAAGCGTCGATGGCCATCTGCTCGTTGCCCGCCACGCAGGTGGCGACGCTCAGATCAATGATGCTGGGCGGCATGTCCGGAGTATTGTAGATTGCCTTCTTATAATCCAAACGCTCCTTGATTTCGGTCATATCACCGGGGGCTTCATGGCCTTTCTCGTACCGTTCCTTAATGCTTTCGTCGATGGTGCGGCTGTTGCGTCGAATCTGGTCGGCGGTGACTTTCGCCGGTTCGACTTTGCCTCGGATGCTTGTGGCGACCGCATTGGCTCCGCCGGCTCGTCCGACTTCCATGAGTCTAGCAATCCACAGGTTGTTTGGATCCGTGATGCTGCTTTGGTTGAAATCCGCCGTGCGTGCGAAGCAGATGCTGGCCGGGTATTCTTCGTCGATATTCCACTCGGTGCAGTCCACGCCATTGTCGTACAGGTTTTTGGCGTGGGCGCAGGTCGCGTTATCCGGGAAGAAATGCACGTGTGCGTTCTCCGCCAGGATAGGCAGGGCCGACGAGTTGGCGCGCCCCACCCACCATGATTCCATCATGGCGACCAGCTGTTCGCGTTCCTGCTCATCCATGATGGTGAATGGTTCCAGCCCGGCGTTGAGCATGATTCGTTCGATATTATGCGCGTCTGGCAGATACTCTTCGAACATTGGGCATCCGTTTGCCACCGAATAGCACATGCGGTCGTACCATGTCAGGGCGCGTTGCAGCATGCCGGGCTTGCGATTGTTGCTATGATCCCCGACCAGTTTCAAAGGAACGCCGATGACCGCGAACTGCTTGCATACCTTCTGGCTACGGTAGTACTGCGCCTGGTATCGTCCGAGGTCGGTGTCCCTCATGCTGGCCGGCGGACTGTATCGGACGGGCATGGATCCGGTGAGTAGATGGAATTCGCGATATTCGCTTTGAAGCATGTAACGGTAGCGCATACCGGCAACCGTGACCTGATTGGCGAGGCCGTCGAAGAACGCCATCAGCTGTTGCGCGGCATCGTTGCGTTTCCGGTCGTTGGCTCCATCCAGCAATGCAGTGCTCCAGGGGATGCGCGCGTACAGCCATACGGTGCGATCCGGCGTGGCAGAACGGAGCAGCCCGTATTCGCTGGCCGGGCTTATAAAGCTTTCTGGACGGTAGAAGTTTCCTCGTGGCATATATTCCACGATAGATTTTGATGTTGTTATTAACCGATATTCTATTGAAAATACCCGTTTTTCGGTTGGTGGCGATATCCAAAAAAAATATCCCGACCGCAATGGTCGGGAGATTAGGAAAGGTTGCCGGTTAGTCGTCCACGCCGACGCAGTCCTGGTTGACTAGTTCACGCACGTGATCGACGGCCCGCTGCAGTTCCGGTGTCATGTCGAAGTCATCGGTACGGTAGAAGGCCGAGTTGCCGTTGGATTTACGACTGGCGCTGACCGCGACGTTGGTCACCGTCATCTTGCCCTTGTCGTCACGGTCCAAGTGGACGAACAGGGTCCTTGCGGTCAGCTCGCGACGTCCCCCCGCATATTTCAGTGTCCCTTGGACGGTGATGTTTGGTTCCAACTGATATGCCACGTCTGCCGTGTATCGGATGCTTGGGATGCTGGATATGATTTTCGACATGATTAACCCTCGTTTCGGGTGATGTACATGCAATTCATGTGAGTGGTTTTCAGGATTTCGCGCAGAGGGGTTTCTTTGACGACGCCTCCGCCCTTATATGCTTGGATGCTGTAATCGTCGATGGGGAACTTGGTTTTTATTTTCGACACGTGCTCGAGTTTCACCCAGCACCGCGCTTCGGGGATGGTGAGGCTTGGCGGCGCTGTGAACCCGTCATAGTCATTCATGCCGTAAGCGTAATATGCGCCTGAATCATGAATGTCGGCCTCAATGTAAGTGTCATCCGTCATCCATAAGAACGCTTTTTTACATGTGTTGACGGTCAAATCGGACACGTTGAACTTGAGAGGGAACAGCACTTTCCCGTCGGATTTCTCGGCATGCTCCTCTATGTAATCCAGAATGGTTTTATCCAGATCCCAGTTATACCGGCAGGTGATTCCGTCGGCGAGTTTGACCGATTGCCGTCCTGGATAGGATGACTGTTTCTTGTAGCGCACGAAGAGCGCTCGTCGATCGTATAGTGTTGCCATAAGTCTTCCTTTTATGCAGATGTTTTCAGTATAACAGCCACGACAGAGGGTGACGTGCTCCCGCCACCTGACCGCTTCGCGATCTGAGGTGGGGGGGGGCTTCCTGCTCAAGGCTCGTATCCGAGTCAGTGTCTACAGGCTATTCCCGTGCGCCCCACGGTTCTCGTAAGTTTTTTTGTTATCGTTCCTGCATGAGTCGTCGTGTTTCGTGCATGATGTTGGTCGCGGCGTTCACGTCCCTGTCATGCCAAACGCCACAGTCAGGGCATGTCCATTCGCGGATATGCAGGTCCTTCGTATCCTTATTGCGGTATCCGCAATCGGAGCATAGTTGACTGGACGGGTAGAACCTGTCTACCGTGACCAGCTGCTTGCCTTGCCGTTCGAGCTTGTATGCGAGCATGGTGCGGAACATGCCGTACCCGTTGTCCATCGTGCTTTTGCCGAGTGTGAGGGATTGGCTCATGTTCTTCATGTCCAAGTCCTCCACGCCGACGCAATCATATCGGGCGGCGAGCCGGTTGGCCGTCTTATGCAGGAAGTCGGCTCGCTGGTTCCCGACCTTGGCGGCGAGCTTGGCGATGCGCCGCTTCTGTTTCACCCAATTACCGGACCCTTTTACCATGTGGCTGAGTCTACGTTGCTCGCGCATCAGCCGTGGCTCCATCCGCCGGTAGAAACGCGAATAGTCGGCTCGTTCGCCGTCGCTGGACACGTACAGGCCGTGGGAGGAGTAATCCAATCCGACGATATGCACGGGTCGGACGGGTTCGAGTGCTTGGGTCTCGTACTCGAACAGTATCGTCGCCGTGTATTCGCCGTTTTTGCAATGCTCGATGGTCACGCTCTTCAGTTTCCAGTCTTCGGGTATGCGTTTATGCTGGCGGACGCGCACAATCCCTACTTTCGGTAGTTTGAGATGCCTGCCTCCTTCATCGAGGGTGACGTTGTTATTGCTGTTGTTCGTCGTGTAGGTCTGACGATTGCGATGCTTCGCCTTGTACTTCGGGAAGCCGATGTGCTTGGGGTCGCGGAAGAAGTTCCTGTACGCCTTCGCCACGTTCAATTGGGCGTTGCACAGTGCGAGGCTGTCCACCTCACGCAGGAACGGATACCTGTCCTTGTACTGGGCGGGAGTCGGATTGCACGACTTACCCGTAGCCTTATAGGTGCCGATGCGGGTTTCAAGCATCTGATTGTAGATGAACCTCGCACAACCGATGGTGCGGTCAATCAATGCCGCCTGAGCCCTGTTCGGGTACATGCGGTACTTGACCGCGCAATGACGTTTCACCTGCATGATGGTTCACCTCCTTACTTCCTGCCTTGGTTCTCGATGTATTTGCGGATGACTTCGATTGGCGCGCCTCCTGTGGTCAGTAGGCAGAAGCTGCGGCTCCAGAAATACTCCTTCCACAGTTTCTGCCGAATCTGCGGAAACTCCTGCTTGAGCAGACGACTCGACGCGCTCTTGTAAGCGTTGATGAACTTGCTCAACTCGCTCTTCGGCTGGGCACGGAACAATACGTGCACGTGGTCCATGTCGTGGTTCCATTCCTCAACGGTTATCCCATACTTGGGTGCGATGTACTCGAATATCTCACGCGCACGCGCCGAAACGATGTCGTCGAACACCTTGCGACGGTATTTCACGACGAGCACGAGATGATAATACAACAGGAACACCGAATGATGATTCGACTCCAATTCCACTGCAATCACCTCGTTTATAACATATACGACTGATTACAGTATAACATATATAGATACGCCAATTCATCCCCCGCCTACGCTTCACTTAGAGGCGGGGGATGAATTGGCGAGGAAGGTTAAATAGGGCGGATTATGAACGTGGCTGCATTTGTTTCCATCGCATCCGCCAGCGATATCTTTTTGGCGTTGTAGCCCAATCTCTCGAACTTGTCCGGATCGAAATCTCCCAATTGCTGCACATTGTCCAACGCCAACCAGTAGTTGGCAGGCGTTCTTCCCCATGGGAATGGTGCCTGATAGTGGGATTTCGGATTCCAGGTTTTTGGATTGTATGCCTCTCCGAAATTGGTCACCGTTCCAACGAGTTTGATTGCGCTTTGGGGTGACCAGAGCAGCAAATAATGAAAACCGATTTTGTTTCGCAATGATTTAAAGTTGCCGACGAACAGCAGTCTTCCCTCGTGCTCGGCGGCATGACGGAGGAATTCCTCGATGGTGGTTTGCGGGCTAAAATAGGAGATTCGCCCTCGTGGGGCGTGGCCTATTCGTAGCATCAAGGTAAGTCCGTCTATCTTGAGGGGTTCAGTCTGCGATGTCATAGAACAATCTTATCACATGCGGATATATTCAGTATGTCAGGTAAGTGTCTTCAGCTCGTACACAACCAATTCAGGCGCCTCACGAACCCGACCGAAAAGCTCATGACCACGCTTCGACCGCTCGATCGCACGTATCACCACCTCCGGAGCGGAACGGATATCCAATCGATCTTTCCCGACCCTATCCGCCCACAAATTCTGTATCACCGTCAACTCGACACGATTAACACTGCGAATCTGCAAAGACTGCCGCTCGACCCGATGCAATCGTACATATTCAGCGGCCACATCAGCCAACCCGACACCCAACTAATTCTTCCTTTCTCGACGAAACGCATATACCAAAGAGGGGACCATGGACGCGGCCGCAAAAACAAGCGAAGACACCGCCAAGATGAGCCTCCACATCAAAGGCACCCCAACCGCAAGCCAGGAAACCAACTGCATCCCCAACAACCAGAACACCGCGAAAACCAGCATTCCCAGCACGAGCGCCCAGCTCAAACGTCGTTCCTTCCGACGCTTTCTCGCTATTTCGCGCCGCGACGGTTCGACGGTACTGCCACTGATTCGAGCCGGTTCCAGAATGATCGTCGTAGTCGCCCCGATGGTTTCGCCGGCGCTGTTTTCCTTACTCACTCGGGCTCCTTTTCTGGATTCTGGATTCTTTTCTGACGTTCGCATTCATGTCTCAAGGGCGGATACGTGTCGGCTATGGCGTTCAATGTCGCCGTCCGAAGCTCGACATACCTCTCCTGATCCAAGTCATGGCGCTGCTGGTCGTAATCGGTCAACGCATGCCGGGCATAATTGACCATCCAGCGTTCCAAGACGAATGGATTTGGCTCCTTACCGGCATCCCTGACCATGTTTCTGCGACGTAGCTCGTAATGGTGGAGCTTTGCCGCGTCTCGCAGGTTACCGTAGGGGATGAGTCGCACGTGTACTGTTAGTTTTTCGCACACTTCAAGGTTGTGCCTTTCTGGTCTGGCGTTATGTGGACATATTCAGTTTAACAAGCAAAATATCAGGAAAGAATAGAATCCAGTATGCCCGGGATTAGGCTCCGAGGAAATACTCCTTGCACATAATCTGGTACAAGGCTTGCTCTTGCGTCGCGTCGGAGAGAGCTCGATGCTGTTCCACGTCTGCCACGTGATAGCGTTTGATCAGATCCGCGACCCTGTGGTGGCGAATTTCCGGATGGATGTCACGGCTCATTTCCAAGGTATCCAGGAATGGGTGGTCGAACAGGGGACGATTCGGCCAGGTTTCCGCCGTGGCCCAGTCGAGGAATTTCAAATCGAACGTCGCGTTGTGTGCGAGGAAGGGCGTTTCGAATCCCAGCCACCGTTCGAACTCTTTCATCGCATGCTTGACAGTCGGTTTGCCGCTCACGTCGTAAGTGGTGATTCCCGTCAATTGCGTGATGTGTGGCGGGACAATCATTTGCGGGTTGATGAGTTGGCTGTAGGTGTCGACGATTCGTCCGTTCTTGACTTTCACGGCGCCGATTTCGATGAGTTTCGCGCCATCTTCCGGGTTGAGGCCGGTGGTTTCGGTGTCTACCACGACGTAGTCAAGCAATGGCGCCTCCAGCGGCGGGATGCGTCGTGGATCGTCGCTTCGGTATTTGTCCCAGTAGCTCATTGGGTGTTCCTGTGTTCTCTAAGATTATGTGGACATATTCAGTATAGCAGACAAATCGATGTCAGGCAGGAACCTTCCGACCGCGACCGTCGCCAAACAGCGTGAAAAGCAGACTCGCACGATTCGGACCAACCTGCTTGTCGGACAACACGCATTCCATGCAAACCGGACCATACACACTCGGCACCAAACCCATCGTGCTTCCGCAAAGAAAGCATCCAGCGGGCTTGGTCAACACATCATCATTCAGCTCGACAATCAATTGTCCTGCCTTTCAACGATTCCTTAATCCTTTTCTTCTTCGTCCGCAGCCTTCTCACTCAACTGCCGTACGGACGGAGGGCGCTTGTCCCGGATGGAATCAGGGGAATGAGAGCGGACGGCGCGCAACATCGCGGAGGCCATCTGCCGATACTCGCACCTCAGCCAGACGAGAGTCTGCTGCCAGCAGCGGCCGACAGTCGCACTGTCCTCGACGAGATTCCACAGGCGCATTTGCTGGGCACGTAGCGCCATAGCCGCGGTCTCCACTTGCGTGTCCTCGGGCTGCCAGTCTTTTCGGTTAGGCATCAGCCGTAATCCCGTCTCCGAAACCATGCAGGGCATGTATCAGATTCTTGACGGAAAATGATTCCGCCTCGCGGTTGACGATTCGACGATTCAATCCGAGAACTACGTCTTCGACCTGTCTGCGGACATAAGGCTCCAACGGGGGGAGAGGGGGCGTTTTGCGGGTATCTGCAAGAAGGCCATAGTCTCTTTCCAGATCGGCAAGATTCATTCCATGCAATCGGATGCGACGGAGCAACGTGATCTCATCCGCATCCAGCAGACACGGCCAAGCTTCCGTTCCTGACTGGATATGACGTACTCCGTTCAGCAATCGTGCGGTCTCGGCCATGGATTTATTGCGTTTCGCGCTCTTCATGCCCGGCCAGTGTCGCAAAACGGACAGGTTCCCGCGAGCATCATCCAAAGCCGTCTTGACGACATTGCTGGTGGTCAACCGATGGGCGAAAGGCTCGATGGCGCGAATGAAGCCGGCGTCCAGCAGAAAGCATTCGGTCGGCAATGTCAACGATTCCAATAGGCTACGATGGCCGTCGAGCAGTCCGTCGATATAAGAAAGAGGTGTGAGGATTCTGATATCGAGGTCACGCATGTTCTGAGTCGTTCGAGCTTCGCCGAGCAGTATCTCCCAAGGCTGCGGCATCGTGATGACGCAAAGCGAGGGCTTGTTGTCCTTCGCCGCTAAACCATGCGCGTAGTCTCCTTCTATCCATGCGGAAATGATGCGTTGCTGGGGGAATTGCTCCAGTGCTTTTTCGATGCTGTCGATGTTGTTCACGCCGTCAGTTCCATTCGCTTGGCAATTTCGTTGCGCCATGTCTGCACCAGCAGTCGGATATGCCATCCCGTACCGAGGTCGGCATTTTCCAAGTCGAATGGATCCCAATTTTTCGCAACGATACGAATGTCCCCTGATGTGCAATCATAGGAGTAGTCGATGGATGTGGTTCCGAGCTGAATTTTCGTTGTGCAGTAGGTTTCCGGGTTATCCACGAAGACTTGGACGACACTCCCGGGCAGTTTTGTGTCTGCCTTGTTTTGGACGATTCCGGTGTTGTTTGGGTTTGGGATTTTATATGTGGCTTCGTGGACGATGGAGATCAGTGCGGAGAGGAACCTCTGTTTTAGGGAGAGGTTGTCGCAGTAGGCGCACTTGGTGATGGGCTTGCCGGATCTTTCGAGTCGCAGGCTTCCGCATTTTTCACACTCGTATAGGGTGTAGGTCTTTCGTGCGTCTGTGACGTCTTGTATGGGTTGCATTTTCCTTTGGTTTTCTCTTTCAATCTTTTTATGTGGACATATTCAGTATAACATGTAAAATACAATATGGTTGTTATACTGAAGAAGTCCACATAAAAAGAGGAGGAGCGTTGACCAATCCGAAGAAAAACGGAGACCTGATGCTGCGGGTCCGGTATGACAGCGGAGCCGAACTCGCGGGTCCGGCTGTCATCACCGACGAGGGAGCCTTGCTTGTTTCGTTGGGCGGCGCCGCTTCCATGCTTGTGCAACGCGCGGATGGTAGTCTGCCGCCGCACATCACCTTCGTGGATATACGGCCTAGTCATGTGGGATACGGGCTGCCGCTGACCGACGACATGGCGTACATGGCGGTGACCGCCATGCTGCGTGATGCGGTGGGCCTGCCGTTGAACGAGGCCGCTGACCGGTACGAATCCTGGCTGAACCGGGTGAGTCGGGCCGCGATCGAGAAGTGGGTGGACTCCCTGTCCATGCGCGAATCGACCCAATTGCATGTGAAATACCTGGGCCGTGACGGTGCGGGCCATCCGAAGGAAGAGGAGGACGCATGACGCTGATCGAGCATGAGGCGCGCGAATACTCCGATATGCGGTACATCATGCGCAAAGCCGAAATGAGCATCAAATGAGCGTAAGAGTGGAAACAACCTACTTGGCGACATGCGACTACCCGGACTGTCACATGACTTACGACTTCTGGGAGTTAACCGAGGAAGACGCAATCCTTGAAGTTATAGACAATGGAGAATGGCTATGCCTGTTCGCCGGTGACAATAAGCCGAGATTCTTCTGTCCCGCGCACTTGCGATACGTGCAAAACTCGCGGAATGTCTGGTCGAACGTATTTTACGATTCCAACAGTCCATACACGCAAACGACCTCGCACGCCTTGAACAGGTTCTACGAGGATATGAGCACACCGCAACCACTGCCAAAACTGCAATGCGATGACACCATACTCGCCGTTCTGCAAAACGAAAACTAGGAGTGAAACCATGACTACGAACGTGATTGATGCAATCCGCGAGAAAGAAGCTGATGCGCACGCAGAGCGGGAAGAGGCGTTTGCAGAGAGGAATCGGTTAAACCAAGCGTTTTTTGACGGGAAGCTTATCGCATACGCGGAAGTACTCAGGCTGCTCGGGGAAGACTTGGAGGAAAACGATGGCTACGAACGTAACTGAAAAAGACAAGACCCTGAACGACGTAATCGAATGGTGCGGGGAACAGGTGTCCGGAATCGAAAAAAAGATTCCCACGGCGTCGGACGCGGATTTCCTCAACGGCGAACGATGCGCACTGCTGGCCGTCGCGGCGTATTGCGGAATAGGCGTCTGTACGGGCATGCACCCGGAATGCGTGCACTGCACGGTCCGCCAGTTGGAGCAGGCGCAGGCCGAAGGCCCGGCAACTCCCGACGTCTCGCCGAGCGACGCATACCGTCGGACGCACGCAAAGGGACGGAGGCTCGATGGCAAGAATCAAAGAAACGTTTGACAGCCGCGCTTGGTTCATGCTCGAATGCGATGACCACAACTGCGAACAACGGTTCGACGACAGCCAATGGTATGCGTACGAGGACGATCTGCTGGCCGACGCGAAGGACGACGGCTGGCAGATCCTGTACAAGGACGAGCATCCCGAATTGGAACGCGACATGCACTACTGCCCGGCGCACCGGCTGCCCGAATGCGCGACATGCACGAACAACATGATCGATTCGACCGGCTGGAAGAACGGACAATGTCCCGAATGCATCAAGGAGGAGATCCCGATTGAACGGTCATGATTTCACGCGCGAACAGAACATGGAGGCTCGTATCAGATTGGCTGCGGCGCGCCGCGAACTGGCGGATGCGGTCAACGATGCCACGACCGGCATCGGCTGTCTGACCTGCGACGACCCGCAGACCATGAATCATATCCGCGCATGCTGGAAACGAATCTACGACCGGTATCTCGAAACGGACAGTCTGATCGCCGACCTGGCCGCCTGTGCGCGAAACATCACGGACGGCGGCGAATGGAAGCCGAGTGAACTCGCAACGGAATCGAAGCCCATAGACATGGCCGAAGGATGCGCCTGCTTCACCGCGGAGACCCCGGACCGGGTCCTCATCACCCCGTCGGAGCCGACGCCGGGCGAGAACACGGCGAAACGTCTCGCGAACACGCTGAACGCCCTGACGGGGGATGTTCTCCTGGATGCGACCGGCATCCGCCTGCTCGGCACCCGATTCCTGTTCGCCTACCATGGCCGGCTCGACAGGCCCGTCGATTATGGCGTGAACCTGACCAGCATGAGGTTCCCCGACCGGCTCGGCCTGCTCGACCGGGCGGACCGGCATCCGGGGTTCCTCCCGTTGCGCCCCGTCGTCGCCAACGGGACCGGCGCATTGGAACGGTCGGGACGCGAACTGTGGGCGATCACCGCGCGTACGCTCGGCCGGCTGCCGCACGGACGGTTCTTCGTGGATCTGACCATGTTCGCGGACCATCCGAAGATACTCGAACGGTTCGCCGTCCGTTACGGGAAATACCTGAAAGACAACCGGACCGCCCTGGACGCGGCCATCATCGACCCGACCGGCCTCGTCGCCCGCCACGTCGCCACCATCAAACCGAAATGGGATTAAGCAATGGGCTATGTTCGAATCATGTGGGTCGGAGCCAATCTTCTCGCACTCATTCCTCTGGCGCCGCTGCTCAGATCGAAAGACCTGAGGTTAGGACGATTGCATGCGGCCATCGCGTTCACAATCATGTTCTCGGAGCTGGTTTCGTGGCTGTTGTTCCTCGGCCTATCCGTTTTGGAAGGATTTTTCTGATGGACTTATCGAATCGCGCCGTAAGACCACAGGCTTCAGTCGTGGGGAGGAAGTCAATTGCCTGAATCGGGGATCGTCGGACCGGCCGAACCTTGCGACGGCCGCGACGGGGAATGGCCGGTGGAATGGGACGGCGGGCACGGTCTGCTCGTCGTCCGCAGGTTGAAGGCCGAACTCAAGGAGATTCGCTGATGCACAGAGGATTCTGCACGGATTGCGGCGCGTACGCGGCCTTGGGCGAAAACGACAGATGCGCCGCCTGCGACGCATGGCGTCACAGGGAGGAGGAAAGGCAGGATCATGTCTGAATGGTGGGACCGTTACCTGTTCGACGATCTGATTGGGTTGGAGGCCGCGGCCGTGGCCTCGGACGGCAGCCGGCATATCGGCCCGTTCGTCCGTTTTGGGGATTATCTGACGGTAGACGATACATGCGTCTTCACACGGAAGGACAAGGGCGATGGCGTGCGGCTCATGGAAGAAGTCGACCATGTGCGTCTGCGTCCCGAGGAGCCGTTCTGGCAGGGTCGTTTTCTGGACGAGCTGGAAGGAGTCCGGGTGCGCGTCGAATTCGGGGGACGGCGTGGGGCGTTCGAGGGGCCGCTGGAACCGTTTGACGGCGTATTGGGCCTCCGGGCCGGCGGCCGTGGCATGGAATACGTGTTCGGCGATTCCGGCTACCGGTTCGCCCAACCGGGCTTCGTCAGGGTCAGACCTGTGGAAGACCAGCCGGACGAACCGGTGCCGGCCATCAACGCCTCCCGTCTCATCGAATCCCGGACCCTGCTGCGCGTGGCCCGCCGTCAGCTCGCCGAAACGGAGAATCTACTAACCCAATCATTTTCTCGGCTACCGCGTTTCAGCAAAGAGGATGCCAGCCGAATGGAAGCCCGCCGGCATGATATCGAAAACAAGATGTTTGAGCTGCGCGAACTGATTGGCGAACAATCGTACGATCTGAACTCAATCGAATCGAAAGGACAAACAAGATGAACGATGGAAAAAGGCAAGTCATGGGCGAGTCGAAACCAGACGAGAATCCTATTGCCACCATCCATTACGAGAACGGCACGGAGCTGACCGGAAAGGCCGTCACCCTACAAGATGGAACAGTTGGAGTCAGGATTCCCGGCGAATTCTTCAAGACGGCGCTCCTGCCTGACGGTTCGATGCCTGATGGCGTCAAATCGGTGGATATCGGCCCCAAGCATGTGGAGGGCGGTCTCCCGCTGACCGACGACATGGTCTGCATGGCGGTCACGGCCATGCTGCGCGACGCGGTCGGATTGACGTCGGGCGAGGCATCGGATGCGTATGAGACATGGCTGAACCGGGCGAAAAGGGCCACAATCGAGCATTGGGTGGACTCCCTGCCCATACGCGAATCCACGCGACTGCATTGCAAGTATCTCGACCGTGACGGAGCCGACTATCCGAAGGAAGAGGGGGACGCATGATGTTGATCGAGCATGAGGCGCGAGTCGGACTGCCGCGCATGTGGGAGCATCCCAGACGCACCCGCACCCGGCGCGGCGGCGTCGTGGCGAGCATGGTCGGCGGATATACGGCGATACTGCTCGTCCGCCAGCCGAACGGCGTGGAGAACAGTATTCGCAGGCAATGCTCGACCCTGAACGAGGCCGAAAAATGGCTGGACGAACAGATGGGAGAGGACGAATGAGCGGCCGCGAGAAACCGGATGCGCCCGGACTGTGGCGGGATGCGAACGAGAAAACGGTCGTGGCCTGCATGGAATCCGGCGAGCTCGCGATACGGGATGCGGACACCGGCGAGATCCTGTCCGCGGGACAGCTGGAACAGGCCGCACCGTTCCAGCGAACCGAATGGAAGGGGATAGACCTGACCAGGGCCGGGTTCTCCGCCATGCCCGACACGGCGGGATGCTGGAGCGACGCGAACGGCACGCTCTGGCTCATCACAGGCGGCGACGGGATCGACGGGCACATCTTCCGGCTGAAGGAAGAGGGCCGCGAATGGGAATGCGCGCCTTGTTCCGGCATCACCGTGAGGATGCTCCACGAATGGGGCCCGTGGGCACGCTGCGACTTCAATCCGAAGGATGATGAAGCCGTTCGTTTTGACTGGTGCAAGCCGTGGATCGCCGATCATGGTTGGGATGATGATATGTCCGAACCCGCATCGTCTCTGCTGGCTCGTATCAAGGAGATTCGGAAGAGTCTGCCGGAGGAGAACGGCCTGTGGAGGTTCGGACATGCCGGGTCCGGCGTCGTCTTCGGGGACGGCGGCGGGAAGCGCCTGTTCCTGTTCGATTCGGGCGGAGGTTTCCTGGACGGGGGTTTGGGCTCATGCACACGGCTCCGACTCGGCATTCCGGTCGGTTCCGCGCCGATCCCGAACCTGCCGGGCGTGTGGATGGACAAGGACGGGAACCTGTTGGCGGTGTCCGGGGAACGTCGGGTGAGGATTTGGAACAACCATGACTGGATGGCCGAAGAGCTTGACGACGATTCCGGGGAACCGTCCGCGCATGGCCCGTACACCCGGTATTCGCTCCAAACCGTCGAAGAGGTCCCATGGAAGCCGGAATCCGGCGATTCCACTCCGATCCATGAGGGGAGCCGCACCGTGCATCTCCCGGATGTCCGATCGTTCGGCCGTCTGGAACGGGACAAGTGGCTTGCCGTGAAGAACCTTGAGGAGAGCGCCGAACTGGTGGAGGCCTGCAAGCAGTGGCTGAAGGCCTGTGATCCGGCCGATCCGAGCAGCATCGGCGACCAGTTCGACGACCATGCGAACTGCCTCGCCTGCTACGGGGTGAACGTGGGCGGCGAACTCGGCGACGACCGGGACAAGGCGAAGGCCGGCTGGATAGGCCATGTGCGCGACCAGCGTCGCCAAGCCATGCTCGACGAGCTCGCCGACGTGCTGCAGACGGTAGGCAACCTGATCACGGCGTTCGGCATCACCGATGAGGAGGTCGAACGGGCGATGAGCGACTGTCTGGAACGCAACAGGCGGAAAGGACGGCTCTGATGGAGACCACGAGAATCTGGGATTCCCGCAACAACAGGCATGCGACGGTCGAACACGAGACGTTGAGACCATGCCCGTTCTGCGGCGGCACGCCACGAATCGACGATGATGTGGACGATACGACGGAACGGTACACGGTGCGCTGCGACTGCGGCGGGAGCATGCCGGGCCGGTACGTTCCGATCGACCCATCGTTCCAGACCCGCGTCACCTGCCTGCATTCGGCGGTCGAGAAATGGAACAGGAGAGGCTGATGGACTACACGGACAGCGGCTTCAGGGCCGGTTTCCGACGTGGATTGCGTGTCGCATGGGATGCGATGCGCTTCCGCCCGCTCCGGCATGAGCCGTGGCCGTCGCCGCCCATGCCGTCCCTGCGCGACCATCTGGAAGCGTACGGCGGCACCCGTATGAGCCCGGCCGATTTCGACCGGTGCGAGACGGACTGGTATCGGATGCTTGACGAACGGAACCGCATGTTCGACCGTTACCTGCTGGGCATGCGCTGCGCACGGTATGCGGTGTCCGGCATGTGGATTATCGCGTTCGCGATTGTCGGGCTGACCCTGGTCGAAGTGTCGTCTTGAACCGGTCAGAAGTTCTTCCCTCCACGACCGAACAAGGCATCGTGCGAGCCGGTGCGGGTGAGCACGAGGCACAGTTCGCCATGATCGATCCGGTAGATAAGAAGCCAGTCGCCCTCGATGTGGAGTTCGCGAAATCCGAGCCATTCGCCTTTCAACGCATGGTCGCGGTATTCGCGCTGCAATGTGTCCGCATCTTCGGCCATCAGAGTCTGGAGCGCCTTGCGCAGCTTGGCCGGGTCGTAGTGTTTTCGCTTCAGTCGCTTCCAGTCTCGTTCGAAGGTAGGCGTCCGGGATATGTCGTTAAGCATCGAGATCCGCCATCAGATCGTCCACGCTGCCGAACCTTTTGCCGATGCCGTTCAGCGCCTCGTGTCTCGCCTGCCTGTTTTCGGCAGCTATGACCGCTTGCCGGTAGATGCGGTAGTCGTGCGCGTTGATGATGAAATAGGTGGGTTCTCCGTTGCGGAGCACGGTGACAGGTGTATCGTCCTCAACTTTGGCGAACTCGCTGCTTGCCCCCGCATGCCCGAATTTGCTGATCGGAACGATTGTGTCCAATGGGACGGTGATCGTTTCTGCTGCCATCGCAAACCTCCAAAAGGAATATATACATATATGTATACAAATGTACACCCATTTTGTAATATCCACCATCCTTCCGAGAAGAGCCGGAACATTCCGATGGCGGCATCGAAATGTGGAACGCATACGGGAACCGATGCGGAAAGGAACAACTGATGGACAAAATCGATACTGAAATCCGGTTCGCCGACATGGCGGAGGAACGGTTGCGCCGCGAGGATCCGCACTATCGTGTCTGGTCGTTCACCGATGACGATGATGTGACGGCATTGTATCTGGGCCGCGTGGACATGAACGGGGAGCCGGTGGAACGGTACGACCGGACACGTACGATTCTCGCATTCGATGGAGACAGGGTGTTTGCGAAATGGCATGGCGGACGCCTGTTCGAGGGCGGCCGCCTTGCCGAAGCGTGGATCGACGTGTTGAGGAGAAATCGGGAAACGAATACCTTGAAAGCCCTGTTGGATGACGGATTGGACACGTTGCAGGAACTGTTGGAGGCGATACCGCAGGACAGTCGGCAACTTTCATGCGAGGAGCTGGTGCCACGGCTGCGCAAGGCGTTGGGTCAGGCGAAGACCTGCGGGAAACTGGAGCAACAAATCAGGGATCTGGAGGAATCATGACCGGCTTTCTCGACCGGCTGCTGCACGCGGATAAGCCGCGACCGTTGGACGTGGACACGGCGGCCGCCATGCTCAGGACCACGCCCGGACTATTGCGCGAGTTCGAACGCTCCTACCATGCGAACGTGCTCGACCGGAAGAATGCGCCCACGGGACCATTGGGTCCGGACGCGAAGACCGTTGTCGAATCCCGTTCCGGACACGGGCTGTCGGACGAGGCGTTGGCGTTGGATGCGCGCATCGTGCGCGAACTGCTGTCGGATACAGGCGTCATCCGGTTCGACGGGGAGCGTCTTACGGCGGCCCCCTCATTGGCTCCCGTCCCGGAATCGTATGTGACGGAAGCGGACGTGGACGTATTGGAGCCGGGGGAGCGCCCCCAGTTGGCGGGCGAGCTAATCCACCGTCAGATCGATACGGTGAACTATCCGCTCCTGCTCGACATGTGGCGGCATGCCACGGATCCGAAACGTTCCGCGAGGCAACGGCATGAGGCGTACGGCATGTTCCGCACCGGCCTCGACCTGCTCGACCTGGATCCGGTCATGTACCGAATGCTCGACATGAACCCGGCGAGCATAGGCCATTGGCTGCCCGCATTGGCCAAGGCGAACGAAGGCAAGACGTTCTTCCGCATCCCGAAGACCACGATAGCCAAAGCGCCGTTGACCCTGCTGCAATTGTCGCGCGTCGAATACGAGTCGCTGACCGCCGCCACCTTGGATGTGGTGGATCGGTGGGCGCAGGCCGCGTTCCGCCTGAAACCGGACGAATCTTATTTCCTCAAGACCGGCACGTTCAGCAACAAGTATGATTTCCGCAACGCGCACGTCACCGAACCGCACGAGGTCATGCAGATCGGCGAATACCTGTTGTACCTCCAATCCCAAGCGGTCGAAATGGCCGGACCGTTGAGCCAACCTGCCACGTACGGGGTTTCCACGACGAACGAGATGGTGGTCCGCGAATACATCCCCGATACGCATGACCTGCCGACCATCTACATGGGTCTGCCGTTGCGCTGCGAATACCGGTGCTTCATCGACTGCGACACGGATGAGCTGCTGGGCATCCACCCGTACTGGGATCCCGAAGTCATGAACAAACGGTTCCGTGACGCGCCCGACGCCTCCAATCCGCACATGCGGCATGATGCGGTCACGTACGCGATGCGCGAACCCTCGTTGATGCGCGAATACGGGGAGTCGAAGGACCTGGTCGCCGCTCATGTCAGGGAGCTGCTGCCCGGCCTGGGCCTGGCGGGCCAATGGTCGCTTGACATCATGCGCGACGGCGACGATTGCTGGCTCATCGACATGGCGCCCGCCGAACGCAGCACCTTCTACGAACGGACGGTGCCGAAAGGAAAGCGTCGGCCGATGGTGGAGAACTGGATGCCCGAACTGGAGGGAGAACATTGACCGGTTTGGCGGCGCAAGCCCCGTCTTTTAAGGCTGGGGTAAGCCGCTACTTCTTTGATTAGTCACTGTTTCCGTGGTAAGGTTTATAGTATGAGTCAGAAGGTACGAATCATCAAAGTCAGGCATGCGGGCGCATCCGTGTACCTTGGCGACGATTCATGCCGCAACCACTGTTGGACGCGCAATCCCGAACGTATCATGGACTGGCTGTGCGATGGTTGGCGTACCCGTTTCAACCAGCATCGGGGGCATCGGACTGTCCGCCGTTACATGGAGGATATGGAGTCCCATGAGCGCATGTGGGTGGACGTTCCCTTGGGTGGAGCGACCGTCGGGGAGCCTTTCAAGGACAGCGAGGCCCGAACCCGGTGTTCTTGGCTCGCATGCATCCCCGCCGCCGTTCTCGCCAGCCCCATGCGCGTGGAGAATTCGGAATGGTATGCCGGATTGAAGCGCAAGAAGATTAATGGCGGTCGTATTCCGGGGTTCAAATCCCGCAAACGCGACCCCCAGTATTTCGTATGCTGGCGCAACCAGACCAAGACCGGCAACGCCGTCTACCATCAGGTGTCACGCAAGCGTGGCGTGGTCGTCATCACCGGAAGCGTGAAAAAGGAGTTCCGCAAGCCGGGCGAAACGGGATGCCGTTGGAGGCTCTCCATCCACGTGCGCGTCAGCCAACCCGTCAGGGATTACACGAGCGTGGCGGTGAATTGGACGGAACGCACTCTGGCGTTCACCAACGAACCGTCGCCCATCCGACGGAATGCCACTGGCAAGCAGACCGGTATCGACCGTGGCTGCGTACACACATTGGCCTTGTCGAATGGAACCATGCTGGACATGCCGCAACCGTCCGAACGGGAGAAGCGCGAGTATCTGCGTCTGCAACGCAAGCTCGCCCGACAAGACATGACCAACAGCCGACGTGGTGGGAAAACCGCGAAATTCCAGTCGAAACGACGCAAACTCACATTGAAGCGCATGAGTTCGATACGCCGCCGAGTCAACAACCGCAAGGACGATTGGGTTGCGAAGACCACGACCCGACTGGTCGAAGACTACGACCTCATCGCCTTGGAAGCGTTGGACACCCGGCAAATGACCCGCAAGCCGAAACCGAAACAGGACCCCAACCATAGGGGACGCTACCTGCGCAACGGCTCGGCGGCCAAAGCGGGATTGAACCGCAGCATCCTCGGCAACCGTTGGACGGATATCCAGAACAAACTCGAATACAAGACCCGTCTCGCCGGGACCCGGCTCATACTGGTCAACCCGGCGTACACGTCCCAGACCTGCAACCGTTGCGGCCATGTCGCATTGGAGAACCGTGAGAGCCAAGCGGTCTTCCAATGCGTCAACTGCGGTTTCAAGGCTAATGCGGACATCAACGCGGCCAAGAACATCCTCGACCGCGCGATACACACACAACCGGCATGGACGATGCCGAGGGCGTGGAGGGACACGCTTCCCGCGAAACCTGTGTTTCACGGGAAGGTTCCGTTGAAACGCCAACCCCTGCCACACATGTGGGAAGACTCTCCGAATAGGGGATTGTCTCACATGCGACAGGAATCCCCCGGCTTTAGCCGTGGGGAGGGAGTCAACGGCTGGCTTATCGACATCATCCCCGAGGAATGCCCGCCCGACGTGATGGACGCGCCGGAAGCGTATCGCGCCGCATGGGGACGATACGTCGGCGAGGTTGTGCCGGGCGACGGGGATCCGGAGGATTGGCGCGAACAGGCGGCGCGCCTGGAGGCCGCGGCACGTATCCTCCCGGACCCGCATGTGCGCGTGGCCGGCCGATCGTACGGGGGGCCTGACCCGATGACGCTCGCCCATTACGGCGTGGTAAGAATCAGGCCGTATATGGATCAGCTGACGTTGCCCGCCTCGAACGTCGACCGGTGGGATCTCATCCCCGCGTTGCGCCCGTTTCTGGGACGCGACGTGCAATCCGTCCCCTGCGACGGGGATGCGATCGATGTGGCGGCGCGGGGCATGCTCGACCGGCATCCCGGTGCGGGTGTGGTCGTCAAGTTCATGCTGCGTGAGAAGCGTCTGCCGCTCGCGTTCATCGACCCGGACGGCACGTTCGAACAGTCGGACGAGTATGGCGGGAAGCCGGAGCGTATCCCGTTCGCCGCATGGCGGTGGGCCGGCTATGACCTCGCCCTGTTCGAGGGCGAGCCGGACGCGGCGCTCGTCCAGCAGCGGGTGCGCATGCGCTACGAGTACCGGGTGCAGGTGATCGGCGGGGAACCGGTATGCGGGGCCGGCTGCATCGAACGGTTCACGCCCGCCGACAACACGGGCGAACGGTATGATCCGCGGATGGAGGAAACACGCAACGACGGGCGCATCGAATCGCACCCCGACATCGCACGGTTGTATGAGGCGTTCGCACTCGAGGCGGCGCATGCGATACGCGGCGAAGTCGAAGGCCCATACGTGATGGACCTGTATCTGGATGATGCCGGGCAGCCGCATGTGATCGAACTCAACCCGCAGTCGAACAGCGGCCTGTATGCGCTCGACATGGACGCATTGCTGACGGCGATACGGGACAATCCGGAGCAGTTCATGCCCGACCCGTCGCGGAGCGGCATGCCCGGCTGCCTGGGCGTCAGGGAGGAGAGTGTGGTTTGATGACGCATCCAGAACCGAAGCGGGCTCAGCTCCTCTCAGAGGACCCGTCTGCGTCCCATCGGCTCATACCTTTGACGGCGAAAGGAAAACAGGAATGGCTGAACGGAACATGAACGACGATTTCGTCTATCGCAACCAGGTCGGCACGGCCATCGACCAGCTGCGCCTCGCCTTGAAAACGGCGGATACGGGGGCGGATCCGGCTGCTGAACGGCGCTTTGCAGAACACGGGCAATGCGATCGGGCAGCTCGCCCAATTCAACGCGGACGGCACGCGGCGGCCCCCACGAGAATAGGAACCGCGCACCCGGGCTACCATGGGGATAATGCTTGATTCCATCCGCTACCGGCTGTACGCCGTCGAATCCGAAACATCTGAACCGTCCGGCACGACGGCCCGCATCAAGCTCGAATATCGTGCCGGGAACATCACGTACGGGCTGGAACTGCGGGAACCGTTCGGACCGGGCATCGTCGCCGACGAGGCGCGTTCGTTCGATCCCGGCAAGCCGATGGCGATGCCGCCAGTCTGGCTGCTCGTCCGCGGGGACGCGACGCCCGAACGCGGATTGCGATGCCTGACCCTGGCCGTCACCATGCTGGATGGCGTGGATGCGGACGGGAACGTGCATGCGGGGGTCGAGGTCTCATATCCGTGCGGCCTTCCCGAGGATGCGCTGAACGGCGCCCGGTTCGCCCTGTGGGTGCTGCGCGATCTGCTGGATGGAGGAAGCCAAGAATGCTAGACGAGATGCTTGCCCGCGAGCTTGAGGAACATTCGTTCTGATTCCGGAATGTGCTGGAAACCGTTGTTCTCGTAGAATCTAGCTGCGGCTGAATCCACGGGATCCACTATGAGGGCCCTCGCCCCGAGTTCGGAGCTGATGTTCAAGGAACGTATGACCGCATCGTGCAACAGTTTCCTGCCGAGGCCTTCGCCTTGGAAACGTCTGTCCACGCCGAGCATGCCGAGCAGTATCATGGGCACTCGCTCGGGAACGTTCCTCTGTAGCCATCCGCCGGCGATATTGGAGCGTTCCATTGCGTGTGCGCTGAGGGAGTAGAATCCGGCGAGTTCCCCTGATTCGGCGTAGGTGACGTACGCGACGGCCGTTCCCTGTTTTTCGGCAGAACGGGATCTCGTGGACAGCCATTCATCAATGAGCGTAATGCCGCAGTCAAAGCCATCGAGCATGTCGGAGGACTCTATGCGCCGTGGTGTGGTGAATCTCATATCCAGTCGGGTTCCATTTCGATGAGATCCTTCGCGGCCTTCGGCATGGGTCTGTCAAGCGCCTTGAGAAATTCGTCGAATGCCTTGGAGGGCAGACGGGTGACGGTCTCCTCTTCGATATCCCGGCGTGCGTCGGTGACGAGATGGTCGATGGCCCATTGGGTTATGGAGGAGCCTTTGAGAGAGGCCGCTATATCTATGGTTTGGCGCTGTTCTGGCGTGAGGCGCATGTTGAGGCGTGAGCTGCGTGCCGGTTCCGTAATAGTGCTTGTCATACCGTGTATTGTACGTCAACTTGACGTACATATCAATACATTGGATACGCAATAACATCAAAGACTATTCATTTGTTCTTTGTATAGTTGGCTATCGTTTTCTGGCGTGAGGACGCCGGCCTTTAGGCCGGTGGTGAAACGCCTTTACCTTTGTCATGCTGGTCGGTTCTGGTTTTCGATGTATCGTCTCAACGTGTCGAGCGGGGCACCTCCGGCGGTTCCCGCGTAGTAGCTTCCGCTCCATAGCCGTTTCGCCCGCCAGTAATGTTGGGCGAGTTCGGGGTAGTCGCGTCTCATGTACCGGCTTGACACTCCCTTCAGCGAGTTGACGAGTCGGCTGACCTCCACGGTCGGCGGGAACGAAACGAGCAGGTGGACATGATCCGTTTCCCCATTGAATTCCTCGAGCCGGCAGTCGAAGCTTTCGCATACGTCGCGGAATATCCGTTCGAGCCTGTCCAGATGCCGGTCCTCGAACACCTTGTGCCGGTATTTCGTGACGAAAACCAAATGCACATGCATGTCGAAGACACAGTGTCTTCCTTTACGTAGCGAGTCATCGTTTGTCATGAAACCAAGTATAATTAAAGGTATGGCGTCCATCAAGCGATACAGGTATCGCGCCTATCCGACCAAGGGCCAGGCGCATGCCCTGTCATGCCTATATGGATGCTGCCGGTTCGTGTATAACCGGTTCGTCGCCGTCCGCGAGACCATGTTCAAGGTCGGAGGCAGGATGCCCACGTTCACCCAGTTGGCGAGGGACCTGACGCAGTCGAAGAATGATCCGGACACCAGTTGGCTGAAAACCGTGTCCGCCGTCCCGCTCCAGCAGTCTCTGAGGCATGCGCGGACCGCGTACGACAACTACTTCGCCTGGAAGAAAGGCGACAGAAAAGGCCCCGAGGTCGGCAAGCCCACGTTCAAGACCCGGCGCGGCACCCAGTCGGCCGAGTTCACCCTCAACAGCCGGTTCAAGCTCGAACACGAGCCTGGATGCAAATGGGCGTTCCTCACCCTGCCTAAGGTCGGACGCGTCAAACTGCGTTGGACTCGAGACCTGCCCACCGTGCCGAAGACCGTGACCGTCATCCGACGCCCATGCGGACGATACGAGGCCAGCTTCACCACTATCACGACGTCACGCATCACCCCCAAGGCACTGCACGCCGAGGCGGGTGTGGACATCGGACTGCTCTCCCTGGGCGTAGTCAGGCGTTCGGACGGCACCTGCGAGGCCATTGAAAATCCTAGGTTCCTGAAGAACAGCGAACGCAGGCTTAGACACCTGGACCGGGAGCTGGCCCGGAAGAGGAAAGGATCGCGCAACTACGAGAAGGCCCGCACCCGCCGTGCGCGCGCATACCAGAAGGTCAAGGACACCAGGCTCGACTATCTGACGAAGACCGCCAGAAGGCTCATCGACGAAAACCAAGCGATAGCCCTCGAAACGCTCTCCATCACCGGCCTAGCCAAGACCCGACTCGGCAAAAGCGTGCTCGACGCGGGATGGGGCACCCTCATCCGGCTTGTCACCCAGATGGGCCGGGAGGCGGGTCGTGACATCCGCAGGATCAGCCGCTGGTACGCCAGCACGCAGACCTGCTGTGTATGCCACGTCAAGGACAAGCCCAAACCGTTGAACATACGCGAATGGGATTGCCCCAACTGCGGCGCACGCCTCGACAGGGACGCGAACGCCGCGGTCAACATTATGCTCGCCGCCGGACTGGCGGAGAGTCTAAACGCCTGTGGAGGGGACGTAAATCGGAAGCTGGCAATGCCGGCCGCAACGTCGACCCCGATGAAACAGGAACCCTCCGAAACGATTCCCCTCCATTAAGGGGAACGTCGTAGGAATCCTCTGCCTTCAGGCAGAGGAGGAAGTCAAACCAGCCCCGATCCGAACGGACTGGCGTTCGCGGTCATCGAATCGCGTATGTTCATTGTCTGGCAGGCGGCGGTCGGCGGACGACTGAAATCAGACTACCGTTTCAGCAACACGGTGGTTTGGAACAACCTGCCCCTGCCCGCCCTCGACGATGAAACCCGCACCGCATTGATCGAGGCCGGCAGAAACGTGCTGGTGGCGCGAGCCAACCATCCCGGCCAGTCCCTGGCAGACCTGTACGATCCCGACTACATGCCGACCGACCTACGCGCCGCCCACCGGGAATTGGACAAGGTTGCGGACGTGGCGTTTGGCGCGAGGAAATGGTTGAAGGACGATGATGATGCGCGTCTGCAAGTGTTGTTTAAGTCATACACGCATATGACAGGTAGCAGTGAGGTGTGACAGTGGTAGACAAAAATCTAATCGTAGACACCATTAGTCAAATAGGTTCAGTCGCATTAGATGCGGCCCGAGATAATGCAATAGACAATGTCAATGAGGAAGTCAATCAGGCGTTAGCTTTCGAACGGAAACAGGAAAGGAAGCATGTTGCTCGTGTATTCGCTGAATTAGGTATTGACAGGCAGAAGGCAATCAATCTTCTCGTCTTTGAATGGGATACAGATAGAAGAGACGCTGAAGAGCTGATGTTGGAGGCTCATCGCATTTACTGGCCTTTGGAACGATTGAAACGCCATTTGAGAAACGAGGATTGGACCATGTCCGAAATCAGCGATTTTCTTCACGACTATGAAGTTGCGCGACAATTGAGAACCAATAGAAGGCTGTCTGATCTGACCGCTGCTGGTCTAGTCGATTGGCTCCAAAAGAATCAGGACTGATTGCATTGCAATGTGGCCTATCTGTCTTGTACGGGATCAAGGAAGACTGGCCACATTGTTCTATTCTTCTGGCTTGCTGAGGCCGACTCCCGTCTGTACGCCGAATTCGAATTGTTCCAGCTTGTCCGCGAATGTATCCAATTCGATTGCCGATACACGGCCGGTTATGCTTGCACCGTGGTTTGATACCCTGATGCCATAACGATTTCCTCCATCGTCCCAAACATCGAATCGCAGGTCTTCTATTCTCTCTAGTTTGTTCGCGGATGGTTCCTTAAGCACGCTGTCGATAAGCGTAAGCAGCGTATGTGCAGCATTCGGAGACAGATTCAAACGGTAATGCAGCAGACCATCATCAAACTCGATTTCGATTACGTTCGAATCGAGTCTCGTGCAGTTCAAGGAAATATCAGGCATATTCCCCAAGATATTGGCAAAGGCAGACCGGGTTCTTGGCGTGGGCTTCTTTCGGAAGAAATACGGGCCAAGAACCCATGAATGTCAGTGCTTCTTCTTTTTGTTTCCGCCGTCGACCCAGTCGAAAGCGGTCTTGAATGCTTCTCGTGCGGTGTTGGTCTGATCGTAGTAGTCGCTGCCCATGTCGCTTTTCTTATAGTCGATGACGGTGTTGTTCACGTCTCCGCGACCGTCTGAGAAGGTGACTCGCCATCCTTTGCTGCCACCTAGGTAGAAGAGTTTCGCGCGACGATGGTTGTTATCGGCGTCGGTTGGCCACACCTGCGGGTACGTGTTGCCGGTCAATTCCAAATCGGGGTGGCCTTGGAGAGCCATGTTCGCGCCTTCCTCAGCCGACTGCGGGTCACAACCCTTGGACTCCAAATACTCGCCGAAGGAATAATCCATGTCATCCGTGTAGGTGAGTTCCGGATTGGTGAGATACACTTCGGCATCACCATCTTCGGCGGCTTCACTGGCAAGTTCGGACATTTGCTGCGGGTCGTTCCAAGCATCCTCGTTGCCATCCATGTAATCGTTGCCCCATGCGATATACCGGTCGCGATCCAATTCCGGCAGCTTCTCGAACTCCTCACGGCTGACGTACAGGCCGGATTCCACGCGATAGCCTTCATCATCGGGGCCGAACTTACGTTCCGAGTACTCCCTGTTGGCGATGTCGATAAGCTTCTGATCCAGTTCCTGCATTCGCTTCACACCGGTCTCATAGGTTTCAACCGGCGCGCCGCCGGTATTCGATTGCTGATTCTGTTCGAATCGTTCGAGTACGTCACCGGTCGGCATGCTGCTGGTTTTGCCTTCATCCGCATAAGTGCCGTCACGGTTTCGACGTTGCTGTTTTGCCTGTGCTGATTTTCTGGAGTCGACCATTGTTTCTCCTTGCTATTTTGGGTTGAATGTTTGATGTCGTAGGGAGGTTGTCTATTTACGTTTTCGAGCTGTCTGCCGTAACTCTTACCTTTTGTTGTTTGTCAGAACGTTGAAGAATGACCGCTGCCGTTCATCCAACCATGTGGGGGAATGGCCGGCGTCAATATCCGATTGCTTGATCAGGTACGCCACTCGGTTTGGGGTTGAGCTTTTCGCGTCGCGAAACTCGTACACTGTGTTTCCTGTCGGAGTGTTCCTTCGGTGTATGCGCCATCCGTCGATTGATGCGTCATCCTGTTCGTCGAATCCTCCGGAGAAACCTACATAGGGGGAGTTGTCGAGTGCGTCCATCCCCTCGGCCCACAGTTCACGATTCTCTTCGCTCATGGTCCCGTCGTAATAGGATGCGGGCGGAGACACGACGGATGTTTGCCGCTCATATTTTCGTATGGATTCGTCGGTTGGCATACCGGATTGACGGTGCTCGTCTCGGAATCGTCCGGTGTTGGGGTCTCGCAGCTGTTGGCGGGCTTGGATTGATTTGTTGGCTGGCATGTTGTTTTTTTTTTCGTTGGAAGGGGCTGTCGTGTTTTTCTGGTTCCACGTTATCTATTGTTTTCTGGTTTTCTCCTGTTTCTTCGTTATCTCACCACCAAGATATCTGTTATACTGAGTATGTCCACATAAAGATAATGAAAGAGGAAACCAATGGCACTCACCATCGAAGAACAACACGAAACCAACGACCTCGACCACGACATCCTCGCCACCCGCGAAGTCACCTTCATTTGCGGGCACAAGCGCGTCTACGAGGACATCAGCGCCTGCCAGAAAAGCTGGATGGAACGCTGCCAACGGTGCCCCAACTGCCAGTACAAGCGCGACAAGGCATACGTCGAAAAGCTGTCTGCCGAAATCAACTCACCAGAACTCCTCGAGATGTGGCTCAAAGAAACCCCTCCTACTAAGACCAGCAGGAAAGGAGCCATCAGACTATTTAGGCAAGGAACCTCAATAAACACTGACTTTTCCGCGCCATAGCATCTTGTGTGAGCATGTCCAGTAGTTCACCTACTTTGGGTCTTGCAGCTTTTGCTGTCGTAGGATCATTGGTTTCTATGAAACGTCATTCTATGTGGACAAATAATCCTCCGGTGCCGTATGGCATCGGGGGATTTTTTATTTCAAACCTTGCATGATTTTTTTCATTTACATGTTATACTGAATATGTCCACATAGAATGAAAGAAACCACAATGAACACGTACAAGAACTTCGAAAAAAACGCCAACATCATACTCGCCATAACATGCGTCCTCTGCGCATGCTTCATGTGGAGAGTCACAGGGCTCGCAATGGTCATCGCATCAATCGGATTCGCAACCTCAGGAACACTGATGATTACCCACTTCGTGACGCGATGAGCATGTTCTGGATTGGATATGCCGCCGGATTCGTCACTTTTCCCGTCGTATTCGGCCTTCTGGCGTTGGGCTTCCTTCTCCTCGTCCCGCATTGGCCGAACCCGACATGCGGCCTGTCCTGCATTCCCTGCGATGAGACCCTCATCGAGGATGACAGTACGCGTACGGTATCCGGCTTCATCGCCGAAGTGAAATACGTCATCCACGGTCTGACCCGCCGGCATCGCATCAACCACAAGGCGTGGATGAAGGCGGGGAAACCGAATCTGGGGTGGAAGCCGGTGGCATGACGGGTTACCTGATCTCAGACCAGTTGCAGGGTGCGCCCGTCCGGCATGATCGCGTTGACCTGAAGCCTGCCGCCGATGGCGTCGAGATAGCGGCGCAGCGTACGGATTTCGGTCTTGTCGACGTCGCCGGATTCGAGGCTGCTGACCCGCTTCTGGCTGACGCCCATGCGTTCGGCGAGCTGCTTCTGGGTCACGTCCTGCTGTTTGCGCGCTTCTTTCAGCTCATACAGGCGCATCTCCTCAAGAAGCTGTTCCTTGCGCTCGTCGATGGTCTTCTGGTCAAGGCCGTGATCGGCCTTGAAGTCCTCCAACGTGTAGCTCATTTCGTGTCCTTCCCATGTTGTTCTTCCAGCCACCGGATGTACCGTCGTTCGGCTTCGCGGATGGCTGTCTTATACCATTTGTTCCATTTGTTCTGTTTGTCTCCGCCGACCAATAGGACCGCTTTGCGTTCCGGGTCGAAGACGAACAGGATTCGGACTTCGCTTCGACCTGTCGAACCGGGTCTCAGTTCCTTCATGGAGCCGATGATGGAGCCCTCGATTTTCCCCACCAGGGGGCGTTTGAGGTTCGGTCCGCGTTCCCGAAGGAGGTCAAGGGCCGCGTAGACCTGGTAGGCGGTCTGTTTGTCAAGTCCGTCAAGCCAGTCCTTGATGGGTTCCATCTCTATCTGCCACATACCCATAAATATACCATATAAGGTATATAAAGTAAAGTCGGAAACGAGAAAAAGCAATGACCAAATGCAAGAAACCAACGCCGTACGATCCGAAGCTCATCGCCGAACGATGCAACCCGTTGGCCCTGCGGCTCGGCTGCGCGGCCGGCTGCTGGAAGGGCGAGAATTTCAAACAGTGCGGCAGGCCGCCGGTCGCCATCCGCCGTTGGACACGCGACGACGGGTACGACGATAGCGAATTTTTACCCAAGGAGGGCGTCTACGGACCCGCGTGCAAGCTGCATGCCAACCATGATGTCGTCCCGCTATCGGAGGTGTTGAAGGCCGTGGCCGATGCCGGCTGCTGGAAGCATGATCCGTCGCTCATGCCACCGCTATCGGGCGTATGGCCATACGACCCGATGCGCGTCTTCGCCTTATGCGACCCGTCCTGGCTGCGTCTAGGATGCACGGCCGGCGTATCCCGCGACGGCGACTACGAATCCTGCGGCAAACCCGTGGTCGCGATCCGCCGTTGGATGCGGACGGACGGCCCCGACTGTGAGGATATGCCCGAAACCGGCTGGTACGGGCCCGTATGCAAGACGCACGCCAACCATGATGTCGTGCCATTGGCCGTCATATTGGACGTGATGACGGGAGGCAGGCGATGATAAGCACATACGACTGGTTCATCGCCCGATGCAAGGCGGTCATCAACCATTCCAGGCCGCCCGAACCGCCGATGCGCGTCCGCCTGCACGAGGCGGGTCATGCGGTCGCCGGCCACCGGTTCGGATACGTGCAGCAGGGCATCATGCTGTGCATCGGCTGGTGGGCCGTCGGCGTTGCATTGTCCCCCCGCCAGCGGGCCGACATCGACGTGTACGGCCTGATGGGCGGCTTTATTCTCACCTGCGTGTTCGCATGGATCATGGACCGGCGTCAAACGGCTGGCAAGGAGACTTTCCCGAAGCTGCGCGATCAGATTGCCGACTTTGCGGTCGAGTATATCGCTAGCGAATCCTATCGGAAGAACAAGGATAAGGAGGATGAGATTGGACGACCGGCCTATGTGAGCGGCGAGGCCGCATGCAACACGGTGGACATCGCCACCGCTTTGGGCGGCGGATTCCATGTCAGCTTCCCGCCCGGCCGCGGCACCATGACGTTGATCAAGTATTTCCCGGACGGCTCCGATGTGAGCATTGAGGTTGGCGACGATCGGGCCGCCGCCTCGAACAGCCGGTTCGAAACCGTCGAATGGGATATCGAGGACGGAATACCACAGAAACTAGTGGACATGTTGCACCCTAAAGCGGGTTAATGCCACGGTTTTCAGATTTTCTTCAAGAATCGTTCTTTGAACGAATGATAATCGTAGTATCCGTCCGGTTTTCCTCCACCCAACTTCGGAACAGGAAAAGCCGGTCAATCTTCCAGAACGTTGTCTTAAAAAAAGGATGCTGCGCCGATGCGAAGAATTAAGATATTCATCGATAACACCATTATTCCCGCAGACATATACGCCGGGCAGAAAATCGCTTTCATCTTCCTGCCAGCAGGCCGTCAAACAGCTCAAGGTCGTGAACAAGTCGTGCATCAAGCCTCAGTGGAGAATGAGAACGGGCGCGTAATCAACGTGACCTGGCAGGCTAAAGGCTGGTTCAACCGGCTTGTCACCCGGCATTCGCCTCTTCTTCGCCGTATGCTCGGACAACCCGACACCTACCGGTTCGACGATAACATCGCCTCTCCGGAATTCATTCAGGAGCGTGCAGATTGAGCAGGGCAGCACATAAGACCGTTCAACCAGTAAGCCGATCAGCCGCAAGAAGGAAGAACCGGTTCCAACGACGTGTCGCCCTCTGCCTGATGTCGGCAATGATTTTGTCAGGCGGAATGGCATGTCTTTTTCTGCCGCATAATGAAACCGCATACGCAGGTGAACGTTTCAACCAGTCCACCGCATTAACCACGGAACAGTTGACGGCATCAAGCATCGATGATGCGGCTAGCAGGAGCAGCCAAAGGGAAGACCTCACAGTGGACGGCACATGGGATATGGGCGACCGGCCGGAGGGCAAGCTCACCATCATCCACGCGGACAATCCAGTGGTCCGTGACCTGATCAACGGGCGCGACGAGGATCAGACTCCGACCGGATTCAATCCGGACCATGCGACCGGCGACACGGGCAACGCGTACGCGTACGGGCAATGCACATGGTGGGCGTACGTGCGGCGCACGCAACTGGGATTGCCGGTCGGCAGCCATCTGGGGGATGGCGGCATGTGGGCCGATTCCGCCAAGGCGCTCGGCTATTGGGTGGATGATACTCCCCGACAAGGGGATGTGATTGTGTTCAGCCCGGCGCAGGTCAACAACGCATGGGGGCACGTCGCCATCGTGGAGAAGGTCAACGGCGACGGTTCCATCGAGATTAGCGAAGCCAATGTGAACGGGCAGGTCGGCCCGTTCCGACGCACCATCGAAGCGAAACAGACGCATGCATACAAGTACATCCACTATTAGAAGAGCTCCCATTGTCCTGACGGTTCTCCTGCCAATCGTCATGCTCGCCATGCCGACGATCCCGGCATGGGCGGACGCCGTCGATCCGGCTCCAATCCACATGGCGAGCAGTGTCAGATCGTTCCCGAAACACTTGGTTCCGCATCGTTCGTTCAGTGAGGCCGTATCGACCGACGTGGACGGCTCATGGGGAGGCATCGAAACCTTGGACGTGCCGCATACGGAAAGCCCCGAGGAACAGGCCACGCGCATCCAAGCCGAACAGGCGCGACAGTCGGAGGCCGCGTCACGCGCCGAACCACGCCCACCGGCCGCAACCCCTGTCATATCGACGCCGACAACAGGCGACAAGGAGAGACCAGACTCGGATACGGCCTCCGCCCTGGTCTCCTACGCGCTCCAATACCAGGGCGCGCCATACATGTACGGGGGCAATACGCCTGCCGGCTGGGATTGCAGTGGTTTCACCCAATACGTGTACGCGCGGTTCGGCATCCACTTGCCGCACCCGTCCGGCATGCAGGCCACGGTCGGCACGCCCGTTACCGACCCGCAGCCGGGCGATCTCATGGCAAACGCGGGACATGCGGGCATTTACATCGGCAACGGTCTGATGATCCATGCGATGAACCCGATCGACGGCACGAAGGTCACGGCCGTCATGCCCGGCATGGGATATTATCGCCTGCTCGGCTAGGGCACGCCTATACTTTGTTGAAAGGGGTCGGCACGCGTTTTCCGGGTTCTCTGTCCGAAATGACGCGCGCCGACCCTTCTTTATCACCGGTTGTTGTTGGCGTACGGGTTTTGCGTATTGCCTGATGTTTTTTAGTTTAGGGTGGCGGTGCCGGTGGATAGCGGGATTAGTTGGGAAAGTAGTGGGCTGATCCATGCCCATTCGGCGAATAGTAGCGTTATCCAGAAGAATAGGCAGGTGGTTGCACGTAGGATGATCGGGCCTGATTGGATGCGCCAGATTAGTGTCATGAGGTTCCATGATGTTGTTTTCTTCTGGCGGTCTTTGTGCCAGATGAGCCATGACAGGCCTGTGAGGATGCACCAGATTGTTAGTGTTGCGGTGAACAGGAGTTGGCTGACTGGAGCGTATTTGCTGGCTTTTTGGATGCTGCGTGTGATAGTGGCTTTTGCTTGCTGTATGGGAGTTGATTGTTTGGAGGCGAGTTCTTTTGGTATTCCGTCAGCAGTGTTGGCCCAATATTTGAACCGTCCGCGGACGATGAGTCTAGCACTCAGACTGTCCTGTTCATCTAGCGAGTATTTACAGGTGGTGAGTGTGATGAGGCGCGCGTCTTTTTGGTCTGTCTGGTCGGCGATGACGGCGGCATCATCGGGGGTCGTCATCCAAGATGATTGCATTTCATACACGTACCAGTGGTCGGCTGTCTGAATGATGATCGGATCCCCGGGTTTCAACGTGTCCGCCGGCCCTAGGTCACCGGGGGTGCGGTGTCCGGCGTAGGAGCTGTTGCCGATGCTTCCGGGCATGACGGTTCCTTGGTAGTGTCCGATACCGTAGTTGTCAAGGACTTTCAGATCGGTGCCTTCTTGGATGGCTCGTTGCCATTCGGCGCCGAACCGGGGGATTCGCATCCAGCCGATCACTGTCGAGTATTCGGGTTCCGGCTCGGTGGGTGGTTCTCCGGTTTGGGGTTTGGCGATACGGGTTGAACCGTCAGTTTTAGTGGGTTGGGCTGTTTTGAATCCTTGGTTGGTGACGATGGTCTGTTGCGTGTGGATCTGATCCATTCCGTTGCCGATGTACACCCATCCGACGTGCATCACTAGGATGATGGCGAGAAAAATCGACATGCCTGCGAACAATTGCAACAGCCGGTAACCCACTCCTTGTGATTGTCTGTCTTCTCTCTTAGGAACGGTGTTCTCTTCAATATTCCGGAGCGAAATGTCTTCAGTATTGTGCTGAGGACGGAGTCGGCCTGGTCTTGAGGCGGCATGTCTTCCCATTAGTCTTTTTCCTTTCTTCCCGGATACGGTTTAGTTGACTAACTTCCGTTTTACCGTCTCACTGCTTGGAACGAATGCTATCGTCGTTAATCACCTTGTCGGAGGCCGCCTGATCCGCCTGCGAATCGGACCGGGATGTCCGCGCATTTCGCCGTCTCCAACAGGAGACGGAACAGTCGGACGGTTTCCTCCCTGCCCTCCATAGGGTCGAAACGGATGCCGTCGCCTTTCGACATGGCGGTCTCCAGCATGTACGCCACCTGACCGTCCGCCCCGATGAACGCGAGACCGGAACCGTTCTCCACCCACGCCTCGCGGATCGTGTCCCATCGGAAGTTCAGATATCGGCCGAATCCACGGAGGACATCTGCGCCGATCCACATGGACCGGCAGCAGGCCAAGAACTCCGCCGACGTGATATTGACGTTGAAGCCGTTCGATGTATCGCCCATCATGAATCCCACCTGGTCGCCGTCCTTCCCCTCCACGAACGGGACGAGGGTGGCGAGGACGGCGGCAAGAAGGGCGAGCAGTGCGTGATCGCCGTCCTTCAGCGGTGTCCGCTCCCCGTTCACGATGCTCATGTTGACATGGTTGAACGCCTCCACGATGGCGGCGGACTCCTCGAAGGCGGCGGGCATATCCCCGTCACCGGTCATGCGGAACACACCGTCCGGGTCGAACTCCCAATCATATTCGACCGGATTGTTGCAGGTCTCGTCATTGGTCTCCACGATGATGCGTTCGACGCTCATTGCTTCTCCTTGTCCAATACGGTTCTGGATACTTTCAGATATCGTGTGCCGCCCGACTGGCGTAGCTGGCGGTTGTTGATGCTGTCGATGACCGGGGCTGGGGGATCCGTATACGATTCATGCGCCCGGACGATCACATGATGATTCGGGTTGAACCCGGAGTACAGGTGCGTGATCGCGAAGGTCGCCGATAGTACGTCCAGATCCTTGAAATCGTAGATGGTGTCCGTTCGGAACCCGTCGATGCCGGTCGGCGGTTCGACCGGTTCGAGACCATGGACGCCGAACATCGCCACCCTGACCCTCATGTCCGGATCATGCTCGAACAGGTGCGCATATTCGTCGCGCAGCACATCATATTCGGCTATCGCCCGTTTCGCGGTCATCGGCATGCTCTCCGGGTCGGCAAGCATACGTTTCACGAACGCAATGCCCTCGTCGGTGATGATCCGGTCATGCTGCCCGAAATCGACCAAGCCGCGTTCCTTCAACGCGTCGAAACCATAGGGGCCGGTATACCACGAGTCTTCCTTGAGCCTGTCGACGGCGAAAAACAGCATGGCGTACTGGGCTTTCGTGATGCTCTTCATCGATTGTTCCCCGTCCATTGGCTCAGGTATCCGCGCACGTCGGCCGCCGTGCCCTCCCTGTCGGAGTCGAAGCCGTCCGGCTGCCAGGTGCCGTCCGACATGATCAGCAGGTCCAGACTGATGGGATGGTCTTCCGCACCTTGGCTTTGGAATATGACGGCGCCGGTTTCGACCGGGTCGCCGTTCGAGAACAGGTCATCCCAGTACACGTCATCCGCCTCCAATGCCTCGACCCTGCCAAGACCGGCGACGGTCTTCCGGTAGCCATCGAGAATCTTCCCGCGATTTCTGACCGCTTCGATCAGCCGACTTGCCGCATGCGTCGGATCGGCGGGCAATAGCGCACGGAACACGCTTTCGCCGACCTCGAACACCAGATAGTCCGGATCCGAAGAGCGCGTGGCGGGGATACCTGAATCGTTCAACCGTTTCACGGCCTTGTCGGCCTCGTCCATGATGCCGCGGTCCTTGCGCCACTGGTCGTATCCGACGTCGAACAGGACCGTCATGGTCGTCTCATAGTCGGTGTCGAAGGTCGTTGTTTTCGGATGCCACCAGCCGTCGGAAACCGTCCAGTGGATCAGGTTCCCGTCGAATTCAAGGCGAATGCGCCAGTAGTCGAACGGTCCGCTTCGTGTTTCGAATGTGGATTTGCAGTCGAACAGTCTTCTCAGGTTCGACCATTCGTACGGTAACATCGGCGTGATTCTGAGCAGAATGATGTTGTCGGCCATCAACCAGTGACAGTCTGCGAAGAAACGAATCTCGGGCGTGACGACGCTCATTCCCTGCACCATCCTCTCTGTTTCGTCTCCACATACATGGCGTCGCGCACCTCGGTGTCGTTCCAACCCCATTCGCGGGCGAGATGCAGGTAGTGTTCGCCTATCACATCGATGACGGATTGCAGGCCCGCACGGTCGGGCACCCCGTAATCGTTGGCCTCCGTATTGAATTCCAGCCAGTCCGCTTCGGATACCGAACGCGGTCCGTCATGGTCGGTGATATCCGGTGTGGCCGGTTTGGGTTCCGGCTTCCATTCTGGTTGTGGCGGTGTGTAGTCGGTCCAGCCGCGCTGCCTGTCGGCCTCGCGCGCCTCCGGTTCGTCCGCCAGCCATTGCTCATGCGTTTCCGCTTCCTGCCTGTCATCGAACTGCTTGCCATCCGAAGTGGTGTATATGATGCTTGTTTCGATACTCATGATTCCTCCAACTGGTATCCGATGTGGCGCAGCGCGTCCGTGATGGTTTCGCCCGGTTCGCCGCCAAGCGACCGCCCGCCATACTTGTCGTATATCCGCCATTCGTCGGGCTCGGACTGGTAGGCGTATACGGTGTCCGTCGGCTTCCCGTCCGGCGCCGTCAGTTCGATCGGCTTCGACTCGCCCCGCTCCGACCGCCATCGTGCGATGCCGTGCTTGCGTTCCATGAGCGTTAGGCTCGCGCCGTCCAGTCCGGCTTCCAGCAGGCTCATGTATTGGCTGTCATCGTTTTCGCGGATATGCCAGTCGTCGCCGTAGTTGTCCTCCATGCCGACCAGCAGCAGGGGCAGGCCGGTGCGGCCGCGCCCCTCGTCGCGCACAATCTCGAACGGACGGTCCAACTCGTTGAACGCGGTCTGCCAGATGATCCAACCCTTGTCGCCGACGCGCGGCGAATCCGGACCATAGCCGTCGCCGTCCTGCCGATCGTCGTAATGGAACCGGTCGAGCAGCCGATGCTCGAAGCGTTCGTCAACCGGATTCATCGTCCTCTCTACCTTTCCCCGCAATCCCAACGGTCGTAGCATGCGGGGCATTCGTATTGCGCGTATTCGGGATTCCACTTGGCGTGCTCACGGCATACCAGACGCCAGCAGGCCTCACATATCTCGCCGCAGTTCGTGCAGTTGACGCGCCCGCAACAGGGGCATTTCCTCGCATGCTCCTCACATAACGGTATGCCGCAACCGCCGCAGTGGTCAGCCACGTCATCCGGCTCGTACGGGCCGTGGATTGAATCTTCGCAGGTTTCGTTCGCGTTCATGATGGTTCCTTTTCATTCCTTGCCTAACAGGTCAAGTCCGGCGCATACCGTCTCCCATACGGTCTTGTCGTCGAATGCGATGAGCATGCCGGATATGCTGTATTCGCTCGCATGAGGCAACGCGTCGCCGCAATCCACGGCCGCACGCCAGGTGCCGTCGAACATGCCGTAGTCGTCCAGATCGCCCGCATACGACACGTCCGACGGCTTCGCATGGCCGAGCCGTCGGAATTCCTCGTCGGTAAGAAAGCGCCATTCGCGCGTATCGCGCACGCGCAGGTCGTCTCGGTTGGTTTGCAGTGTAGCGAGTATCGCCTTGCGGGCGGTCGTGTGGAAAGATGCTGTTTTCATGATGATCGTCTCCTTTTCGTCCGTTCTACGTGCGACGCGAATTCCAATGCCTTCTCGCCCTTGTCGGTCAGCGCGTCGAACACTTGGTCGATGTAGTATCTGCGTTCCAGCACGCCCAGCTCCCGTAGTCGTTGCGATTCCTCCGCCGGTTTGACCACGCCATACGGTTTAAGGTCTTTCAGGATTGCGATGTCCCGCCCGTCCAGCAGCGGCGGGTCGTCGGGTTCCAGCAACGCTTTCAGACGGTTGGCCTTGTCTTCCATGTCGGATACGGCGACGGACAGCGAATCAGGCATTGGCGTATCCGTACCGTCGCACAGGCTCGCCCACTTTTTGCGCTTGTCTTTCGCCTTGTCGAGGTATTTGTTCGCTGTGAGGGTGATTATCCGCACGCGGAATTCGTCGAAGTCGCAGACTCCTTTATGATGGTCGTAATCCCGCCAGACGAAGGTGCCGTTCGGACGAATCGAGCATTCAAGGAACACGTACACCTTGTTAGGGTTGCGGATGTCCGCTACGTAGTCGGAGTATTCCGATTCGACCAGAGCGAACTCCACGCCTTCCTTGCCCAGCCTGTCCAATAGGTCGCGGATGGATTGCAGCGTCTTCTCGATTTTCAGCATTGTTCAGTCCTTGTCCAGTCGGTGCACGTTGGACAGCATGTGCGATGCGGCCTGACGGCGCGTCTCATACGGGGTGCCGAGTTCCTCGCCCAGCAGCCACCCCTCGAACACGGACACCGGGTCGTGTCCGGAGTATTTGTTGCAGGATTCGCACACATGCATGTAGTGTTCGGCCATGTCTTCCACATCCTTCGCCTCCTGTTCGTCGCCAAGCGTGTTCCGGCACCATTCGGCGGTCCTGTCGAACTTGTCTTTCAACCGCATGAGCCGGTCGGTGCGCGACATGGGCGAGGACAGCAGTCGGGCCAGTTCGTCCAATGCCTGCTCCTCGCCCATGTCGGCTGTATCGAGGACGGTGTTATCCTCGACAAGCTCGTACTGCGTGCGGACGATGCGGATGGTGTCGCTGTCGGGAAGGTTGACGGTAATCTCGTATCCCGCTTGGGGGTCGCACGCGGTGATGCGTCCGAACTGGTGGTCGTTGTACACATGCCAGCCCGTCAGTGTGCGGGTGACGGTGATGAGGATGTCGCGTGTTTTCATTTTGTCAGTTCCATTCCTTCGGCGCGACGACAATCCAGCCGTTCCGCTTGAAAGCGTCGAGTACATCTTCCGTGACCTGTTCCATAGTGTCCGTCATGAGTCAGTCCTCCACATTTTCGGTCTTGATGACCTGTGCGTCACTGTCGCTGAGTTCGACCTGTTCGCCTAGACGGTATTCGTCGGCGTTGTTGAGGAGTTCGTTGATGGCATCCTGTTCGGTGGAGTCGTCGTCGAGTTCGACGGTGAAGGTGCCTGAGTAGGTTTCCTCATAGTTGATGGCGTAGCGCTTCATGGTTTCCTCTTTCGTTTTTATGTGGACATATTCAGTATAACAGACAAATAGGATAAGACAAAACCCGCCTCCCCAAAAAAAAGGAAACGGGTCGGCGAATATCAAAAAAACTAGGGGTGTGTTTACCCTATTTAAGTTTTGCGTGATGATTGTCGTATGCGTACGCCGAGGTATGACATCACGCCTGACCGGTTCATGAGGGTCGCGCATCCGTTGCCGCGATAGCACGGCAACGTGGCGGTCGACAACCACACGTTCGTCAACGCCCTGCCGTGGATGTGCCGCACGGGAGCCCGTGGAGGGACCTGCCGGAGTGCTGCGGCAAGTGGGTCACCGTCTGCCAACTGTTCAACCGCTGGTCCAGGAACGGCGCGACAGGGCGCCTGTTCGCGGCATTGCAGGAGAAGCGGATCAACGGGGCGGAATCTCAGCCACACCAGACTTTCTGTTTTCTTTTTCCTGCTTTCGTGCCTTGTCCCATGCGGCTCGGTTCCATGGGAGTACCGGCTTCTTCGGCGGCTCCCCGTATTCCGGTAGGATGAACGTGTAGCCTGTCTCGCTGGTGGATGCTGTAAGCCGCGTTATGGGAGCGCTCCACCGTCCGGAAGCGTGTGCGTTGAGTTCCGCGCGCTGCCGTTCGAGCCGTTGGCCTGTTTCCTCCAGCTCGTTGATGTCAGGGTTTGAGGTGGGTGGGATGATTCGTTTGATGGTGACGTTGCCGGACTGGTATTCGACGGTCTGGTAGTCGTATAGGCCGAAATCTTTTTCGAATCCCGAACTGTGCGTGACCGTCAGGGTGCTGTTGTCGGGGCCTGTGAAACGGCGTGTGTCCTCATGGTAGCTGCCATATCCGTCGGCGTTGCCGTCATGTTTTGTTCCGGCTTCCGTCCATCCGTCCGGCAGCGTGATTGGTGGTGGGGTGATTTTGCCGTGCTTTTGCAGGCGCTGGAGTACTGGGATCTGCGAGGTCTGTTGCTCGTATGCGCTTAGTGTTGCCGCGTCGGGGAAGCCGAAGCTGTTGAGTTCGTCTGCGAATCGTCCGTCTGGGGTGCGTCTCCGGCGTTTCGCTTGTGCTGTTCGGCTGGATGTCGTCAATGTTTTGGTGTTCTTTCGACGAGTGTTGTTTGTCTTTGATTCTAATCGCGCCTTGAAAAAAAAGGAAGCAGGCCGGACGAAAGCAAATCAGCCAAGAAGAGGCACTGGATAGAATCCGCTCTCCGAATACATGAGCAGAGACCCGTCGCCGATGGGAGTACCGTTGCTCATCGTGGAGAAAGTGTCGCAGAACCACGCATCATGCTCAAGCAATACAGTCGGAACAGGCGTATGCCCGACCACCTGAGTCAGGTGCATGTCCCCGTCTTCGGCGAACTCGCCGCGATCGCACCATAGGGGAGAAGGCGTTCCTGCGCCGCCGCGCGCCGGGCCGATGTCCGTCATGGGCACGACCAGTGAGGCCGGATGGAGGAGCATTCGGTTCAAGCGATCCGCGACTTCCTCGACCGGCATGTCCATGTAATCGGCGCCCAGCCGCCGTCGCCCCCATGCACGGGTGAGCCCGGCGTGCGTGGCCAGAATGTTCCCATCCGACCAAGCCAGTTGGAATGGGATATTTTGCATCAGCTCATGCACCTTGCGATGGGCGCCGGGTTTGAAGCCGGGCGCCAGTGCGCGCACTCGCGCATAGGAGGAGGAGCCTTGCTTCAGGAAGTACGGCACATCGTGGTTGCCGAGCAGTGGAATCACCTCACGTTCCCCGGCTTCGCGCCGATACCATGAGGTGAACGTCTCGAAGAACCGGATCAGTCCATTGTTGGACACGTTCCAGTCGTCGCATACATCGCCCAACAGGACCATACGGTCAGTGTTCTCGCGTTGCGCCACCCGGCTGATCAAAGGTAGCAGGTCGGCTTTTGCATGCAGGTCGCCGACGAACAATGTACGCATCAAATTGTCTCCCTTAGGGTGGGCAGGATGCCCATGTCCGGTGTGGTCAATGCGATTCGACCCTTGTTGACTATGAGAATGGCGGTGTGGATGCGACTCTCCCTGCCGTCCGTATACCAGGCGACATACTGTCCGCCTTCGGTGATGACCCGGACTGGCTGGTTCATGTCGTCCGCATTCAGGAGACGGACGACCGCACACCGTAACCATGTTCGATGGTTCGACGAACGGTTTCCATGGGAGTCCAGTCGTAGGTCGCAAGCCGCCAGCCGACGAATGCGATCAGGGCGAGCAGGCAGATGACCGCCAATGCGGTTTGCCTTGCCAGCAGGGATACGATGACCAGGATGAGCAGTCCGGCGGCTTGCAGTAGCTGGGGGAGTGCCGCATGGGCCAGCTCCTGCCATGTGGGTTTCGGAATGATGCAGAACGGCCTTCCGGCATGAGGCTGCCAGGTCTCTTCGGCCTGCTGTGATGGGGTTTCTGCAACGGTTTTCGTGTCCTCATCCGTTTTTCTCGGTGCCGGTGATGTGCGGTGGCGTTTCCCTGCTGGTTTCACCGAGGGTGGTTGCTGGTTGAAGTCTTCGGTCTTCGCGTTCGGGCCGGCATGCGGGTTTGATTCCGCGAGCCTACGTTCCATTTCGTTGATGGCCTCTGCCATGTGCTATCTCTCCTTTACCGCTTGTCGCCCGGTGTCGTGTAGTCGTGTTCGCGTACCTGTCGTTCACGGTTGAAACAGTTATGCAGCAGGTTGACGGTGCTGAAGTTCGCGGACTCGTCGTCGCGGACTGCTTGCAGGATGCGCTGCCGGTTGTCCCAGATCAGCTTGTCAGCCTGTTTCTCGGTGAGGCCTTCCAAGTCGCCGTCTTGGTTGAAGTGCACGTACTTGTGCTTGTCGGGGTCCCATCCACCGTACTTGCGGGCCTCTTTGATCTGTTCCTCGCTCATGTCTTCCAGATGCAGGTCGTGGGGGTTGATGGATGGGGCTATGCGCAGGTCGCCGATCGTGGATTCGCCCTTGTTCTGCTCGTCGTGGTTGATGGTCTGCCATGCGGCGGCCTTCAACGCGGTCATGTTCTCCTCGTCGGGTTTGAAGAAGATCTGGTCTCGGATGGCGGAATCCATCATGTCGTGGCGTTTCTCCTCCAGTTCAGTGTCGAGGTCGAAGTCGTCATCCCCGGATTTTTCGGCGAGATCGTCCACGAGGTCGTTGTCGGTGAAGCCCCAGTCGTCGCCGTGGATTTCGGTCAGTTGGCCGCTGTCTATGCGTTGGCTGAGGTCTTCGGTGGTGATGAAGTCCATCCTGTGGTTCACGTACCCGTCATGGTCGATGGACAGGGTGGTTTCCCCGTCTTCGTCGCCGTCGCTTTCCATTACGGAGTAGGCGTGCCAGCCGGACGGCACCTTGTTGCGGTCGATTCGCCCATCGTCCAAGGCGTAGCCGTTGATGGTGGATCCGTCGGGCATGTCGAATTCGATATGGCGTGCCTCGTAGGGGTCGTCGAATGCGCCGGTGGCTGTGAGCAGCTGGTTGAAGTCAGGCTCCGTGTCGTCGGTGAGGAGGCTGGCCACCTGTTGGATTTTTGTGTCGGAGGGGAGGCTGTCCTGCTTGTCTTCGTCCGCGAATCGTCCGTCCGAGCTGCGGCGTCGTTGGCGGGCTTGGGCTGACTTGTTTTGGTTGGTCATTGGAACTCTCCTTCTATGTGGACATATTCAGTATAACAGGCATATTGTCGTTCGGAGACAATTCTAGGGGTCCGGCCTCCCGTTTTGGCGAGAAGCCGTGATGTCGCGAAATCGGCAATACCTGTTATACTGAATTAGTCCACATAAAATTTTCGTAGAAGGCACCAATCATGCTCGGAAAACATCAAACAACAGGGCAGCGAGCCTGATGGCAATCGACCCAGGAACCACGCTCATCCTCATCACGTGCCTCATCTGCACGATAGTGCTCGCCTTCGCCGGAAAAGAAACAGGCGACAAGACGGACACCAAACACGACAACGAACAACGAAAGCGCAAACGTTGAAAAATCACTCGACCGTACGCGGGACGCCGGGGAATGGACACTCTCCTATATCGGACAGCCCGGACGCCGGCGGCATGTGAAAGGCGGACGACGATGAGGCACGGCGCATCATCCCGACACATGGGGGAGCCCCGGCCGGCGGCGGGCGTGGAGCCGGGACTGCTGGCAGCCAGCCTCGCCATGGCGCTCCTGCTCATGGCGTTCGGCGCCCTCGCCACCCTGGGCGGCGCGCTCCTGCTGCGGCTCCTGTCCGGCATCCGCATCATGACCGCCATCTCGCAGGCCGCCGCCGCCACGTTTTTCATACTGCTCATGCCGGCCGGCGTCTGCCGGCTCATCGCACGCATACGCGGATGGGATCCGGACCCGGATCCCACGGAAAGGAACTGATCATGGCATTCGACTACATGCATCCGCCGGAGGATTTCGAATATCTGGGCGAATGGTGCAAAGCGTGGCGGGATCCCGCGACGGGGGATTGGACGATAAGCCAATTGCTCGACGGCCTGGAGACCGAGCAGATCATCCTGTCCGGCGAGGAGGTCAGGGAATTGGCCCGGCTCGCCGCCCAACACGATCCGACCGATTACGAGCTGGAGTACGGGGAGCTGCGCCGACCCATGTTCGGCTCGCCGGACGAGAACGGGACGGCCGTCAACGCCGCGGAGGGCGCGGGCGGCGAACAGGCCCGCATCCATTCGGTCGAAGCCCTGCACCGGTTGGGGCGGTTCTGATGGACGGGTACTGGTGGGGCGTGCTCACCCCGTTCGCGATCATACTGGGAATCCTGCTCCTGTATCTGACGGGCAATCTGTTCGGTGCAATCGTCAGCTGGGCGTGGAAACGGGCGCATTACGGGCTGCTGAAGAAGGGGTGGATCGCCGAGGACTACGACGAGGATTCAAGGGAATGGACCACCCGCACCGGCGCGGAACGCCTGGCGGCCGCGTTGACCCGGTCCGGCGAATACCGGATGCTCCCGTGCTTCGGCTGGATGATCTTCATCGTCCGCGACTACAAGAATGAGAAACATGATGAGAAAAGGAATTGATCCGCCCCATATCGTCGCGTTGACGATAGTCGTCTGCGCTGCCATCGTCCCCGCGTTCATGCTGTGGGGTCGGACGATCGGGGAATGGGCTGTCGGAATCGCCGTTTATACGCTGATTGCGGCAGTAGTGCTATCGCTGCTCGTCCTCGATTTTGTTATCGTCAGATATGATGTCATGGCATTGCTGATACAAGCTCTGTCCGGTTCGGAAATCGTCGGTTCGGTATCGCGCCTGCTGTTTGTACTGGGCCAGATATGGGTCATCATCCTGCTCATACGGATTCCCCCATCGTTCTGGGAAAAGCGTTTGGCGGTATTGCCTTTCCAAGCGGATCCGGATAATTCCGCACTCGCGCTCTGCATTGGTTTAGCCTCAGGCGTTTTTCTTCTTGTCATAGTTGCGCGTTGGATGCCTGAAGACCTTCCGGGGGTCCCGGAATTCTGGAATGCGCAGGTTTGTATGGATTCGATTTTCGGGGTCGGTCTTCCATGGTCCAAGCCGGTCATATTCACCGTGTCTTCGAAAGGCTACACGATTATACGTCGGAATGGGATGCTGAAGCTGAACGAGCAGGCCGACGAGTTCTTGGACTATTGCCCAACATGGGTTTCGATTCGCAACGACCATCATCGGGGACTGCTCCTGATCGAACGGTACCACCCGGGCATGCAGGACATTGTCAACAGGTTGGATCGAGAGGCCGGTATCCGGCATCCGGCGGATAAGGAGACAGAAAATTGAACGAGGAGGAATACGAAGAGCTGGCACGCTGGCTGCCATGCCACCCCGGCCGATGGGTCGCATGGCCGGAACCGTTCGGAACCCGGGCCGAGGCCGACGCGTTGTTCGAATCGTTGCGCGACGGCGGGCTTGAATCATTCAAGGTCGATTCGGCCGCGCTCCGCTGGCGGATAGACGAGTTCAAATCGATTGTGGACGGGCGCGGGCTTATCTGGATGGAGGTGAGCTGCGCATGGTGAAAAGCCTCACAATCGGATTGGTCGATGATGGCGTTGCGACATGGAACCCGGTTTCCGATGGGAACCTACTGGTGACGGGTGGCGCGGGATGCGGCAAGACCTGGTGGCTGACACACACCCTGATACCTGATCTCAACGAAATGGGGCAACGGGTCTATATGTTTGACGGGTATGTGGATCGAGGTTATACCAAGCCCGTGCAAGGTGTGATTCCGGTGAACGATCCCACGTCCATCTTGGAAGAACCGGATTCCTTTCTGATTATCGACCATGTGAATCCGGGTCTTACGACTAGTCACTTAAAGTATAGTATTCTGTGGTATTCTGTGTTATACTGGATGTCATGAAACTATCCGAGTATGCGAAGCGTCACGACATCCAGTATCGTGCCGCGTGGAACCGTTACAAGGCAGGGCGGATTCCGGGCGCATACCAGGATGAGATGGGTGCGATCATCGTGCCCGACGATACGAAGGCCTCGGAGAGGGATGCCGTCATTTACGCGCGCGTGTCCGACCCGTCGAAACGCAAGACCCAATTGCCTGCCCAGCAGAAGCGCATGGAGGATTGGGCTGTCGCCAACGGGTACCGGGTCGTGGCCTCCGTGGCTGAGGTCGGGTCCGGCGTGAACGACAAGAGGCGCAAGCTAACCGCCCTGTTGAAGCGTGACGACTGGGGAACCCTGATCGTCGAACACAAGGACCGGCTGACTCGGTTCGGGTTCGAATGGTTCCGCCTGTTCGCCGAACAGACCGGCCGGCGCATCCTCGTGGTCAACGAAGCTGCGGATGACCGGACGGACCTGATACAGGACCTCGTATCGATCATCTACTCGTTTTCCGCCCGCCTGTACGGGCGACGTCGTGCGGAGCGGGCCCAACGGATAGTCCGACTGTTGGAGGAGGGAGGGTCTGATGGCGAGCAAGACTAGCATGGCCTACCACGCGTATCAGGCGAAATCCCCCATGAACCAAGGCAAGGTTGAAGCCTTGCGTGCCCTGCTTCCCGTATGGCGGGCCGGACTCACGTTGGCGATGTCCTGTTGGACGCGCCCGTTCGTCCAATCCGGCGTCCTGCCGCGTTGGATCGACTCCAAAGGCTTCCCTGACATGCTATCGCAACGCCAGTGGGATTCCGTGGACCGTCAGGCGCGCGCCGCATTGGACTCATGGATCGCGTTACGTGAGGACGAGTTCAGGAAGACCGTCAACGGCTCCACCCTCAGCCCCGATTTGAAGCATGCGCTACACCGGATCAACCTGCGTCACGCATGGTGGGAGTCCGTCGCCGATGACGCGCACAAGATGGCGCGGCGCATCATCAAACATCTGCGCGAACGAGTCCCCTTCCCGGATATGAGGCGCTGCCGGACCATGAGCATGGACGGCAAGATCGCACGCGTCGGAACCCCCGTGAACGCGTTTCACTTCCAATACTGGGCCGTCGTGTCCACCCTGGACAAGGGGCACCCCGTCCGCATCCCGCTGACCGTCGACCCCCGCATGAACGAGAACACCCTCCACGGCGACGAACAGGCGGCCAACCACCTGCAGGCCCGAATCAACAGGGACGGTTCGATCGACCTGCACCTGATGACCGTCAAAGCGAAAGCCCGTAAGCGTTCGTCCGGCATGGTCATCGGCATGGACTGGGGGTTGAAGAGCCTGTTCGCCACCAGCCAGGGACAACTGCACGGGCTCAAACTCTACACGTGGCTTCAGCAACGCGACAAGGAACTCACCGCCCTGACGCGTGCCCTGGCGAAAAGCGGGATACGCTACAGGCAGTCACGCCGCTACCGCAACCTCAACAAGCGTATCCGCGACTACACACGCAACGAGGTCAACCGGATTCTTAACCTCCTCTCCCGGCAGGAGATCCGCGAGATCGTCGTCGAGGAACTCGACTTCCGCAACGGCGGCCTATCAAAGAAGATGAACAGGATCATCAGCCGGGCCGGACGAAACGCCGTCAAAGCCAAGCTCAAGGACCTGGAGGACAACAAGGGGATCACCGTCACCAAGGTCAACCCCGCGTACACCAGCCAGGAATGCCCCAGCTGCGGCTACGTGAACCCACGCAACCGGCCAACGCAGGAACACTTCCGCTGCACATGCTGCGGATACCGGTCACAAGCCGACATCAACGCCAGCCACAACATACTCGCGAGACGTTCCCGCGAGGACGGATGGCGTCGGATCGGCCGCAGACAGATCCTCGCCATGCTCCTACGGGAACACGACGAACGATTCCACCCCACCGGTGGACACGCCGCGAAGAGTGCGGCTACCCCACGGGTCGTATCCACGACACCGAGGGTCAAGGTTACCAGCGGTAGAAAATACCACTAGAAACCACACTCTTGAAGACGATTCAGCTTTGATGGAGACGGTAAGGGAGAGTGACGCCCGTATCCCGATTATCCTGTCCGTCCAACTGGTTCCAGACCGGGAGCAATGGTCCGCATGGGCAGAACTGGACATAATGGTTCCTTCACTACGTCCGAGTGCGGTGCCGCATACAACGGCAAGCCGTTCAGTCGTACGTTCACCGCAGAACAGGCGAAGCAACTGCAATTCATCCACTACTAGAAAGGACATTCCATTGAAGGATGAGAAACTTGAAACGGTCGCCAAAGAGGTGTTCCTGAGCATTCCACCCGACGTCAGGACGGGCGTGTTCATCGACGTTTTCACGCCATGCGACTGGCATCACGCCGCCCGCTGCATGGTCGATTACGCGGGGATTCTAGACGACCCGCGCGAACCGTTCGCCCCCGCCTGCGACATGCCGGTCATCTGCACGACCACGGTCACGGAAAAGACCGTCGTCTCGGACGTGCGCCCGCTGGTCGGACTGCCGGACGACGCCTACGACGACATCGTGGCCGGCGAAATGGACTACGTTGGCGTGCGCAGCGGAACGGACGAACCCGTGTACGTCGAGGGAATCCGGCCAGACGACGTCGAACAGGCATACGACGAATACCTCGATATGATGACCGACATCATGTCCGGGTCGGGGAGGGCCGTGCTGCAGGACGCCCTGGAGGCCGCCCAGTGGCTGGCATACCGGCTTTCCGACCTGACCCAGCGGCATCTCGTCTTGGAAAGGAGCCGGACTTGGAAACTCGCGGAGTAGGAGTCAGGTTCTCCTCCCCCGCGCATGAGAACCACTACTGGTGGACGATACTCGAATGCGACGAACGGTACGTGGTGTGCGTACGCGAACGTCTCGCCTTGCCGGACGGCTTGCTCGCGTACACGGTGGCCGACCGGCGGAACGGAACACGCGGCCACGTTAAGGACGAACGTTCGGGCGTCAAGGGCGCGTGCCGTCCATCCGACGCGGCATGGCTGCTGGAACAGGCGAAAGCGCAGGGGATTACCGACACCAAGCCACTGCATGTGGCCGAATACAGACAGGAGAACGACAAGTGACCAGATTCGACCAGACGGGTGTAACACTCACCAAGCATCAGAACAACGCCGCGCTCGGCGTGAACATCCTCCCCGACGCCATCGGTCAGCGAAACCAGCACGAACTGCATTGGAGGTTCAGCTGATGGAGCTTGTCGAATACGCTCAGGCGGTGGACCATTCGCGGATGCCATTGCTGTTGAGGGTCCTGAATGCTCTCGGTTGGTATGCCTTCCTCGCGGACATTCCGCTCATGGCGTATGCCTATTGCCTGGTGATGGCACGGAACGGCTTTCCTAATCTCACGATGGACGAGGTCAGGCTCGTCGGCGCATCGGTGCTGCTGCCGTTCGTCGCCCTCGCGCTCATGTCCCCGGCCGAGAACTGGAACCCCCGAGGCCCGAAGCCGAAGACCATGGACGAGTATGTGGGCGACGTGTGGAATCTCGATGGTCTCGCGATCGCCGAACCCGGATATATGGACCCGTTGTCCGGTTTCCCCCGAATCAAAGGATCCTACCGGGTTTCATGGAAGCGGAACGGGCGGCGCGTCGAAGGCACGCTGGACATCGACGGGGCAAACGTCGAACTACGCGATAACCAAGGGATGATTGTTTCCCCGGTGAATCCAGGGACACCGGTGTCAACGACCGCAATGACGAGCATTGCGGCTTGTCCCTGTCCGGTAGTGCCAGTGAACGGCTGTAACCGTTCTCCTACCTTTAATTGACGGAACATCATAGGGTGGTTGACTGCACCCTTACGCCGTCAGTCATGCTGGCGGCGTACTGCGAGTTCAAAAGGTCGTAGCCTTTGTGTCGCAGGTTCATCGCGGCTATCCGGTCGTCGTTGGACCGGTATCCGCAGTTGCGGCAGACATACAGGTGGCGTTTCTTGTCACGGTTGGCTTTGCGGATTTTCCCGCATTTCGGGCAGGTCTGGCTTGTGTAGGCCGGGTCAACGAACACGACTTTCTGACCGTTGCGTTTCGCCTTGTATTCGACCATCTGCTGGAATTGGTGGAAACTCCAACTGACCTGAACATACCTGTCCTTGACCCTGACCTGTTCGGTCGCATTGCGGATTCCCGTAAGGTCTTCGAGAACGAACATCGTATCCCTGTCGTAATGGTTGACGAGTGCCTTAGACGCCTGATGGTTCACATCAGTCATCCAACGGTTTTCTCTGTCGCCTATGGTCTTGAGTCGTCTGCGGGCGCTTCGGGTGCCGCGTTTCTGCAACTGTTGACGGAGCCGCTTGTATTTGCCGCGCTTGCTTTTCACCTCCCCTCCATGTTGGAAGACGGTGGTTTCGCCGTCATAACTGGTGGCGAGCATTCGGATGCCCAAGTCCACGCCCACTATGTTTTTGGGGCTTGGGGTTGGGTCGGGAACCTGTAGGATGATGGGAATATGCAGGTACCATTTGCCTCGTTTCGATATCAGTCGGGCGGTACCGAAACGTGCCGTACGGTATTCGTCCGGGATTCCCTTCCATTGGGCTTTCACTTTGATTCTCCCGTCCATGACGGGAAGGCTGAACATTCCCGTCATGGACGAATAGGAGTAGTCGCGGTTCCACAGCAGGTCAACACCGGCGGACGAGTACTTTGGTCTGGTGGAATAGTATGCCGTCCTCTTTCTCTTGGGGTTTTCTCCGTTCCGGCGTTCCATGCGCGAGTGAATTGCCTTGTAGGACGCGATGACCCGCCGTATCGAAGATTGGGTCATCTGGGCCAACAGTCCGTATTTGTCGCGTAGCGGGTGATAGATAGCCTCGTTGATTTTCCTCTGGCTGAGGGTGTGGTGTTCTCCAATCCAATCGGATACTTCGTTGCAACAGGAGGTGTAATTGTCACATAGGCGGTTAAGGGCTTCAGACTCGTGTTTGTTGGTCGTGAGCTTGACTTTCATGGTCAATGCGAGTTCCATCATATGCTTCACCTCCAATAAAAAACATTATATCATAATGTTAGTGGAAAGGAAAGGCATTCACCCACGACCACAAGGGTCGTGGGACCCTGCCTAAAAAATTATGGAAGCCGGGCGCGAAACATTCGAAAGGGTAGCCGATGGAATTCACCGACAGCGGCGAACTGCGCCGGCAGATTCTCGCCAACCAATATCTGCCCGAACATCTGCGCGAACGGGCGAAGAACGATACAAGCGAATACTGCCGTGCCGAGGATGCCGACAATCTGCTGGAAGTCGACCGGCTCACGGGCAACGGGCTCATCCGCTTCTATATGGAGGCCGGCAACGGTTCCATGCAGGTGGACGTGCCCGAGGAGACCGCCCGAAGCATCGCCCGGTGGATCCTCGACCATACGGACGAGTGAAGGAGGCAGAAACAAAGAACAGTGCTGGACACTTGCACAGCGACTCCTCTCTGAAGTCGACCTAGATTGTTCCGACGAATGGCATGAGTATTGGGGGGAGAATGCGCCGCTTTTGGAGGACTCTGCTGATCTTGCTGAAGCCGAGCAAGCTGAAACTGATCGGATTCGCAGCGAGCAGATGCGTGCTGCAGCCAAGCGGATTGCCGCCGGCATGCCGGAACCGGGTGGGGAGATTCATGTCGATTCGTACCGGAAAGCGGATGGTACCGTTGTGCGGGGATACACGTCGGAGACGTTCGCGCTAAAAGCGGCGTGCAATCCGCTTGCCGATGATTAATACTCCATGGTTTGCCCGTAGTCGTCGTATTGTTCTTCCGTCTCGGCTTTGCGCCGGCCTTTTTCCTGTATTTCGCTGGTTTGGTCGGCGCCGCTGATTTCGGTGCGTCGGCCGATCCAACCGATGATGGTGAATGTGATGCAGAAGATGATGAGCAGTGTGCCGATGATGGCGATGATGCCGAGGATTCGACCGTAGCTGTGTGCTTGGCCGGTCAACCATTGGATGACATTCGCCGCTGTCATGTCGTTCGCGTATTCGGGACTGTCCAATAATAGTTCTGCACGTTGGTTGTTGATGCCGAGAAAATAGGATGCGTAGCCGACTAGGGGAGCGGCCACTGCGGTCAGTATTCCTGCAGCCCACATGAGGAACTGGTATCGGTTATACCATTTACTGATTTTCCAAAAAATACCCATGACCCCATTGAACCAGTCAAAGGCAAAGAGAAGCCCCTAAAGTCCTAAGATATTCAATCTTCCGTTTGAGCTTTAGCAATGCCCTTTTTCATTCCTCTGGTCGGGCTCATCCTGTGGATGATCTGGAAGAACGACCGTCCAAGGGACGCGGGCATGGCAGGTCGGCTTCCCGGGACAAAACCGAACCAATATTCGAACAGATGTTCTATTACGGTGGGGGCGGACGCCCCGCACCGGCCGACGGGAACGCCACGGCCGACGCGGAGCACGCCGCGTTCCAGCAACATGGTGGTACAATTTCTTGTACAAATAGGAGGTGCGTGATGACACAGGCCGTGGCCTACAGCAATTTCAGGGCGAATCTCAAGACCTACATGCGCAGGGTCAACGAGGACGCCGACACCCTTCTCGTGACCAACGCGAACCCGGAGGACAACGTGGTCGTCATGAGCGCCGACGACTACGATTCGCTCATGGAGACGCTGCGCGTCTACCAGAACCCATATCTGAGCGACAAGGTGATGCGCGGCATGGCGCAGGTACGGCAGGGCCAGACGATGGCCCACGACCTTGTCGAAGCGGGCGCGTGATGCTGCTCTGCTGGACCGAAGACGCCTGGGCCGACTACCTGTACTGGCAATCCCAGGACCGCAGGACCCTCAAACGCGTCAACACGCTCATCCGGGACATGCAGCGTACCCCGTTCGAAGGCATCGGCAAGCCCGAACCCCTCAAATGGGGCCTGTCCGGCGCATGGTCGCGGCGCATCGACTCAGCCAACCGCATCATCTACACCGTCGCCGACGACAGGCTCTGCATCCTCTCCGCGAAGGACCACTACTGAACGACATGGGGCGGAACGGCTCGTGTGCCTTATCGACGCTTTCGCCAGGCCGCGAACAGTCCCGCCGCCAATGATTCTCCGAACAAAGCTTGACGCCGTCGGCAACGCGAAGAGGTGGCGCATTCCGCGAAGACGGGAAGCGCCCACCCTTTTGGGATGGAAGAGAGAATCAGCTGCAGGGTACCTGGACGCCTGGTTTGCCACTGGTATCAACCGCCCAGCAAATATCCTCGTACCCGTCATCACCGCCGCCGCCCTGGGACGGCTGTGGCGCGGGCTGCGGCTGTGGCGTCGGCGTATAACCGCCTCCGGTCGAACCACCTGTGGACTGCTGTGGAGTGTACGTGTAGCCGCCACCGCCCTGGGATTGCGTGTAGCCGCCACCGGTGTATCCGGTGTATCCTCCGGTTGTTCCACCCATGTAGGAGCCGCTGTTATCCGCCTGCGCCTGGGCGGCATTGTCGGCCGCTTGCTCCTCCTTTTCGGCCTTGGCCTTCGCGTCCGCGTCCGACTTGGCTTTGATGGAGTCGTTGACCGCCTTCACCGCATCCGAGATCGCCTTCCCGTCCCTCGATCTGATGGCGTCCTCCAATGCGGCGCGAACCTTGTCGTCCTCCACCCTGCCCTTCGAATCATTCAGGATCTTGGTCGCGTCGGCAACGATCTTGTCGAGTTTCGAACCGTTCACGGCATCCGCCCTGTCCGCGACCTCGCTCACGGTCCTGGAATATGCGGTCGCAAGACCGTCGATCTCCTTCGTCATCGCCCTGATATCAGTCAGATTGCCGGAGGGGCATTCCGGAATGGTCGTCTTCGTCTTCTCGGCGGTCTTCACGGTCGAGGTCAATACGGCGACCGTTTTCGCGTCCTTGACCTCCGAATCCTTGACCGTGATTGCGGTCTTCACCGCATCCGACTCCAGATACTCCGTCAGCTTCTTCTGCGCCTTCACCGCCTTGTCGTATGAGGTGGCGCATTCCTCTGAAGCCGCCGTCAACTGATTATGGTTCCAATACAGGTATCCACCGGTGCCGACAGCCGCCAAAACAACGACGGCAGTACCCCCAGCAATCAACGGAACCAGCCACTTCGGATGCTTACGATCCGGAGGTAGGTGGACTTCGAATTCCGTCACCGGCTCAACCGGTGGCGTGACGTTCATGTTCATAGGTTCTTCTTTCTCATTCATTTGTCTTTCCTTATACTATGTCGGTCAGGCTGAACCGTGTCTCCAATACACGGTCGCCGTCCAGGCCTTGTTTCGTGGACAATTTCAGAATGCATCCAATGATATGCGCTTGCAAGCGCAACGGTAAGGTGGCCGCTCACAAAAAATATCGGTCAATTTCAATAAAAAACCGGTTAATTACAAGATTTGACGTTATGGTAAAAACCGCAAGAGTCCAGTGACCATCACTGGTGACAAAATATCCTTCCTATCAGAGGAGACGATATGGGGAGAAACAACAATCCCACTCGCGGTTCCACAATCCGACATGTGGTCCGCACGATCGCGGCGGCCAGTGCGGCCGTCGCCACTTTGGCGGCGGGGTTGCTCGTCGCGGGCACGGCCGACGCGGCCACCATGCGCGACCCGTTCGAACGCTCCATCCAGAACGGCAACCCCGGTTTGTGGACGAACGTGGGCACGATCACGTTCAGCAACGGGAAGAAGTACGAGAACATGGCGCAGTCGCTGGGCGTCGTCGACAGGGTCAACGGCAAGAACACGTACTGCATCGAGGCCGGCACGCTCTACACGGGCACGACGGGCGACTGGGGCGACTGGACGGACGAGCGGACGAAACCGGACGCGCAGCGGCTCGCCTGGCTGGCCGACAGGTACAACGGGGACCGGGATGATCTCACGCAGGCCGCGATCGCGGGCCTCATCCACCAGAAGCTCGACCCGATGGGCAACGAATACCTGAGCGGCCTCCGGCAGCTCGGCTGGGCGGACGAGCCCAGCTGGGACGCGTACACGGCGAAGATGAACAGCCTGTGGACGGAGGCGGTCAACGGCACGCCCAAGGACCTCGACATGCAATACCGGTACACGACCGGCAAAAGGAAAGGCCTAGTCACCCCGAGCATCATGAACGGGAACGGCGTCGAAATCGCGGGCATCCAGTACACCGTGACCCTGAAGGGCCCGGCCGTGTTCGACCAGACCGGCACGAACACGATCAGCGGCACCACCACGAACGAGGCCATCCACCTGTCATGGACCGCAACAGGCAATGGCAAGGTTACTAGCATTGTTCAGCATAAGATCCCGAAGGCCACCAGACTGGAATCCCCGAACCAGAACCTGATGGGCCCGACCGACCCCCAGACCGTGTCGAAGAACATCCAGTTCGAGGTGCTGAACAACTTCAAGCCGACCATCCAGTCCGACCAGTCGGACCATCGCATCGAATACGGGCATGCGCCCGAGGATGATCTGACCTGGCATGTGGACCCGACGGGCGGCGACTGGATCCAGGGCGCGACCATCAAGAGCACCGGCACCCTCTACTACTTCGCGAAGAAGCCGGTCGAGGGCCGGACGACCGTCAAGGATGGGGTGAAGGCCGCGACCGCGACCGTCGCCGGCGACAGGGACGGTGCCACCAGTCATGTGGACGCCTCCTCCATCGCCATGGACCCCGGTTTCGTGAAGGCCCACCCGGGAGCCACCCCGTCGAGCCTGCCCGCCACCGGCTGGTACACGTGGGTGTGGGAGATCACGCCCGGCATGCAGGACGCCAACATGAGGCAGTACCTGTCCCCGGACTACGACTGGTCTGACAACGTGCTGGAAGCGGAGACCACGCTGCACGTGCGCGGCATGCAGCCGACCATCACGTCCAGCGTGTCCGCCGCCTACAGGACCGACCAGAGCAAGGTGACCGGCGCCGACGGCATCGAACGGCCCGCCGTCCAGATCGGCTCCGCGGCCGCGTCCGACAGGACCGATGTCGTCTACCTTGAAAAGGGCGGCGTCATCCGCGACAAGGTCACGCTGGGCGTGTCCGACGTGAACGGTGACGGCAAGACCGACACCGCCGACTGGCTGCACACCAAGGACGGCCAGGGCGAAGGCAGGGAAACGGAAGCCAACCAGATCACCATCCGCGTGAACGGCACGCTCTACGGGGGCATGACCCGCGAACAGGCCGAACAGGCGCAGAAGGATACCGCCGCAGGCAAGACCGTCGAACTGCCCAAGCAGGCCGTGAAGCTCGCCACCACCACGTTCACGACGAACAAGGCCGGCGACTACCTCCTGTCCAGCAGGAAGGGCGAGAGGCCTGCCGGCGTGTGGAAGGCCGAAAACGGGATCGACCTGACGAACCCGCCATCCGGATACGCGACGTTCGTGTACGACATCGCCAACAGGGACCAGGACACGAAAAACCAGACCGGCATCGAACCGTCCAGGGACTACCCGTTCGCCAAGGACGTGCACGAAGCCCCGTTCACGGCGGATGAGACCGTCATGTTCCGCCTCACCCCGAAGCTCGACTCCACAGTGTCCAGCAAGGAAGTCAAGGCGGGGGAGACCACCGTCGACAAGCTCGTCGTCGCCAAGACCAACGAAAAGGACGTGTGGCCCACCTACCCGGAGACCAACGTCACCGAAGGCGAAACCCCGAAGGGCACCCCGCTGAGCCTCGACTTCCACGGCGTCCTCTACAAGGTGAGTGACGACCCGTCCGCCGCGATCGAGGAAACCGACACCGTGCCCGAAAACGCGGTGAAGGTTCACGAAACCGACATCAAGGATGTCACCAAGTTCGGCACCTACACGACCGACTCGTTCACCCTGACCGAATCGGGCACCTACGCTTGGCATTGGGTCATGACACCGAGCCTGACCGGCGACCAGAACCATAATCCGCTCGCCGCCCTCGCATGGCGTCAGCTCACCCACGGCAAGGTGCAGCACGCTTTCGGACTCGCATCCGAGATCGTGCGCGTCCGGAAGCCTGAAACACCGAAGTGCGAGGTGTCCACAAAGTCGCAGGGTGAGGTCACGTTCGAAAACGGCAAGGCCGACCTGCACGATGAGCTCCTGCTTAAGAACTGCTCGGATGCGGCCAAGGCTGAATTCGAATTGTGGAGGCAGGCCGACGGCGACCAGTCGGGAGACGTGCTCATCACCGTCACCGGCAAGGTCGACGCGAAGGACGGCATCCACTCGCCGACCGTGACCGTGCATGAAACCGGCACCTACTACTGGCGTGAGAAGGTGTACGACCAGACGGGCAAGCTTATCTCCTATGGTGACGCGCGCAAACCGAACGAGACTGTGCTCGTCAAGGAGAAGGGTCTCGCCTCCACCGGTGTCGGCACCCCGATGCTCCTGTGGGCCGGGGTCCTCGCCGGAGCTGGTATCGCTCTCGCTCTGGCTGGTTCGAGGAAGCGTATCCGCCTGTAAGGCGGTCACGCTGATCGGATAGAAACCTTGATGGGCTCATTCCGCCGTAGTGGAGTGAGCCCATCCTGCTAAAAGGGGTATGTCGGATTGGTATCAGGTTTTTCTCCTCTGTCCTGATGCTTATCCGACATGCCTTTTCTTCGTATATGCTTGTTATACTGAATATGTTCACATAGAAAAAAAATAAGGAGACCAGGAACCCATGGCAGGAGAGCCGACACTCACACTCGCAGGCAATATCACAGCAAACCCCGAGCAGAGGGGAGATACGGTCACTTTCACCATCGCGCACAATACGCGTCGACGTGACCGTAACGGGCAGACCGTGGATGGGGATGCCGTATTCATGCGATGCGCAGCATTCGGAGACCTCGCCCAGAACATCATGCGCTCCTGCTATAAGGGCATGCGCGTGGTAGCCACCGGTTACATGAAAACCAACAATTGGACGGACAAGACCACCGGCCAACAGCGTAGCAATCTTGAAATGATCGTCACCGATTTGGGTGTCAGCCTCCGGTTCGGCGTCACGCAATTTCAGAAGACCAGCGGCCAACAGTCCAACGGCAACGGCTACCGGCAGAACAATTACGGCGGCGGATACCAGCAGCCGAACAACGGCTATCAGCAAGGCGCATACAACAACTACCAGCAGCAGGGTTACAGCCAACAGGCTCCCGCACAGACACCGGCGCAACCTGCAGCACCCTCACAGCCCGCAATGGATCCGTGGGCTACGACCACGCCAGCCAGCACGGATCCGAACGGCGACGGCACCGACCCGGAATTCTAAACGGTTCCGACATTGATCAACCTGGAAGATCTGGGCGACAACCTCCGCCTATACAAGGGGGATTGTCGCCGGCTCATCGCCTCCTTACCGGACAACAGCGTGGATTCCGTCGTTACCGACCCGCCGTATGAGATCGGTTTCATGAACCGCAGCTTCGATTCCACAGGCATCGCGTTCGACGTGGACCTGTGGAAGGATATCCTGCGCGTCCTGAAGCCGGGCGGGCATGTGGCGGCGTTCGCGGCCAGCCGCACCTATCATCGGCTGGCATGCGCCATCGAGGATGCGGGCTTCGAAATCCGCGACCAGATCGACTGGGTGTACGCGTCCGGCATGCCACACGGTTCGGATGCGACGCTCATGATCGACCGGGAACGCCGCGAGGATGTGGAGCCGACGCGATCCGAGACGGCGAAACCGTTCAAAGGCTGGTACAGCCAGCTGAAGCCCGCGCACGAACCCATCTGTCTGGCCCGCAAGCCGTTGGACGGGAATCTCGCCCACAATCTGCTCGGACATGGGACAGGCGCACTGCATATCGACGCATGCCGCGTCCCATTCCGCAACACGGCGGACGAGGCGGAGTCGAAGGGCAAGAACCAGCATGGACGGTTCGGCTCCGGGCCGAGAGACAACCATGTATATGGTGCGGACAAAGCGAATCGCACCGACTACACGGCTGCCGCCCGTTTCACGCCGAACATGCTGTTCGACCAGTCCACGGCCAAGGAACTCGACCGACAGTCCGGCGTCACCGTCAGTCGAAAAGGCAAACCACGCGCAAGCACGAAACCCGGTGACGGCTGGGGCATGACCCATACCGGTGCCGAATATGACGATATGGGCGGCGCGAGTCGATTCTACCCGGTTTTCAGGTATTGTCCGAAAGCCTCATCGGCTGAGCGGCCGAAAGTCGACGGCATCCTCCATCCGACAGTCAAACCGGTCGAACTCATGCGCTGGCTTGTCCGTCTCGTCACCCCGGCGGATGGTCTCGTGCTGGAGCCGTTCGCCGGCAGCGGCACCACATTGGAAGCATGCCTACTCGAACACATGCAATGCACGGCAAGCGAACTCGATCCCGACTACATCAAGCTGATCCACGCACGACTCAGCAAACCAATACAAAACGAACTTTTCTAGAAAGAAGTCAACTACCTCATCCGTAAGGGCGAGGTAGTTGACGCATATAGGGAAAACGCAGTGCAAAAAACAAGCATTGCCCTAAATCGTCTTTTAGCCGATAATGTAGATTATGTCAGATAAGAATCACTCTCAATAAGAAGTCCGCTCTCCCAGCTAGAAAGAACCCATGAACGCAAACCAATGGAAACGAGCCCTATTCAGCCACTCCGAGGGAGAAAATACAAGGACAAGCGCCAGCACAGAATATCCTCAGCAGTACAATGCGCGGCAGCGGAAAACGAATTGGCGGAATCGAGGCCATCAAAGTGGGCATGGACGAAAGTCATCGTTCTGATTGGACAGTGTCGCCGACCGTATTATCAATGAGGACCGTCAGTCCGCTTTCGTCGAATTTGTCGTAGTTTTCAATGTCGTAATTCATCTGCAATTCCAGCCAGTATTCCGGTGATGTGCCCAACACGTAGGCGAGCTGGTATGCGAGGCTTGTGGTGATGCGTCTTTTCCCGCGTATTATTCCACTGATGGTGGTTTGTGGCAGGTTCATGGCTTTCGCCAGACGGTACATGGTGATGTTGTTTGGTTGCAGGTATTGGTGTAGCAGCACGTCGCCCGGGAGTGGCGCATGGCCCACATCGTTCATAGCCAGACCCTTTCACGCAATTCACTGACTTTTTTCTGATAGTAACAAAAGAAGCTACCGTTTTGCTTCGGTATGTGGGAATACGGTTTTGCCCGCCTCTCCCCTGTTTCGGGTCGAAGGCGGGCAAAACACGTTTGGTGCGGTGAGAATCAGTCCTCGACTGCATGCCATCCATCGGCATGCTTGGCGGAACGTACACGCACGAGCACGCAGCCAGCACCGGCGATGGTCATGATCGCCGCCAGCGTGGCGATTGCGGTGGTGTCCGATCCGGTGGAGGCCAGACCATTGTTCGTCACACCTGCAGCCTGCTTCTTGGCCTGTTCGGCCTTCTGCTTCTTGGCTTCGGCATCCTTCTTGGCTTGGTCGGCCTTCTTCTGGGCTTCCTGCTGCTTCTTGGCTTCCTCCTCGGCCTTCTTCTGGGCTTCGGCTTCGGCCTGCTTGGCGGCGGCGAGCTCCTTGTCGGACGCCTGCTTGTCGGCGAGCTTGGCATCATAGTCGGCCTTGGCTTTCTCGTATGCCTTGTCGGCCTCATCCTTGGCCTTGTTCGCCTCGTCGAGCTTCGCCTGGGCGTCGGCCAGCTTCGCGTTCGCCTTCTTGAGGTTCTCCTCGGCGTTCTGCAGACGCTTGATGGTGTTCTGGGCGTCGTTGAGCTTGCCGGTGGCCGTGTTGAGGTCGTCCTTCGCCTTCGCGTATGCGGCCTTGGCGTCGGCGATGGCCTCGTCGGCGGCCTTGACCTGCTTGGCGGCGGCTTCAACCTTCGCGTCGGAAACGGTCTTGGCGTCGAGCGCGGCCTGCTTGGCCTTCTCGGCCTCGGCCTTGGCTGCCTTGGCGGCGGCCAGGTCGGCTGCGGCCTTCGTCTTGTCCGTGTTCGCCTGCTTGATCGCGGCTTCCGCATCCGTCTTGTTCTTGGCGGCGGTCTGGGTCAGCTTGTCGGCGGTATCGATCTTCGCCTGTGCGGCGGCGACTGCCGTGTTCGCCTTGTCCACTGCCGTCTGGGCTGCGGTCTGGGCGTCGGTGGCGGCGTCGGCTTCGGACCGGGCTTCCTTGGTGGCCTGCTGGGCGGCGGAGTACGCTTCGTTCTTCGCCGTCTGATCCTTCTTGGCTTCCTCCAACGCCTTGGCCTTGTCCTCGTTCGCCTTCACGGCCTCGTCATACGCTTTCTGCGCCTCGTCGGCGGCGGCCTGCAAATCCTTGGCCTTCTGCGCGGCCTGCTGGGCTTCCTCGGCGGCCTTCCGTGCGGACTGCTGGGCGGCGGCCAGCGCCTTGGCCGCATCGGAAGCGTCCTGTGCGGCCTGCTTGCTCTTGGACAATGCGGTCTGGTATGCGGCGTCGGCTCCGGTCAGGGAATCACGGTAGGCAGTCAAATCAGTCAGGTATGCGTCAACGTCCATGATGCGGCCCGCGTCGGAGCCGATTCCGTTAGCGTTTTCGGTGAACAGCTGACTATGGGTGTTCCCGCCGATACCCGTGATGTTGCCGTTCTGGCTGACGCCGAAACCGGTGAGGGTCAAATCGGGGTTGACCAGCGTGGTGTAATGGCCATAAGCGCAGGGTTTGACGGGCTTGCCGTCCGAGGCCTTGCAATCCAGGACACCGTCGGACATGTCCTTCTCATACATGGACTTCTCCGTGTCGTACCAGCCCTTAAAGGGATCAGTGTAACCCCAGGCGAGGTTTTCGCTGGCGGGGAATTGAAGTGGATGGTTCACGTTGTTGTTGGCATAATCCGCATCCGCCATGGCCTGTGCCATCAGGGTGTCACTGACCTTGAGGGGTTGCAGGCCTTCCTTCGCGCGAAGCTGATTGGCTTCCTGGATGAACTTCAGGGCCTCGATCATGTTGTCCAACGTGGTCGCATCACCCTTGGCACCATTATGAATGGCGTCAAGATACTCGGTGACGGTCGGATCGGTGAGAACCTTGACTGCCTGAGAGGCACCCTTGTCGCCGAAGTAGGCCACTGCGCCCTGAGACAGCTTGTCCTGAGCCTCGTCTGCCGCTTCCTTCTTGGCGTCGGCCTCGCTCTTGGCATCGGCGGCGGCCTGCTGCTTCGCCTCGGCGTTGGAAGAGGAGTCGGACACCGCCTTGTCGGCATCCTTCTGCGCCTGTTCCGCCTTCTGCTGGGCGGTGGCGGCGTCGGCTGCGGCCTTCTTCGCCGCTTTGAGCTTCGCGGCCAGGTCGGAAAGACCTCCATCGTCCTTGGACAATTGCTCGACCTTGGCGTCGGCCTTCTGCTTGGCTTCAAGCGCCTTGGCCTCGGCCTGCCTGGCCGCATCCAGCTTGGCCTGCGCGGCGTTCACCGCCTCGTCGGCCTTCGTCTTGTCGCCGGTCGCCGAAGCCTGCTGCCTCCTGGCTTCCGTCAGCTCCTTCTCGGCGGCGGCCTTGTCGGCCGCGGCCTGCTTCGCGTCCGCGTCGGCCCGGTCGGCCTTCTTCTGCGCATCACTGATGGCGGTATCCGCCGCATCGGCCTTCTTCTGCGCGTCCGTGGCCTGCCTGTCGGCCGCATCGATATCGGTCTGGGCCTTGTCGGCGTCCTGCTGATGGGAGGCGGATTCGGCCGTGGCCTCATCCTTCGCGGTCTGTGCGGCCTGCTTGTCGGCTTCGCCCTTCGACTGGTTGCTGGAGGCCTGCTGCATGGCCTTGTTGGCGTCGTTGATGGCGTTGGACGCGTCGTTCGCGGCCTGCTGCGCGGCCGCGATCTTGTCGGCCGTGCCGGTCGCATCCTGTGCGGCCTGCTGCTGGGCCTTGTTGGCGTCGTCGTAGTTCGCCTGCGCCTGCTGCTGGTTGTTTGCGGCTGTCTGCTGCTGGGCGGCGGCGGCGTCGAGGTTCTGCTTGGCGGTGTCCAGTGCGGCTGCGGCGGCGTCGGCCTTGGCCTGTGCTTCGGTCACGCCGGTCGGGGATGCCTGTGCGATGGCCTGGTTGGCTTCGGTGGTGCTCTGCTGTGCCTGCTGGATGCTGTCTTGGGCCTGTGTGATTGCCTGATTGGTTTGGTCGCCGGTGGTTGTGGTTTCGTCGGCCATTGCGACTGCCGGAGCGGCAAGGGTTGCCATCACGGCGGTGGTTGCCGCTGTGATCTTGGTGATGCCGTGTGTCATGGGGAGTTTCTTCTTTCTCGTGTATGTGTCTTCCTTTTCGGGTTTACCCCGATGTCGGGAGATTATGTGTTTTTGTTTCACAAACATATAGTAACACCTTTTTTTACTAACGCAAATTGTCACTATCATGTGTCTGTGGCAAACCTATATGATGACCCACGGCACGCCGACTGCGACAAAGCGAAAATCCGACAGCCAATATCCCCGTCACGGTGACGCCCGAAACAAAAGCCGCCTTTTTTACGTCCCCCGTGGCATCTCCGGGCAAGGGGGCCTGATCGGGCATGCTGTTGCGCTCCCCCGTGACAAGCAGTCGCAGCGTATTGCCCTGCCCCGTACAGGTGAGGAGCGTGACCTCGTCCTTCCCCTTATGGACACGCAACGATTTCGTGTCGGTAGGAGAGACGATGCGTTTGCTGGTGACTCGATAGGCGAGCGTGTTACCCATGACCTTGATATAGAACGGGTCGCCGTCTTCGAGTTCACCGAGCCGGGTGAACAGGGTCGCGCCTTTCAGATTCGAATGACCGGTGATTACGGCGCGCGTATTCTTGCCACCGATAGGCAGACTGGTGCCCGCCAGATGGCCGGCCGCATGTTCGAGCACATCTTGACCAGCTCCGTGGAGGATGGGCATGTCGACGCTGATCTTCGGAATCAGAATCTCACCCATGGCATCCAACCCATTCACGGACAGTTGACGCCGGTATTCGGCATCGCCCTCGAAATTGCCCTCGGTCTTCCCATCGAACACAGGTTCTCCTATCTGTGGCTGACCGCCTTCATAAAGACGCTGATTATATGCGATGGCAGATTGGATGACGCTTTGACGGGAGGATTCCGGAAACAGCGCGGCCGTCTGGCTGACGGATCGCGCCTGCTCGTCAACGGCGCGGTCGCCGAGCGTCTGCTGGATGCGGGGCATGGCGACAAGCACCATGCCCGCGATCAGGCAGATGACTGCGGCGACCGCGTAGATCCGGGAATGGCGGACGAGCCGGCGGGCGCGATTGTCGCGCGCCCGCTTGTCGCGGACCGCATCCGCAACGCTCTCCCACACGTCGGTTTCGGCCGCTGCCGTCACTTCGCGTGCTTTCCGCCGGTGATCGGCATGTGCTTACCGGTGCGCTTGGTTGCGGCCATGCGCATGCGTAGCATCGGCATCATCACGCCGAGCGCGATCAGCATGAGCGCGAATCCGGCGTACAGCCAGATGGTCGGCACCTGGGCCTGTCCGCCCGTGAACGGCAGGGTGGTCAGGCTCGGCTCCCACTGGGCGTACACGGTGGTGCTGCCTTCGGCGGGCAGTGTGACCTTGCCTTCGCCCGGCTGCAGGAAAGTGCTCCCTGCGGGCGGGTTCTTCTCCGTGCTCCATCCGACGAACCGGTAGCCGGGTCGGGTGATCTTCGGCTCCTTCGCGTCACCGGGGATGGTGACGGTGGAGAAGGCGTCGCCGGTCACGTCATCGACATGGCCGATGCCGCCGTTCGGGTTGAACTTCAGGCTGGCACCGTTGATTTTCCACTGCGCGTAGAGCACGGAGGTGTTCTTCGGCGTGGACTTGTCGTTGGCCGTCAGCACGTAGTCGGCTCCCGTGGCGTATGCCTTGCCCTTGCCGTCGGCCTGCGTGTTCCAGCCGGAGAATGTGTAACCAGGACGGTCGAACGGGTTCGTGATGGTCTTCACGGTCTGGTCGACAACACCGTCCACCGTCTTGGTTTCCGAGCCGACGGTTCCGATGTTGCTGTTGTACACCAGGTGTGCGGGGTCGGCCTTCCATTGGGCCCACACGGTGGTGGTTCTCGGTTCAAGCGTGTGTTTGTCGCCCGGTTGCAGGCTTGGGTCGCCGCGTTTGCTGGTGCTCCAGCCGGTGAACGTGTAGCCTGGACGGTCGAAGCTGTTCTGGCTGATGGTCACCGTGTCGCCGGTGTTGCCGGTGGTGTCGGGTGTGCTGCCTGTGGTGTTCGGCCAGTCGTTGCGGTACTGGATGGTTGCCGGGTTTGCCTTCCAGATGGCGTACAGGTCGTTGCCTGCTGGCTTCATCACGTACTGGCTGACGCCGTTCTTGCCTTCGCCGTATGCGGTGCCGGAACCGTCCTTGGCGGTGTCCCAACGAACGAACGTGTATCCGTCGCGGGTGAAACCATTGGCGTTTGTGGTCAGTTCGTCACCGGTCTTGCCGGATTGTGCCGCCGTGTTGCCTCCGGTTGCGCCGTTGCCGTGATAGGTGAGGGTTTGTGCGTTACCGGCCCAGCAGGCATATAGGGTGCTGGAACCACGCAACGTCCACTCGCTGTTAGGTTTCACTGCATTGCCCTTGCAGTCGGCCTGAGTGTTCCACGTGACGAACGTGTAGCCGTCGCGGGTGAATCCGTTGTCGCGCACGTTGATCTTCTCGTCGGTCTTGCCAGTCTGCGGGTCGGTCTTGCCGCCGGTCGCCCCGTTGCCGTCGTAGGTGAGGCTGGCCTGGCCGGGCGTCCACTGCGCGTACAGGGTGAGCGTGCCGTTGGCCGTCCAACTGGCGCCCGGCGCGTACTTCGTGCCGCTCCCGTCCGGGCTGGTGGCCCAGCCGGCGAACGTGTACCCGTCGATCGTCCAGCCGTTCTGGCCGATGGTCGGCGTGTCTCCGGTGTGGCCATCCCAGTTGGGGGTGCCCTGGCCTCCCGTGGTCTTGCCCGCGGGCGGGTTCGGATTGTAGCGGATGTGGGCCTCGTTGGCCGACCATTGGGCGACCATGGTGACGATCCCGTTCGGCTGCGTGGTCAGGTTCGTGACCCACTGGCCGTCGCCGTACGCCTGCTGGTTGTCGGCGCGCTTCCACCCGGTGAACGTGTATCCGTCGCGGACGAACCCGTTCCGGTGCAGGTTCTGGCCGATGTTGTATTGGAACGCCTGGTCCGGGGTGCCGCCGCCGGTCGCCCCGTTGCCGGCGAATCTGACTGTGTACCCGTTGCCGACCCAGTGCGCGTACACGGTCACGTTGCCGGTGAGCGGCGTGTTGAAATCGTATTTGTTTCCGCCGTTCGGGGCCGTGTACCAGCCGTCGAACCGGTAGCCGGGAATCTTGCCCGTGTCGCCGGCCGCCCAACCGGATTTGTCGGCGGCGGCCGTGTTGTAGGGCACGGTCTGCGATGCGGGCGTGCCGGGCGCGTTGCTGCCGGCGGGCGTGTTCACGTTGTACGACAGGGTGGGGTTGATGGCCCACAATGCGTATACGGTCTTCGCCCTGGCGGGCATGACGATTTCCGTCCTGACGTTCGCGTTCAGCGTGTTCCGGTCCATGGTGTCGCCGACGGGCACGTCCCTGTCGTTGGCGTCCGTGTTCGCGCTCCAACCGTAGAACGTGCGGTTGGTCTTGCCGATCTGGCTGGAATCCCAGCAGTCGGAGTCGGCCTTCGCGGTCGCCAATGTGATCCTGGTGCCGGCCGGATAGTAGACCTGGCAGCCGGATACGGCGCCCGTGTCGGCGATCGTCTCCACGCGCACGGAACCGTCGGATCGGGTGATCGTCCGCTGGCTGGTCCCGTCATCCTGTCTGGCGGTCGTGTCGGTCAGCACCCTGCGGTCGTCCGCGATGGTTCCGGATTCCGGTTCGGCGCTCTTGTCGGCCGCAAGCCTGACCGTGCCGTCCGTCCCGGATGCGGCGGTTTCGGTCCTGCCCGTCTCGGTGCGCGAGGGCACTTGGCCGGTTCCGCCGTTCCCGTCGTAGCCGAGCCTGTAGGCCTTGGTGAAGCTCAGATCGTCGAGGATGTTGCCGTTGACGTTGTTGCTGGAGCTTACCGACTTGAAGATGAAGCGGGTGACCGTCCCGGTGGCGATGTACGTGCCGGTGTAGGTCTCCCACTGCCCGTCATGGTTACGGCTGGAATGGTTCGACTCGGCGTCGTTGCTCACCTTCGTGGAGATGACCTTGCCGACGTCGCCCGGCTGGTCGCCGTTGCCGTTGACGGTGGTTCGCCTCGCGTCCTGGGCGGATTCCTTGCCGGGTTCGCCGATCATGACGCTCATCCCGTCGAGGTGGTTCCTGTCGAGGCTGGCGTGCTTCAACGTCCAGCGGTAGGACACGCCCGGGATGGTGGCGATGTCCTGGTAGATGGCGGTGCCCGCCTGTCCCGCGACGAGTTCCGCGTACTGGTTGCCGGTCTTGGAGTCCTTCTGCAGTTCGACTCCCTGTGCGATCTGCTGCCAGTCGGTTCCCTTGGTCTGGGTCGACTTCCATGCGAATTTGGAGGCGTCCCATCCCGGGATTGGCGCCCAGGGGTCCTTATCGATGCCGATGTGCCGCGCGTATCTGCCGTTGATCGGGTCGACGACGGTCCAGTCGTCCCACGGGTATTTGGTGGAGACACCGGCGATCAGGCCGGCCGGATAGTCGAACGAGCCGTTGACCAGTTCGGTCGGCAGACTGTCGGTCTTGCCGGCGATGGTCTTCACCTTGCCATCGGTGGAGGCCTTGATCTGCGACGTGCTCTTCTTGGCCCCGCCGTTCGCGTCGTAGCTGAGCTTGTAGGCGAGGCGGAAGCTCAGGTCGTCGATGATGCTGTCATTGGCGGAGGCAGTAAGAGTACCGTCCTTGGCGACGCCCCTGTAGGCGATCATCGTGCGGGATTGTCCGGCTGGGATAATGACCGTGCCCTCGTAGGATTCCCAGTCGTCGGAATGGTCCCACGGTTCGTGGCTGCCTTCCGTGGCATCCATGGAATCGGAGTGCGTGTAGGCGACGGTTCCCACATCGCCGGTCTTGTCCCCGTACTTCTGGCCGGTCTTGGAGACCGTGGTGCGGGTCAGCCTGACCGGGGTGAGATGATCCTTGTCGGGGCCGGTGAGCAATGTCACGCCGCCCGCGTTGCCTTTGGAGCGGCCGGAGTGGCGGATACTGAACGTGTAGCTGGCTCCGGGCGTCGTGTTCACGGTCTGGGCAACGGTACGGCCCGCGTGCACGTCGGCGGCCGTGTTCCCGTCCTTCTCCCGGTGCAGTTCGAAGTTCTGGTTGCTGCCGATGGCATCGAGATCCTGCCAGGCGAACGTGGCGGCGGTCAGGCCGCCGGCCTTCACGCCCGTCTGTCCGGCCATGGCCTGCGCGTAGGAGCGGATCGTGCCCGCATTGGGCTTCACATACACCCAGGGCAGGCCCTGCCCCTCCTTCGCGATGCTCCACTTCGGGGTGTCGAACCCGCCGTTCACGGCCAGCTCATCACCCGCGGCCCTGGAGGCGATGGTCTCCACCTTGGCGCCCGGAGCCTTGAACGCGGCCGGCTGCGTGGAATCCGCCTTCGAACTGGAGGACACCTTGCCCTTGTCGTTCTTCTTCAGATCATGCACCGTCAGACCGGAAACGGTTTTGTCAGCCGCGAGTCCGACACTGCCCGTGGTCTTGGACTTGGCGGGCTGGACGGTGTTCTCCTTGCCGTATTGATTGGATGGCACGCTGCCGGTCGCGTCCGAAGCATTCTTGTCGTAAGAGAGCTTGTACGCCTTGTCGAAGCTTAGGTCGTCGACACAGTTGCCCTCGGCGGTGAAGTCGAGGCCCTGACCGTTGGAGTCCCTGACGCTCCTGAACGTGAAGCGGGTCGTGGTCGAGGTGGCGAGGTAGTCGCCGGTATAGGTCTCCCATCTGCCGTCCTGCGCGGTGCCGTGCGTGGTGATCGTGGTGCCGACGCTGCCGGTCTTGTCTGACCCGTTGGATGTGGTGCGGGTTGCCTGCTGTGCGACGGTCTTGCCGGGTTCGCCGATCATGACCTGCATGCTGTCGTCCTGGTCCGCGTTGCGGGACGCGTGCTTGAGGCTCCACTTGTACACGACGCCGGGCGTGGTGGCGATGTCCTGGTAGATGTACTTGCCTCGCTTGGCTGCGGCGATCTCGCCCCACACGTTGCCCGCGTTGGTCGGATACGGGGTGTGGTTGCGGCGCTGCACCTCGACGGTGTCGGCGCCGGCGGTGTCGTCGTTGGATTTCCAGCCGAATTTGCCGGAATTCCAGTTGTCGAGCTTGCTGTGCAGCGGGTTGCCGATGATGCCGGTCTTCGCGCTGATTATGGCGAGGTAGGTTGTGTCGTGACTGCCGTAGACCCTCTGGTTCTCGTTGATGATCTCGTTGCCGCGATAATCGAACGTGCCGTTCACCAGATGGTCCGGCAGATTCGACGTATTATCCGCCACCGTCTTCACGTTTCCGGTAGTCTTCGATTCGGCGGGCTGGACGGTGTTCTCCTTGCCACGCTGATTCGACGGGACCTTGCCGGTCGCGTCGGATGCGTTCTTGTCATAGGTCAACTTGTAGGAACGGGAGAATTCGATGTCGTCCACGAGATTGCCGACGTTGTTGCCGGGCAGGGTCTCAACATCTTTGAACCCTTCGAGGCTCTTGAACATGAATACCGTGTTCTTCTGTCCTTCGGGCACCTGGTAATAGCCTTCGTACGTCTCCCACTGGCTGCCATGGTCTCGGGGATCGGTGTTGGATACCTTTGTGGTGATGGTGGTGGACTTCCCGCCCACCTTGTCGCCATGGCCGTTAGAGGTGACGCGGGTCATCTCCACAGGCGTCGCGTGGGCCGTGTCGGAGCCCACGAGGACCTGCATCTTGTCGGCATGGGAGGATTGGCGGCTGGCGTGCTTGAGCCGGATCTTGTACAGTACTCCGCCGTTGCCGGTGGACACGTTCTGGTAGATGCTGGTGTTGTCCTGTTGGGCGACGATCTCCGCATACGTGTTCTTGGTGTTGCGGTCCTGCTGCAATTCGACCCTTGAACCGTTCTCGGTACTGGACCATGCGAACCTGGAAGAGTCGAAACCGGGGATCTGCCCGATCTTTCCGTACTTGGAAAGATCGGTGGTGGACATGTTGTACCAAAGCGTGCCGTCATCCGATTTGAGGAACGTGCGCAGATCGGCATAGGTTCCCTGCTCGTTCTCCTGAATGTCGGAGAACGAGGGGTAGGAGAAATCGCCATTAGCGAGGGAACCGTACCGGACGTTCTCGTCCGCGACGGTCTTCACGCCGCCCGTGGCACTGGTTTTGGCGGGTTTGACGGTGGCGGTGTCGTTCGGGGTCTGGCCGGTCGCCTCGTCGGAGTTCCTGTCGTAGTCGAGTTTGTACGCCTGGGTGAACACGATGTTGTCGAGCAGGTTGCCGCTGGTCGTGTTCACGCCGGATACCTGCCTGAATGTGAACCGGGTGACGGACTGGCCTGCGGGGATCGTGTAGTAGCCGACGTAGTGGCTGAAGTCGTCCTTGCTGGACTGGTTGCCGAACGGGTTGGTCGAGTGCGTGGCGATGGTGGTGGACTTCTCGCCGATCTTGTCGCCGTACTTGTTCGAGCTGGTGCGGGTCATTTCGACGGGCCGCTCGTGGCCGGGCGCGCCTACCATGACCTGCATCTGGTCAAGGTGGATGCTGTAGCGGCTCGCGTGGTCGAGCTCGATCCTGTAGAGCGTGCCGGGCGTGGTGGCGATGTCCTGGTAGATCGCGGTGCCTTTCTGGCTTGCGCACAGTTCGCCCATCTGGGTGGTTTCGCCGGTGGCCTTCTGGAGTTCGACGGCGTTCGCGCGCTGTTCGGACATGGCGCCCTGTGTCTGGGTGCTGGACCAGCCGAATCTGGTCGTGTCCAGTCCGCCGGGGATGTCGGACCATTTGGCGAGGTCGTCTCCCTGTCCGTTGCTGATCCACTGGCTGCGGTTGCGGTCGATGCCGGTGAAGTAGTGTTGCAGGCTCTTCATGCTCGGGTATTCGAAGTCGCCGTTGACGAGCTCCCTTGGATACGTCGTGGCGGCCGATGCCGTCAGGCTCGTGATGGTCTTGCCGATATCGGGCATGCGGATCTCGTCCGCGTTCGCGGTGCCCGCCATCAGGAGCCCGCTGCCCATCAGGGTGCCCGCCGACACGATGCCGGCGACCATCCGTTTCAGCCATGTGCGCATTATCGGTTTTCCTTCCCCATCCCTCGCAATGTCTTCCGACGGATGAGCCAAGACCCGTACGAACCCCTCGTGGCGGGCCGGATAAAAAAGAATCATTCGGTGATGAGAGGCCGATAGGGGACGCGACCCCGCCCCCTATCGGCGGAACCCCGGCCTGGAGGGCCGGGACATGTGTCAGGCGGCCGGATTGCCACCGTCATGCGTGAGCGTCAGCGCGTCGCGGCGGTTGCGCGCGCCGCGCACGGCTATCATGCCGCCGATCGCGAACAGGGGCATGGCGCAGGCCAGCCAGAACGCGAACGCGAGCACGCCGCCCGTCTGCGGCAGTTGGGTCAGGTTCGCGACGTTCTTGACCTGGACGGTGTTGTTGTCCAGCCTGCTGGTCAGGTTCGGCACGGTGCCGGTGCCCCTGTACTGGATGCTGGTGCCCGCGTCGTCGATGGTGACGGTGAACGTCGGTTTCGCGTAGCTGGCGTAGCCGGCCGGCTCCCGGGTTTCGGTGACCGTGTACGTGCCGTAGCCGAGGCCCTTGAACCGGATGAGGCCCCTCTGGCTCGCGTCATCCCTGTTGTTTACCGTCCCGTCATGGTTCGTGTCGCCGGTCACGAACACGGTGGCGGAACCCTGGTTGGCCGCATCCGACCATTTGCCGGTGTTCCAGTCGAGATTCATCCACTTGCCGTTGCGCTGGATCTGGAACTGGGCGCCGTCGAGCAGCGTGTTCACGTTGCCCGCGTCCACCTTCCGCAGGGTGAAGTCGTAGGCCTTGATGTCGGCCTTGTCCTGGTCGGTGATGGTCGTGAAGTGGATGCCGTCGGTGAACGTGCCGTACGTGTGGATGGTGTTGTTGGCCGGGTCGGTGACGCTGGCCTTGTCGACGGTCATGCGGTAGGTGATGACGATCGTCCTGTTGGAGTATTTGTCGAGAAGTTTCTTGCCGTCGATGCCCCAGCCGCCGGCCGGGATCGCGAGATCCGGGTCTGCGGGCCGGTTGTCGGCGGTCTTCAGGGTCGGGTCGCCGGGGATGCTTTTCGCGTTGTTCTGCGTGGTCCCGTCGTAGATGACCGCGTCGGCCGTGATGTCGGTCTGCGGCGCGTTCTTCAGCCGGACGCTCAGCGAGCCCTTCACGTACGTCTGGCCCTTCGGCTGGTCGACGAGCTTGAACTTGACGGCGGATGCGGCCTGCTTGTTCGGCACGGTCACCTCGACCGTGTTGGTGACGGTGTCGCCGACGGTCACGCCGACCGGATCGTTGGTGGTGCCGTCCTTGCCTACCGTGGCGCCGTTGCGCTGCACCTGGACCTTCTTGTCGACCCTCACGCTTTTCGCCTTGATGACCGCGGTGCCGAGGGTCCGCCACTGCGGGTCCTTCGCGTCGTTCTTCATGATGTTCGCGTTGCCGGATTTCGTGCCGATCATGATCGGGTTGCCCGCGGAATCCGTGATGTAGTAGAAGCCTTCGGCGGGCACGTTGATGGTCAGCGTGTTCCGGGTGGTCGTCAGGTTCGCTCCGCCCTGGATGGCGGCCGGCTTCCGAGTGGACTGGGACAGGGCCTTGCTGATGTTGCGCAATTGACTGGTCTGGGAGTCCATCTTGATGTTGGCGATGTTGCCCGCGTCATCGTAGCCGTACACCTTGGCGATGTCGTCGCCCGTGCCCGGATCGTACGCGTTGGCGATGCCGATCGCGTCGGCCGCCCACGCGTTCGACGCCGTGGTGCCGCGCACGCCGAGACTGCTGATCTGCGTGCCGTTCAGGATCTGGTCCGTGTACGTGCCGATCTGGTACACGTTGAACGTGTGGCCGGCCAGCGAATTGCCGTCCGCGCCGTTCAGGGTGATGGTCGCACCCGCCGCCATCGCGGATGGGGCCAGCGCCAGGCCGGCCAGCATGCTCGCGGTCGCGCAGGCCATTGCCGTCACGATCATTGGCATGCGCCGTGTCGTTTGGTTGTCTCTCATTCCAGTGTTTTCCTTTCCTTGTTTGCACGTCCTGTCGAGGACGGGAAGCGACCCCACCGGTAGATGCGGCATGGTTGGCGTCCAACGGGTCGAATCCGGCGACTTTCACCGCGGACGGCCTGTATTTGCCCGGCTTCAGACCGAACTCGCTTATCGGCTTCGGCGTACGGCTGATGGGAATGGTCGTCTTCGTTTCCTTCAACGTACATGCAAAATCGGTTTATTCCAACATTTTTTCGGTATTTACCAAAGTTTTTGAATTAAAAATAGGGATGCCTTTCGGCATCCCTTGTTGATGTCATGCTATAGGAGCCGGTTTGCAGGAGGGTCCCGCATGGCATCAAGATTCAACGTGGGGTTTGACAGGGGAGGGTGTTTGCCTCTCCTGCCAAACCTTCGATGGGTGGTCAGGAGTTTAGCGGCTGATCGGATGACGCTTCGCTGTCATCGGCTTCCGGGGCCGGGGTCTCGTCCGTGGCCTTGCCCTTCGGCTTGCGGACAGCGACCGTGATTCCCAATGCTCCGCCGATGATGGCGAGAATGCCGATGAGCCAGCCAACCCAGCCGATTCCCACGCCGGTGGAGGCGAGCGGGTTCGCGCCGTTCACCGGCGGCTTGGAAGTCGTGCCGTCATTGTTGTTCTGGCTTTTGTTTCCGGCATTGTCACCAGGGTTGATGGTGGCTCCGCCATCATCCTTGCCTTGGTATTCGAACGTCCAGGTGACGGTCGTGCCGTCCTTGGAAGCGGCGAACACCAGCTTCGAGTCGGATGCGGTCTTGTCAAGCTTCCAATCGGACGGGACGTTCGAGATCTTCACCTCGGCGCCTTTGGCGACCCTGTAGGTGCCGGATTTCGTCGGGTCGAAGCTCGGGAGCGGTTTCCCGTCAACGGTGGCCACCACGCCCTTCAACGCGTCCACGCCCGTGACGGGCTTGTCCGGATCGGTCGTGGAATCGTATGTGAACGTCCACGTGACGACGGTGACGTCGCCCTTCTTGATGTCGTAGGACAGGGTGCCGGGTTTCGCGTCAAGATTCTTATAGCTCGCCCAACCGTCGGGCAGGCCGGAGAGTTTCACCTCCGCGCCGTCGGGAATGGTCCATGTGCCGGTCTTCGTCGGGTTGAACCCGTCGACCGGTTTCCCGTCGGCGGTGGCGGTCACCCCCGCCAGTTCGCTTGGATCGGCCTTGTCCCCGGTGCTCGGCGTGGTGGTTCCGTCATCGTACTTGAACGTCCAGGTGACGGTCACATCATCCTTCGTGCAGGTGAAGGTGAGCGTGCCGGTCTTCGAATCCGCCTTATGGTCGAGCTTCCATCCGTCGGGCACGTCGCCGATCTTCACCTCCGCGCCGTCGGGCACGGTGTATGTGCCGTCCTTCACCGGATTGAAGTCCTTGACGGCGGTGCCATTGGCGGTGGCGGTCACGCCCTTCAGCTCGCCCGGATCGGCTTTGCTGCTCGCATCCTGTGAGGCGGTGTGCAGCGTGTAGGCGACGGTGCCGCCGCTCTTCTTGCCCTTGATCGTGACCCGGTACGCCAGGTCGCCGGAGGACGGCTTGTCCTTCGCGATCTTTCCGTCGACGAGCCAGCCGGTGGCGTTCGTGTCGATCTCGAGCGGCGCGCCCATCGGCTTCAGCAGTCCCGTGTTCGAGGTGGGGATCTTGCCTGCGACCGTGTCGAGTGCCGATTCCTTGACGCCGTAATAGTCGGTGGTGGATGGGTCGAACCCGTCGATGCCCAGGGCGGATGCGATCTTGTCCTTGTGATTGTTGAGGAACGCCTTCTCTTCGGTGCTGAACTTGTCGAGCGGATTCGGAGCCGTCGAACGGGCCGAAATCGACGAGGACGGGTTCCCCGATACCTGATCCGCGAAAGCGGTGGGCAACACGATCATGGGGCTTACGGACAGGGCCAGGCCAAGCGCTACGGCGACAATCCGTTTTTGTTTCATCATGTTCTTTCCTTTTCTTGTTTTTTGCCCGACATTTCACGCCGAGTCAGAAAAAATAATGGAAGGCTTGCGACCGCATCAGGTCGCAAGCCGTTGCTATTAGAAGCTGCGTCCGCGCTGGCGCCGACGTGCAACGAGTCCGAGAACCGCTCCCATAGCCATCAACGCCATCGACAGGAACGCTACGGTTCCGCCGCCGACGCCCGTGGAGGCGAGTCCGAGCGCATTGTTCCCGTTGCCGCCGAATGGTTTGCGGGTGACATGCACCTTGTAGGTGGTCTTGACCAATCCGTCACCGGATGTGACAGTAATGGTGGCGTCCGCACCCTTCTTCTCGGTGCTGACGGTCATGCCGCTTGCCTTGTCGTACTGCGGGGAGACCATCCATTCGTCCGGATCGTTCACGGATGCGTTGTACTCGTGTCTGGCCGGGTCGAAGCCCTTGACGGCCGTACCGTCCACGAGGATGCCTGTGAGCTGCGCCTTGTGCGTGGCCGCCGTGATGTAGGTGACGGTGTACGTGTGTTGCGCGAAGGTCGAACCGTCCGGCGCGAGCACGTTGACCGTGTACGTGTAGGTCATGCCCTCATGTGCGACGGTGACGGTCGCGGATTGCCCGTTCTTCGGCTCATAGGCGAATGTTCCACCCTCGGGAATCTCGTAGGAACCCTTGTCTGATACGACGTATTTGCCGTCCTTGCCGGTGTAGCCGTGCGATGCAAGATTGGTGTCCTGCTGGCTTTCCGGGTCCACCGTGGAATCCTGCTTCGCTGGGTCTGCCGGCTTGAATTCGGTGACGGCGGTTTTCACCGGCCTGGTCACTGTCAGGCTGTAGGTGCGGCTTACGCCGGTTGCGGTGTCGGTGACGATCCATTCCTGGCGGGTGGATTGCGCGTTCTGCGTGATGTTGCCGCCCTTGATGGTGACTCCGTCAGGCGCTTCGGGCAGCACATACGGGCTTGGATCCTTCTCCCCCAGTGCGAGCACGTAGTCGAGCCGGTTCGGATCCCAGTTGTCGATGAGCTGGCCCTTCGTGTTCTCGCCGGTCTTGTTCACGTACAGTCCGGTGAGTTTCGCAGGGGAATCTGCTTTCAGGTCGGCCGGCTGGAATTTCACGTTAACCGTGTAGTCGGCTCCGTTCACGTTCACCTTGAGCACGCGGGAGGCTCCCTCTCCGAGCGCGAGCGTCGGCTTGGATGCCTGGGCGTCGACACCGTGGGTGAGGCCCAGCGTGTAGCTGTCGCCGACCGCATCGGCCGGTAGGGTCAGCGTGTATTCATGGGTGCTGGGGTTGAATTTCGCATTGAAGTCTTTGGCCCCGTCGTATACGGTGGTTTCGCCTTTGGCGTTGGTGCGGGTCACGGTCAGGCCGGTAAAGCTCTTGTCCTGGGCTCGATCCGCGGTGACATCCACTTCCACCGGCACGGTGACGCTTTTCTTGCTGGCGTCATCCTGGATGGTGACTTCGCCGGAAGCTGTTCCGGTGAGGCGTACGAACTTGCTGGCGGTGTCGCCGGTTCCCTTATCGACAACCTGCACGTCTTTGCCCCATTGGATGGGCAGTGTGGTCTTGATGCCGGTGAGGGTCACCGTGTCCGTGCTGGGCTTGTTGGATTCGTCCAATGTCGGACCGGCGTAATCCGCATGGTATTTTCCGTCATCAGACTTGGTGAGTTCCGTTTCGGTGCCGTCCACGGTCACCGGGTTGCCCGAGGTGTAGGCGAACGGCAGTGTCACGTTGAATGCCGGAGTGTTCTTCGTCGCGTCGGCGGCCTGCTTGTAGACGGCGGTGCCGGATACGTTCAGCTGGCCCAGCTTGTCGCCGGATTCCACGGTGACGTTCTGGTAGACGGGTGTCAGCGTGATGGTGGTTGCTCCGTTGGTGACGGTGATGTCGCCCGGGTAGGAGGCGCTTTGGTCCAGGACCGCGGATGCGGTGTCGCCTTTCACGCCGAGGGGGTATGTCTTCTTGCCGTCAACGGTGGCGTTCCATGGTTGGGTCGGCTGGTCGTCGACGATTTTGTCGACGATTTCATAATCCGTGACGGTCAACGTGAACTTGGGCGCGGAATCGGCGGCGCTGGTGTAGACGACGGGGCCGCTGATTTTCCCGTCCGTAGGTTTCTGGCTGGTGGTCAGAGTGATCTGGGACTTGTCTGTGCCGGACACGATCACCTGGTTTTGGAACTTGCCTTTGACCTTGGGGACGGTTGCCGTGTAATCGCCTTTGCCGTCCTTCGTGAAGTCGACTGGCGTGCCTGCCACGGTGGTCGTGTATTTGACTTCCTGCGTGGCTTGGGCGGCGCTGGTGCCGGTGTTGCCGTTCGCGGTGTTTTCGTCGGCGGTGGCCGTCATGACGCCGGGCCCCGCCATGCCGAGGGTCAATGCCGCGACGGTGGCGATGGTGCCCGCATTGCGCAGACCGCTGCTGTTACGTTTGGTCATTTCGAGGGTTCTCCTTGCCTGAGTTTTCTCAAACAGTTCCCACTGTAACCTCAGGGTTTGTAATTAACCGGTTTTTTATTGAAAATAACCGATTTTCTTCCGTTGCCGCATGGCCCGGCATCGACGGCAACGGAAGAAACTTCAGCCAACCGTCGCATCGTCCGCGGTCCAACCCATCAGCTTCAAAGCATCAGACACGTGGCTTCCGGCGCATTCGAGATCCTTGAACGTCTGACGTACGAGCTCCCGGACCTGCGGGTCGTCGAAATGCTGGCAGTCCAGCATGGTGCGTGCCAGTTCCGACGTGTTCATCGCATAATCATGCACCAGTCCCAGCATGTCTCGCTTCTGGTCCTCAGTCAGCTGCTCGTCTTCCAAGTCCGGTTCGCCGTAGTCGAATTCGTCCACTTCGCCCGGTGCGTACTGGAATCCGACCGGAGGTGTCGGCATGTCCGGTTCATGCCCTTCGCGCTGCCTGTCCAGCCATGCGTTCCAGAACTCCTCCCCCTCCTCGCGCGTCACGTTTTCGGGAAGGTTGTCCAAGAAGGTGTCTCGGATTGTTTGTGTGGTGATGTCTGCCATTTGTTTTTTTCTCCAATCGGTTTTTTCTGATGGCGTTTTTTTGATTCGATGTTCTTGCGATGTCCGGGGGGCTATTCCGCCCGATGCGGCCGAGCCGAGAGTCCGCCGATGATGCTTTGGACGACGGTCGTGACCGGGGCCGGATCGCGTGGATCGGGGTTTCCCCCCGGCCGTGTCTGCGGCAGGCTTTTCGTCGCCCCGTCCCTCGGGCCGCCCAGCATCGGGTGACGGGACAATTCCAACGCACGCTGCACCGCCTGCGTGGCGGGACGGCCACGGCCCAATGATTTGAGCAGAGAGCGTCGGAACTGCCACATCTCGTCGGGGTCGGAAATCTGGTTCTCCTCCATCAGCCGGGTGATGGTCGCCTCCGATGGCATCGACTGCCGTCGTTTCCTTCTCACGGCGAGGTTGATATCCCCCACCGTCATCCATTCGCCGTGAGGATGCAATGCGTAGAATTCCCGTACCGCGGCGTTGGCCTCGTCGAACGACACCGATCTGGACAGCTCCTCGTAGAAGCATTGGGCCTGCGCGTCGCTGATTGGCGCGTTCCCGTGATGTACGTTGATGCGGCGCAGCACCTGCAGAGCTTCGTTAAAGTTCATCGAATTCCTCCTCTCGCGGATGGGCTTCGTCCCAGGCGGCGGCCCGCGCTTGGACTTCCGCATTGTGCATGTCGTTCAGCATGCTCTTCGGCAGCCTGCCGTTCGCCGGCAGGTTCTCCGGGTGTAGCGCGATGTTGTTGGGGTCGCGCCCCATTTTCAGGTTTTGGATGTCCCGTTCGAGCCAACGCCTGTATGTGGCATCCCAGTTGGCGCTGCGGTGTTCGGGTTTCTCCTGCGTGTAGTAGGCGACGAACAGGGTGACTTCGCGGATCAGGTTGACTCCCGCCTTGGCCGTGGCGATGCGCAGTTCGGGCGAGGGCTTCCAGTCGGGAGCCAACACGGTCTGACGGGTCGCGGGCTTCTTCTCTTTTTTCGGAACTTTTCTCTTCTTCGAAGAAACCGCGGACGGTTTCTTCTGAATCGGAGAGGTTTCCTCAACCCTGCTGGAACTCTGAGAAGCTTCGAAAGAAGCATTCTCGTTTTCAGGCTCTGAGGCGGACTCGTCCGCCGATTTTTCGTTTTTCTCCGATTCTGGATTTTGAGGGGATAGAGAGGAGTAGATATCCTCTGTTCCTCTGTTCCTCTGTTCCCCTGTTCCCCTGTTCCGGGCGTGGAAATCTCGATGGGGTCTCGCGACACTCTCGCGACAGTCTCGCGAATCTGGGTCTGAACCGTTGGAATCATTGGGTTCTGCCATCTCATGAGACGGATACCTCGACTTGCCTGGCTTATCGATTCTCTGGTGCCTTGACCATGTCGCAATCTCCAGATATGGGGTGCCGTCGAACTCGTAGCGATATATCAATCCAGCTTCAGAAAGACTCGCGAGGGCTCGCGACACTCTCGCGACAGTCTCGCGAGGGTCTTTGATGAGATCAGCCGCGAACAGGTCTCCGATGATGTCGTAGTCGATATCCTTGCCTACCCCGTTATCATCCACGTAACTCCATAGACCTATGAAAACCAGTCTGGCGTCCCAGTTGAGATTCGCTATATCCCGGCTGCGCCAGAACTCCGGCTTGATGCTCCTGATGCGCATGGCTCTCTTTTCTTCCGAAGAACCCGGTCAGACGGTCTTGGATAGGGGAACGTTCTTGTTCATCTCGGCGAGGGCTCTTGCATAATCGCAGAGGCCGAACATGTCCGTTAGTCCCAGTGCCTTGCCTACGATGTCGAGTTCGTTGCTGTCCCATATGGTGTGCTGGTTGAGTCTGCGGCCCGTTGCCTCTCGCGTGGTTCCTAGATCTTTGGCGAGTTGTTTCACCTGGTAGTTCTGGGTTGCCATGCGAGCGAGGATCGCTTGGGAGATGATTTCGTTTGATGACATGCGATAAAAAACCTTTCGTATCTCATGGGAGATATTAGGGGTCGATTGGAATAGTGTCAATCTCTATGGAGATACGGCGTGTTTTATAGCGTGAAAAATGTTCTCTCAAGAGATAGAATGACAACATGGTACGGAATGACAGACTTAAGAAGACCGGGGAGAGCACCAAGCTCATAGCGGAGTTCGTTGAAGAACGTCGGCGAGCAAAGAGTCTGACCCAAAAGCAGATTGCTTCGGCCTTGGGCGAGAAGACGAGCCAATCCTACGTATCCGTCCGATTGCGCGGAAAAGCTGCATGGACGATGGATGACCTTGATGCCATTGCACCTCTCATAGATTTTGACAATGCCATCGAATTGATCGGAAACCTAGCCCGAAAACGAGCTACCGAGGAAAACGAGCCCGGGCTGCTTGCCCGTCAGTTCGTAGCCATCATGGATGGGGACAACGTCGTTCAGATTATTGATGGGCCATCCTCTTCCATTCCGGTCTCCGGACTTCCCCATGACACATCAGTCGATACGGGCGTTACCTCCGATAAGAGAGGCACGGTTCCTGTTCCTCATGCACGTTCGGTTAAACCCTCGTCTCTATCCGATGAAGAGCGTAAGCGTATCGTTTTGGAGAAACTACGTAGGGGTGACGTGTCCTTGCCGGCGAACAAGGATCCGCATAAGCTCGCGGAAATGGAAGGCGGTGACGGCCGCTAGTGACGACTGCTCGCCCCTGTTCTGTCAGAGTATCCTCTTCTCGAACCGATTCGATAGGAGGATATTCAACCGTGTTGACGGCCGCACCATTCGACCGCCACATGCCCATCAACCGTGGCATGACCTACGAGCAGATGCTCGATGCCGTGGAAACCCAGCCAGTCCACGTCATCGAAGCCACGCTTGACGATGACACTTCAGGCCTCTACTGTGAGGCTATCCAGACCATAATCATCGACGAGCATATGACCGACGTGCAGAAACGATGCTCTCTCACCCATGAATTGTTCCACTGGCTGCACGCCGATGATTCGCATGCGGAATACGGGAAAAGCCATGCCGAATGGCGTGTGCGCCGTGAAACCGCCATGTTTCTGATCGACCCGGCGGACTATGTGCAGGCCGAACGGGAATATGATGGCGAGATCTATCAGATGTCCTGTGAGATGGATGTCACGGTATTCCTTTTGGAGGACTACCGTCGGATTTTGGAATATAGCCAGCCATTGCATAGCTGAGGAGAGATAAATCATGGGACATCTGGACCCGTTCCTGCAAGACCTCAATGGTATCGGAATCATCGCCATGATGGTAGGCATCAGTGCAGTGATAGTCCGCGTGGTTTTCTGCAAGACCATGCGGGACAGAATCTATACGGGCGTGGGGGGATTAATATCCGCGATCGTCATGTCGCTGGGTATTGATTATGCGATACGGCCATTCGCCGGTACTGGTGAATCGACTGCGACGAATGGACTGGGGTTCGTCCAGCTCATGATAGGTGTGGTTATCGCGCTTATCGGAGGTGCCGTTTTGCGCGGCATCCTGAGTCTTGACGATGGCGAACCACAGCCGACAAGCAATTCCCTCATTATGGACACGCAGACGGAGCTGAACCGTCTTGCACCCCGATACGGGCTGGTGGCCGCCATGAGCAACGAGGACTCCTATTATGGCTGGTTCGTGATAGACCACGACAACGGCGGCTCCCCCGACCCGTTGTATGAGGCCAGTCTCAACGCGAACCTGCAACAGGAACGCCAGCTCGGGAAACTGTACGGCGATCCGGGTTCCGGCTTGGACTATTCCGCTTTCGGAAACACGGCCGTACAGGCCGGCCAGCAGGGCGAATCCGCATTGGCCAGAATCATCGCCTACATGCGGCTCAACGTCATCTCCTTCTGGTCCCTGTACGGGCTCAACGAGAACCGCCAGCCCATCAACGCGGACATCGACTGCGTGCTGGTCGGCATAGACCCGCAACAGCAGGTGCATGCCTGGTTCGTGGACGCGAAGAACTACAAGGGCGGCAGCGACACCAAATACGTGAACCTGGATCCACGAAACCTGGTGCGCATGAGCATCAGCCGTCGAGCCCTCATCAAAGGCTCGGACGGAACACCCGTGGTCAAGATGAGCGAGAACATGGCAACCCAACGCGATAATTGGGCGTCCACGCTCGAAACCTATCACGTGGCAGCCCAATGGATGGTCTGCATGGTACCGGGCGGACATAACGGCAACCCGGATGTCAGCGAAGCCGTCTGGCCGGGCAATGTTCGTGTCGTGACGCCTGGACAGTTGGTTGCGGAAATCCAATCCCTGAGCCTGCTGCCGGTGGACAATATTCCGCCACGTGTCGTCAGACTGTTCACCTCGGCAGTCAAACAACAGGCTCCTGCGCCAGCAGCGCCGGTGACGAACACTGTGCCGATGCCTGTGACCTCACCCGTTCCAGCCCCTATCCCCCAGCCGGCAATAACGAACAACTGCCCCAAATGCGGTCAGCCATTGAACGGACAAACCAACTTCTGCCCGAACTGCGGCACACCGCTCAACGCCTAATCAGGAGGTCAGGCTCAGTGTCGCGGGCACCCATGTCCACATGCTTTGCGGCCTACCCCGAGTCCGGCAAGATTACCGTTGTAGATGACTTCGCTCTAGCGACAAGCTAAAACAAAGTCATCTACAACGGTCTCCCAATCGTCCTTGTTCGAGGTCATCGCAGCCGCACCCGCCTTGTAGAAGTTGCTTGCCATTACCGTTTTTGTTTTGGCGAGAAAGCCTCGTCATCTTCAGTGTCGCGGATGAATCGCCTCCGCTTGTCTTTGGTTGTCTATGTAGCGTTCGACTATACTTTCGCTGTTCCTTCCCACGGTTTCGCAATAGTATCCGGCGGACCATAGCTTGTGGCGCTTTCCCCAGTAGTAGCGTTTGAGATGATCGGGGTGCTTGCTCCACAGTTCACGTGTGGTGAGCTGTTTGATTCGGCTGACTGTCCCGCTGATGGTCATGTCGGGTGGGATGCTGACGAGCATATGCACGTGGTTGCCGTCGCCCGTGTTGATTCGATGGATTGCGAACCGTGAGCGTCGTTCGGCGTCGCGGATGCTGTCGAGCACGTCCGCCTCTATTCCTGCGAGAGCGTGTTTGCGGTATTTCGTGACCAGCACGATATGGTATCTGGTCCGCACTTTCGCGGAAGCCTTTGGCTTGTATTCGTCGGGTTCCATGTCGCACACCTCTATGCTATAATCATGCTAACAACAGTTTAGCAGATTCGGAGGTGTTAGCATGACGGTCAGTCTCATCGGCTCGCCACGCAGAACCTCCGAAGAGGCGAGACTGGACAAGAACCGAAGAATCAAGGAATCCATCAAGGCGACCAAAGCCAAGAGGAAAACCCAGACCTGTTCCACGTTCGACCTGAAAATAGTGGGCAACAAACTCTCCAGCACCCAACGCGAGGCACTGGTTCGCGTGTTCTTGGAAGCCAAATGGCTATGGAACGAATGCATCGCCAGCGGAGACCCGTTCTCCTACAAGCCAAGAAAAAACGTCCTCGTGAAAACCAAGGACGACACGATGGACGAACGCGAATACCGCGTGCTCGGCTCCCAGATGAAGCAGTCCCTCGTCAAGACCATCCGATCCAACATCAAAACACTCGCAACCCTCAAGAAACAAGGCCGCAAGACCGGAACGGTCGGGTTCACGAGCAAGGTCAAGTCGCTCGGACTCCCACAACCGGAGACCACGTACCGCATACGCGGACAGAAGGCGAGGATACAGAACATCCCCGGCTGGGTCCGGGTGCGCGGCGTCGGACAATTGGAGGGATGGGAACAGGCAAAGGCCGTTCTCACCAGCGAAGCGGACGGGTGGCATCTGCATGTCACCTGCTACATGGACAAGGAGGAACACCGCAAGCGACGTGAAGCCAAGAGACTAGCGCCGGTGAAGAACACCATCATCGGACTGGACATGGGCGTGAAGACCGCCATCACATGTTCGGACGGAACGGAATACGACGTCATGGTTGGAGAAACCGACCGCCTCAAACGGGAACAGCGAAAACTGAACCGCAAGAAGAAGGGGTCGAACAACCGGCAACGCAATCGCATGAGAATCCGTCGGGCATATACGAAACAGCAGAATCGACTGAACGATGCCGCCAACAAGACAGCGGCGGAACTGCTGCGCAATGAGACCATCTTCATGCAGGATGAACAGGTCAAAGCATGGCACCGCCGTTATGGCCGAAAAATACAGCACAGCATCCTCGGCCGCGTCAAAAACAGACTGACCCGCCACGCGGGACAGGTGGTGGTGCTCTCCAAGTGGGAGCCGACCACGCAACTGTGCCCTGTCTGCGGGACGAAAACCAGAATCCCGCTGGGACGGCGCATATACAAGTGCGCCGACTGTGGTTATACGGCCCCAAGAGACGTCAAAGCCGCTCAGACCATGGTCTGGCTTGGACAATCCGAATATTCGGACAAAATACCCTTGGAACGAGGGGAATACAAGCCTGTGGAGAGCGCATCGGAGTCATACGTGGACAATCTGCGTATGTTCTCCATGCGTTCGGCGAAGCAGGAAACCGTGACGGCTTCAGCCTCACGGTAGTTCATAATTTGCTCTTTTCGTTAAGGATTGATGGTTTGGTATCCAGTTGGGCGGATTCGAATTTTTCCGCAGCTTCTCTCTGAGAGGGAAACGAGTATCTGGTGCGGGTTTTGCAGTATGGGCAGCCGACCCGCCACCATGTTTTCGTATGAGTGATCGGGCTGACGGCTTTCCGATATTCGCCTTTCATCCCGCAGTTAGGGCATAGTAGCGTCGTGTCGAACACGTCAACGTATTTGTCGCCCATGCGATCCAATGTCCGTTGCATGGCCAGGGTGTCCACGAGCTTCGAGTCGAAGCCGAGCCTTTTGACCTGCTCCGCGCTCCAATGTGCTAGGTACCGGAGGATCTGCTGTTCGATACCGTATTGCGAATAGTGGTAACGTTTGCCGGTTTTCAGTTCGATGAAATCGTCTTCGTGGGCGAAGTCTCCGGCGCAGAACCGTTCGACGGCTTCCTCTCTGCTTTTGCTGGGGAAAATATTACAGGCGATGCACCGTTGGTTCGAACAGGAGCAGAAGTACGGGTGGCACCAGAAGCCGTCCATTTGTCCGTCACGTTCGCCACCGTGTATGAACCCGAGGGGAAGGAACGTGTCGCAGTCATGCGGTTCCGCATGACCAGTGGAGCAAAGCGGGCACGGATACTGTTCGCGCATTATCTTCGCTTCGGCTTTCCTCATGCTACGTTCCGCGGCATCCACCGCATCCTGCTCCGCCAGACGTTTGGCGATAGGCTCGTTGATCTGGCGAACGATATCGACGGGCAAACCGGTCTGCTTGGCGACGGATTCCACCGTGGAACGACGCGACTGGAGCAGGTCGGCTGCTCGTTCGGCTCGACTGTGATATCGGGGCATGGTCAGACAGGGTCTTTTGCCAGATGGAAGGCGACTGCGATGATTGCGGCCAGCATGATGCTGAGGCTGATAAGGATTGGATGTTTCAAGATTCTTTCCTTTTGCTAGTTTTCAAGAATGATTTGCGTGCCACTGAAGAATGCGAGACGGTCTGCTTCACGGATTTTCTTCGGATCGGTCACATCCCGCATGAACTGTTCCCTGAAGCGCCGGTATTCGGCATCGTATCCGGAACCAGTGTTCTTCTTCTTTTGTGCCGGTTTCTGTTTCGGTGTCGGCCGACCTTTCTTGGAGGAGAGTCGTTCTCGGCGTCGCTTGTCTGCTTCGACCACACGGTTGATCTGTCTGGCACAGGAGACAACCGTTTTCCTGTCACCTACCAGATGAGCGGATACGGCTTTACGCCGCAGTCGTCCGATATTCCGGCAAGCGTCAGCCGACAGTCCCGGCAACAGTTCGAACTCGTTTAGATACAGGATTCCACCCAGCAGAGTGAAAGGTGCAATGCTCTCATTGGCTTCCGGCATCAGCATCTTCCTCCTCTTCAAGTCCAGTCAGCACTCCTGCATAGGCGTCTTCGATTTGCTGGCACCACTGTTCCATCGTCGTATCCAAGGAAATGAACATGGTCGGAGTGAACCCGCCGGTCATGTATTCATCAACGACTCGTCCCGCCAGGTCAAGGTCATACAGTTTGATTTCACCGATCAGCCTATTGTCCCGGAAGAAAGCCAAACGTCGTTGCGAATATTCCACCACACTCATGCCGCTGATAGCCCAACCGTTCAACCCGTTACAGGAACAGGCCAGAGTGTGTTCGTTCTCCTCGACAATCTTCCAATCATCCTTTTCGACGATTATTTTTAATGGTTCGTAGAATTTGCTCAAATTTTCTCCTTAATGACATTCCGGGCACAGCCACTCGTCTGTGGCGCAGTCCCATCCGTTTTCAATGAGTTCGTCATGGTTTCCCATTGCTGTTTTCCCGCATTTGCTGCAGGTCAGATGCCAGTGTTGCGGACAGTAGTGGTTTTCGTCTCCATCCAATTGCCATCCGTCGGAACTGGCGTCATCGTCTGCGTCGTCTTTGTCTGTGTAATAAGCGCTGCCGTCTTCGGGGTCGTATTGTTCATCGCATTCGTCGCAGTGGATTGCGACGAATTTCTTCTCGGTGAAACTCATAGCGTCCCCTGTTCTTGCGTCATGTCTCGGATGGCGTCCTCGAGCAGGCTTCTCGCGGCCTTGCATCCTTGAATGTATGCGCGGGATGGTTCCGTTCGGGCGTGGGCGTCGCTTGCATGTTCGAGTTTGAGTTCGCTGGAGATTCGTTTCCCTGCTTCGGTTTCCGTTTTGGCCAGCAGTTGGCGATCATGCTCGGTAAGCCAGGCGTCAAACAGTTCGGCTACGTTGGAGAATTGCGGGTTTGCCGACAGTGAATAGAAGTCCTCCGCGCCGTTTATGAAGATGTTCCTGGCTTCGCTGTCCGTCAACGGTTGGTTCACGCTCAATTGTTTTCCTCTCTTTGATGATGCTTGTCTTCGATGACCCGGATGCGTTGAATGCCGTCGAGATGAATGTGCATGGGTGTGCCGGTGATCCAATTCCAATACACGTGATCCAACACGACGGGAATGGTTGAGCCGTCTCTGATTCGTGCCGTGATTGTTCTCTCCCACCAGCATCCGGTGTTGTGTTCCAGAATCTGAACGGGCGCGGTGACTGTAAAGCCTTGCAGTGGCTTCGGGGCTGTGTCATTGAATTCGACTTCTACCGTTTTCCCTTCGAATCGGATACGTATGTCATTGATCGCCGCATCAAGGAGTGGCTTGTGCCGTCTCCCGTATTCGCCGCATCCTTGACGGTCTCGTAATTCGTTCTTGTAAGGGATGTTGATCGATGATGCCCCGTTCAAGATTCCAGCTCCTGGTTAATATCGTCGATATTCTTTCCTTCTACCAGTCGAATCATCAACGCGATAGCCCGGCACATCTTCGGATAATCTCCGAACCGTAAGGCATTCCAGAACTGGAATTCGTATTGTTCCGTCTGGGATTGATGCTGCAGCGCATTGATGATGCCAAGCTGACGGCAGGTCAAAGCGACAGGCTCGTTCCTGTTTTCCGCATAATGCGTATACCAGAGAGCCTTTCTCAGGTCTTCGACCGGCTTGTTCTTCGACCGGTATCTCCACACGTATTTGACGGCGTTGCCCATGCAGAAGCTCATGCCGGCGGTCAGGTCAATACATTCCAGACCGGGATGGGATAATTCGTAGTGTGCGGGATGTTCTACCGGATCGGCGTCACCGACTCGCGTCACTGTTTCATTGCTCAATTGCTGCTCTTCTTTCCTGCGAACACGTGCAGGTCGTACACGTTCTTGTTGACGCCGTGGATGGAACCGTCCGGCCAGACTTCCAACACGTAATCCGTGTCGTAATCCAGGTCTCGAACGCTGAGGTCGCTCATGCCGTTGAATTGGAGTGTCCCGGCTTTCGGCTCGCCTTTCCACGTGAAGATGACAAGGCAGCCTTCCAGCTCATGACAGTTTCGGCCAACAAGGTTGGTCAGTTCGACGAGTCGCCGGTCATCTTCGGTCCCGAACCTGTCGTAAGCGTCATGCAAAGCGGTTTGAATATCAAAATAGATGCAGGAACACTTGCTGGTCAGATTGTCTTCATCCGATTCTTCCAAGTGGAAGATGGAACGCATGCGTCCAGACATCGTGACGGCCGCAACATGTTCCTCTTCCTGGCTGGGCTGACGGTAGGCGTGAGCGCGATAACCTTTGATGAATGCTTGTCTGAGGCTGTTACTTCCAAGGCCTGCATCCTTCAAGGCATTCAATGCTTCCTGCTGCAGGTCGATTTTCTCGGACACGATTAGGCTTCTTCTTCGATGTGGGCTGATGGATGCGAATCCGTTTGAATCAATGCGAATTCGAGTTCCACGCCAGGGTTGCGTCGCAGATAGGATTGCACGGATTCCACTCCGGCGACGATGCACGCGGCCTCACCACGTCGAACATCATGGCGCCCGTTCTGGTTGGCGATACCGGTCGCATACTCGTGAAGCCGAGTCAGCACGTCAACGTCAACGGGGGTTGTTCTGGTGTCCTTGCTGTAGTCCGTGTGTTGCCGGATCCAATCCAACAACGTCCAGTTGTCTCCCCATAGCATCAACGTTCCGGGATTTGGGTAAGCGTCATCGCCGGTGCCTTTAATCCGAATGATTTGTTTGAAGTTTCGTACTGGTTCACTCATTGTTTTCTGGTTTCTTGATTCCGGTCACGGCTTGCACGGTGACGTATCCGTCCGTGTCGAAGTAGTCGACCATGGCGTTGTTGTTCTGATACGTGTACTGGTCGCCGACCTGCTGGCAGAGTTTCTTTGCGTTGCGGACTTTTGGAGTTTCGATGACGCAGGCTTGCTCTTCTACGGTCAGCTGTTCGTTGTTCTGGATTTTCTGGTTGATTCGCCGTGCTGTTTCATCCCATTCGTCGGAGGAGGCGCTTCCTCCATGAGCTTCGATGATTCCTCGTCCGGCCCTGTGTTCCGGACCGATGATCCGGTCTTCGGAATCCGCAGCCATATATTCGGCGTGGGTCGGCACGTATGTGGAGGATTCGCCTTCCGGCAGTTGGATGGTGAATCGGGCTCTCCAACTTGCGGAACCTGTACTTGTTCGGACTCCGATCTTCCAATCTTTTGGAAGTTGACCGTTCTTCTGCAATGCTTTGATGTCCGCGCGCATGAGTTTCGCGTTTTCCGCCGGACTGCGACTGGCATCGTATTTGCCGCCGGTGATGGCGGTGGATCCCATGTAGCCTTCCGACTTCACGGAGGGCTTGATGATCGGCTCATCAACGGTCGCCGAGCTTTTCGCTAACAATTTGGAGGCACGCTGAATCATGTCGTTGGAGGGAAGTCCCGCATTCTTGTTCTCGTTGGCGAATGTGCCATCGCTGTTTCTGAGCTGTTGTTTCGCTTGCGCTGACTTAATGGACATGTTTTCGTTCTTTCTATTCAGATGACGGGATTCGCGGGAACTCTCGTTGGATTGCCTGCTGCGACATACTGCCCATAGTCCGGGTCGTCTTTGCAGAGTGTCCAGTCTCCGCTGCCGTCATCGTGGTAGGTCATGTGTGATTTCACGCCTTGTTCGATGAGACATCCATGGGAGCAGGTGTTGAGACGGTTTTGTTCGGGTAGTTTCATATAGCCGTCGAGGCTGTTGCGGTCTGCTTCGGGACGGAGCACGAAGTCTCCTATTCCGTTTTGGATGTCTTGGATGCTTGTGTTGGCTGCGTGGCTCATTGGTGGGTCTTCCTTCAATTCTCTATGTGGATATATTCAGTATAACATGCATATATCGTAGAAGATAATCCCAATGAAAGATATTCACGGTTTAAGGCAGGCGCCTGGTGCCGAGAAAGCCGAACCGACGTCCGCAGATTCTCCAGCCTCTATCCACTTTAGGCATTCTCGAAAGCCTCCTGATCGAACTTGGTATCCACGTGGACGGTCCATCCGCTGCTGATCACCTCATTGCAATAGTGCTTGCGGGATGCGACCACCTGGGATTGCAGGTACCTGTTGTCCCTCAGCTGTTCCGCAGTGGGGTTGCCGAACAGTGGCGTCGGTATTCTTTTCGACCCGGTCTCCGTGACGAAGTACAGGTTGAGCACCGTGTCGTCTTTTACGCGGCGCATAAAGTCGCCGAGTTTTTCGGTCTTGTCTTCAGACAATGGATCTCCTTGCTGTTCCATACTTTATGTAGATATATTCAGTTTAACAGGCATAACAGAATTGTTTCAGAAAAAAGAAAAGGTGCGGCTCACCCAAAAAGTCCACAAAGGAAAGCCGCACCATAGGAGAATCCGAGGAAAATCAGGATTGCCATCGAGAGGATTCGGGTCGAGAGAACGTAGGCCCTCATCCTGATATCTCAACCTACCGTAGTGTTTCCGAAACAACAGGCGATATATTGAAACAATCAGATGGCTTAATTTTCTTTCGCCTGGCATTGCTGCAGGAACCCGATCGTCTCGCTTTTCTCCCAACTGCTCATGGAAAGTCCATACTTGTCTTTGATGTAGACGCGCTTGGCCATGTAGGAGCACTGGTAGCCGCTGTTGCTCGGCAGCCAGACGGATGGGGTGGATGCGGCCCATCGTCCGACGGACTTCTTGGGGACACCGCTCCCGTACAGGTTGATGCCCTCGCTTTTCGCATTGTTGGCATCCCCCTGGCTGGCAAGCAGCACGTCCGGATCGTTCGCGTATTTCACGCGATCGTTTTTCCTTGAGTTCTTCCACAGGCCGGAGGCCCATGCGTCGTTCAAGGCGACCACATGGTCGATCTGCACTGCGGTGCTGTCTCCGCTGACGGTCTTCCCGTTCTTCACGACGCTCTTCCGGAAGTTGATGGTCTGGCCCGTATAGGGGTCATGCAGTGTCCCGGATTGCACCTTGCAATTGGAGTCCATGACTGGATCGGTCAAGTCACGGTTGAGTATGTAGTCGCGGGTGGTTCCGTATCCGCAAAGCTGGTCGCTGTTCTGCCAGTCCCCGAAATCCTCGGCGCGATTGTAGCCCTTCGTATGGGGTGTTTCGGTCGGGAGGTTCCGGGTGGCTGTGATGGCTTCGGACACGCTCATGGGGCTTGCTGCGGAAGCCGGCAGTCCGCTCGCTCCCATATCCGTGTTCGTGGAATCCTTTTCTCCGGTGTTCCCCGAGGAGGTCAGACCGTCTTTGATCTGGCCTTCGATTTTCGACAGGTCCGGTTTTTTCAACCCCAAGCCGATGTTTGTTTTCTGCATGGAGTCTTCGCTCGGAAGTATCTGACTGATGCTGGTTATTGCAGGCAACCCGAATTGTGGGGCGACCGTGGCCCATACTCCGGTTTGGATGATGACGATGATGGTTATGAGCACGATGGCCAAGCCGCCAAGGATGCCGGCGACGGTTATGCCGGTCTTGTTTTTTCTCGATGCCACGACGGTTTCCTTTTCTAGAACAGTCCGCTGATGATGGTCCAGACGACCGCGATGACGAATAGGATGACGATGATCGCTCCGAACAGGTCGGCGTTGCTGTTGACGAATTCCGCAAATGGGGGAAGTTCCGGTTTCTTGTCATTGGCCATGATGGTCTCCTTAGTTGTTCTGTCCATTGTTTTGGCTGTCGGATGCCGTACCATCCGACGATGTGCCGTCTGAGGCGTTATCGGACGAGGTGTTGCCGGTCTCGTCGTCGGAGTTCGCCGAGGTCACGTCGCTTTTGTTCAGTGCGTTCGCATAGGGTCTCAACGTCCTGACGCTGCCATCCGCTCCCCAGTCGATGATCTTCGCGTTACCGGATGTAGGGTTCTTGACCAGTACGGTGATGTTCGTCTTGACGGTCGAGCCGCCGGTGTTGTCCGAAGATGACGTGTCGCTTCCCTTATCGGAACTGTCTTGCATCGCGGCATACGGTTCGAATGTGATGCTGATCGACGCCGCAGCATAGGGAGGCGTGTCGCTGGATTGTTCCTTTGGTACGGATTGCCCGTTCTTGTCGCACTCCACAAGCCAGTTGATGCTCACGTTTTTGAATGTTCCGATGGCTGCTGGCTGGTAGGCGTGCTCGCTGTTCGGGTCCCCGACCAGCACGGTGAACGCGTTGCTGTCTTTCCCGATGTAGGCTTTCGCCCAAGCGTTGACGACGTTCTGGAAGCTGGACGCCTGGTCGATGCGAGAGTATCCGGATGGCGTATAGGATTGGGCTCCGCCAGCGCCGCTTGCTTTCAACGGCAGCACTGTTGGCTCTCCCACGGCGGTGGCCACGTTGTTCTTCCATGAAATGAGCTGGGTTACGTCGCGGGTGGATCCGTCGGACAGGTCGGTCAGGGAGAACTGGTGGCTCCACCAGTCGGTATGTTCCTTTCCTGTTCCGGTGTCCTCGTCACTGGATCCGACTTTTGTCGCCGAATCCCATAACAGGTTCGTGGTCCCGTAACGGAATGGTCCTTTGTTTGTGTCCAACCATTTGTTGACGGACGCCAAGGCTGCCTGTTTTCCTGGTTTGTCTACGCTGATCTCCTTGTATTTCGCGCTCAACATGGAACCCATGTCCTGCAGCGTGCTGATTGCGCGAATGCTGATGACGGGAGCGACGATTCCGGCGATCATGAACACGGTGATGAAAACTTTCCACCAGCGGGTGTTTCGCATGGCGCGTTTGATTGCCGTCAGTTCGACTTCGTTCTTCCGTTTGTCTTCGGTGATGTCCATTGGAGATTCAACGGATGCTTTTCGTGCCACTTCGTCTCCTTGAGAATCTGAACGTGTTATCTAGTGTCAGACTATCCGGAGTCTCAGCGTGAAAGCGGTGGAAGTCGGGAAAAGAAAAAAGAGACTCGGATACTGCCGAGTCTCTTTTTTGTGTCAGCGGGTCTGCGCGTATTTTCTGGCCAGCTCCATGTCAAGTCCTCCGTTGACGAAGCATTGTTCCACCGCGGCGTTAAGAAGAGCCTGCGTGGTCATGTTCGTCTCGACCGACTTGATTCGCAGCGCGAGATAGTTTTCATCCGTCAGGTTCGTGCCGAGCCTCCGGTCGAACGAATACACGGGCTTCCTCCGGCCGGCCCTCCCGGATGCTTCATTCGTTTTCGTCTCATGATCTTCCGGGATTGCTTCAGAGACTGCTTTCTGCTCGGGAGCCTCGACCGTCATCTTCGGTTCGGGGGGTTCGGATAGGAGAGGCCGACGCCCCATGTCGCGAGTGTCCTGCAGGCCGCGTCCGAAAGCGCTGTTGATATTCTTTACCATGTTTCAACTCCTACTCGATGCCGAACTGTTTGACGAGGTCAATGAGCTCTTGGGTGACGGAAGCGTAATCCCTGTTGTCTATCTGGTTGGTTCCGTACAGATTCTTGATGGCTTCCCTCTCGTGGATGACCGTTTCGAATCGTGTTGCCTCCAGCTCATCCAATTGTTTCACTGCGTCACGCGCGAGTTTGGTTCGCGCTTTCACTCGCGTGAGCAGGATGATGCCGTTTCTGGCGGCCGCATAGGTCTTCCCTGCATGGCTCAAATCGCTGATGGACGGCTGGCAGGGGATGATTGACACGTCGGCCGCCTGGAGTGCCGTCTGCACCGTTCCCGCATCGGATGGAGGCGTGTCGATGATGACCCATCCTTTGTAGCGTTCGCGAATCCTGTCGGGCATTCCGAGGATCACGTCATTGGTTTGGATCACGTCGAAACCCAGCTTGTAGGGTTTGTGCGGAGTCCCGTTGGCTTCGTCTTCTTTGCGACGACGATCGTCCTCGATTCGCACGTATTCGTCCCAGAGCGTCGCGCCACCGGTGTTGTCGGCGTCCAGAACCGTGACGTGTTCGCCGCGCCGGGCGAGGCATCCGGCGATGAGCATGGCTGTCGTCGTTTTTCCGACGCCGCCTTTGATGTCGGCGACCGCGACAAGAATCGTGCTTTTCAGCATGCTGTTTTCTCCTCTGTTCACGTTTTCCGCCGCCAAGGTGGAGGCGTGGGACGCGCTTTTTTTATGTGGCCACATTCAGTGTAGCAGAGGCGCATTTTTTTGTGGAACCAGCTCTCCCCATCAACAGGAAAACAACACAATGCGGGAATGATCAGGCAGAGAAACGCTTCCGCATTCATCTGCCAAACCATTCCCGCATTTCCACAGTTCTTTGCGAAAATTTTAGGATGCCGTAAACAACAGCCTCTCCAAAAACGCTTTGAGCAACACGCCCAAATCCGGGAGCTGACTAGCAATCCCCTGCATCCATTCACGGATGGGAATGCCCATCGCCTCCAGGACACCGCTGATGACCCACACGAAGAACAGGCCCGCGCATATCCTCGCCGCAACGGACAACATTCTCATCGAACGTCCCATGATCCTCATGAATACGCTGACGCCGCCGACCGCCAACAGGAGCAGGGTCAGCACGGCTCCCGTTGGCGTGAACATCCAAGCGAACAGGACGGTGAGAAAATCGGCGGCTCCCTGCCCAGCCGTCTGAGTAACAGTGCCGGTGTCCATCAGAATGCATCTCCATCCGTTTCGAACTCATCAGACGTTTTCTGGCGAGGTGGGTTCTTCGGCGCGTTGAGGTTCGCATGGTATTTCGCCGCTGCTTCCTTGACCTCTCCCGTGATACGCGCGCTCTCCAATGCGTCGGCGGCTTCCTGTTCGCTCATGTGGCCCTGTTGCCGGAAGTTGTGCATCATGCTGTTCTCCACCACCCCGAACGCCTTGTCTCCATCGGAGTTGAGACTTCCGTCCTCGGAGTGCATTTCGTTCAATGATTCATCGAGATCGAACGGATTGTCTTCGACCGGAGCAATCGGAGTCATGACCGTCGTGGGCCTGTTGCCTAGGCTTAGGATTTCGTTGCGGCTCTTCTCCGCTCTAGCTCCCAGTGCGCCGATTCCGACCTTGGCTCCATGCCAGAGGTCACGGTTGGTGGCGAGCTTACCCAATGCGACTGCACCTGCCGGCAATGTGATCGGGTTGGATGTGAGTGCGGCAGCGGCGATACCGGTCGCCGCGACTTTGGCGCCACGCTTGACCACGTCACGCAACGGTTGGGATTGCATGACACCTAGGGCTGCCTTGCCTGTCGCGCCCAACAGCATAGCTCCTCCGCCCAGGCCGCGTGCGGTCTGATTAAGCAGGCTTGCACCTTTTGCCATGGTACGGGCGCGGCCGAGCGATGCGCCGGGATGGCGGGCCATATAGTTCTTGACGCGATCATCGTAGGACATGCCGCCCGTCATGAACGCCTGAGCTCTGTCGGCTCGGTTGGTGAAACGTGCGGCGACTCCTGCGAGGGACCCGCGTACGGTGCCTTCGTTCATGCGCCCCCATCTATAGCTGAGGGAGTCTGCTCCGCGGGCTGCGATCGCATCGTATTCTTTCGCGTTGCGTCCGTACAGGTTGCGGTCGCCGCCGTCGAGGTCAAGATTCTTCCTCTCCGAATCGAGCATGGAGTCGAGTTTGCTTTCGCCGGCGGTGGGACCGAACATCCTGTGGCGCGGTCCGGCGTTGCGACTGGACATGCCGCCGTGGTTTCGGCTTGTGAGGAGCCGTCTCATGAGGAGACCGCTGCCTATTCCTCCGCCGATTCTCCTGAGGCCGGCCAGCACTCCGCCTGCCATGGCTCCACCGGTGGCGATTCCCATCATCGCTTTGAAACTGAACGGGTTGCCGACTTTGAGCACGCTGGTGCAGAACAGGCTGATGGCCGCGATTGCAAGCACCGGACTGAAACCGCTGATCACGTTGTACATGAAGCTGCTGCTCATTTCGGAACAGAACTTCAACATGAGCTGGCAGATGAATGAGGCGATGGCTCCCAAAGCCGAATACAATCCGCCGGTCATGCTCAGGTTGCACGTGTATTTCACCCAGTTCTTCAACACGTTCTTCGGAGCTTCGCCTATGGGGAAAGCTCTCACGAGGAATGCTACGACGAGGAACAGCACCATCAGGACGAGCATGAGCTTGGTCATGATGAGGATGACGCTGAGTAATCCCCAGACGATCATGTTGCAGATGCCACCGAGCACGGATCCGAATGCGCCCAGATTGTCAGGTGCTGAATTGCCGTACAGGTTGTCCAGGGTGATTCGCATCGCTCCTTGTCCGGTCGAAGAATCCTGCGTGTCACCAAGGTTGGCTTCACGCCAGGTTCCGCCGACGTTGGGGATATCGAAACGCCAGCCCAGGTTCGCGGCATCGGCGATGTTCGTGTTCTGGACGTTGCCGCTCGAATCACGGAAGTCATTGTCGTTGTGAAAGGCCCGATACTGGTCGCCTGTGAATTGCTTTGTGCCCAAAGCCACATTGCACAATTGGAGTATGTTCTGGTCTATCTTGTCATCGTCCCCGTAGAAGTGGGCCCCGTTCCCGCCTGAGATGTCGCTGAACCCATCCTTTTTCAGTCTGACGGTGAGCTTCCCGTTTTTGATGGCACCTGTATCCTTGTCCCCCATGTTTTTGACGAGGATGTTCCAGCCGTCACGGCCGTACACCTTCCCACTGCCGTCGATACCGCAGGTCTCCCAAAAGATCCCCGCTCTGGTCAGTCGAACATATTTATCCCGATCGTTCTGCTCCTTTTCCTTGTCATTGACGGAACTGTCTTGAGGGTCGATCCAACCGTGTTCGCTGAACAACCATTCTGCTGTGTCGGAATCGATACTCAAACCGGTTGCCGCATTCGTCAATGTCATTTGCACCGCAGGATCGGTGTTCGTGTTCATGTCAAGCACATGGCAGTACGCTTGCTGTGCGTTGTCGGCCACGCCTGATGGCGTGTTCGGCCCCGCTGACGGATTACCCCATTGCATCGTCACCCACGATCGGAGAGCTGTTTCCTCCCACATGCGGTTCACGGCCTTGGTGATAGAGGATGTGTCTCCCCCGTTGCCGCTGGTCGCGGTGTCGTACTGCTGGTGCATGGCATACAGGTAATCCTGGCAGTTCGTATTACGGTTGAGTGCTTTGTTGCTGAACGCCATCATGTTCGATTCGCCGTCGTTCAACCCGTCCAGATCAAGTCCGACGGTGAGCTTGTTGACTGCGCCGTTGATGGTGTTGACGACCCACCAGGGACTGCCGGTCGCCGGTTCGGTCGCATTCTCCGCGGTTTTCGAGGCTCCTGTCCCCAACACGATGAGAGCCGCAAGGCACAGCACTGTGGCAAGCAGTCGTTTGCTCGCCTCTTTCGTGGTCCCGATGTCGAATCCCGCCGCGAGAAGCCATACGACGATGGCGGTCACCATCAACGCCGCGGGAATACCGCCGGCCATGACATTGTCGATAAGTTTCGCCGTGGCGTGGTCGACCGACGCTCCGGCGGTCTTCAATGGGGTGAAGCTTGCCGCGAACTGGCTTAGAGAAAGGGCGGATGACCAGCAGAGCTGTGTGATCTGCATCAGCATGTTCGGCAGGATGTCCCTCGTCGTATGGCTGATCAGGGCGGGCACGTTGGCGAGGAATCCGATAATGCCGCTCGATGGTTCGATGCGGCTGGTTATGCTGCCGACATTGCTTCCCCATCGGCCGGACGGAAGACATGTCGTGTAATCGACTTGGGTGCTTGTGGTCGTAGCGCATGCCGGCGCGCTCGCGCCTCCGTCGTTTTCGACCATGGCGAATGCTTGGGAGGGCAGTACGGCCACTGTCATCAGAACGACGAGCAGAACAATGAACAGCATGTTCCGTCGCGCTTTCATCCTGACCGGGAGGCTGGGCTGCATCTGGGTTGAAGCGCTCACAGTATCCACATCTCCTTCAGACTGCTTAGATGCTCTGGCTGATTCGAATTGGGGTAGAAAACCTCTCCGGCGATGTTCCGGCTCTGCAATCTCCTGAGGAGTCTTTTCCATCGGACCTGCTGGGTCCGGTCTTTGACTTGGCCGACCATGAGGAATGGTGCGGCGACCAAGCCGATGAGGATGAACACCACGCCGAATGTGATGCCGATGATCGGGGCGAGCATAAGACAGATCAACAGTCCTATAACACCGCCGATGATTGTCGAGAACACGGTCTTGGATCGGGCTTCCGTGCTTTTCGTGATCATGAACGTGTTCTTACGTTCGATTGATGCGGTGGATGAGACCTCGGTGATGTCATCCATGGTTTCCCTTGGATGCAATTGTCTTTGCTCGCCCATGAATATGTTCCCCGATCAGATTCCGAGGTAGTCTTTGCCCTGGCTGCCCACGGCGTTGACGATCCAGTCAAGAGCTGTCAGCAATGCCGGGATGGTTATGGTCGGGCCAGCGAAGATGAAGATGACGGCGAGAACGACGATGACTCGTGTGACGCTTGGACAGAACATGGAGACCAGCTGGTTGCTTCGCCCCATCGCCTTGCTGATTCCTCCCAGGATAAGCCCCAAGGCCAAGATCACTGCGGCAGCGGCGCCCACCTTGGTGATGAGCTGTCCGGCGGTCGAGTTGAGGATGCCGTCGAACATGGCGTGATAGCTTCCGACAAGATTGCTGGAAGCGGCGATTTCTATGGTGTTGCCCATTATTGGATTCCCTTCGAATTTGGTTTGAAGGAACCCTCCTGCGTTTCCCGAGTGTATCAACGGAATCGGTTGATAACGATAGGTTTTCGGTTTTTAACAAAGTTTCTTGCATTCTCAGACAACACGGGGAACACAGATTAAGAAAAACCCATCCGGCATCAATGGAAGCCGGATGGGTTGGCATGTTTTTTTCGGTCCTACTTGTCGCCGGGGCGATAACCGTCGTCGAAGTCTTTCACGCTCACGATGAACGCCGGCTGGATCTGTTCCATGTTTCTGGTTCTTACAGCGGCATGGTATTTGGGGAGGTTCGTCACCGCTCCTCCAGTCCACCCATCCAATCCCTCATTGTCGGTCAGACGTGCCGCGGTCAGCGTGGCTATGCGCGGAATCGACGTGTTGTAGCTGATGAACGTCGTGTACCCCAGGAACGAATCCAACAACGTGTCGGACAACTGGGTCGGGTATTGGGTGGCGAACACGAGAATCAATCCGAACGAACGCCCCTGCTCCCTCAGATTCTTCAACACGTCGTCCGACCCGTTCGCCAGCAGGCTCAGCTCGTCGCAGACGAGCATCGTGTGTTTGCCAAGCGTTAACCAGTCCTTGCAGTGTGCGAACACCGTGTTCCAGAACCGGTACATGAGCCACGAGCCCAGAATCTTGTCCATGAGTTCGGGAAGCGAGTGGCCATTGTGCGGGGCGAGCACGATGTGATAGTCGCCCGGGTGATCCAATATCCACTTCCATGTGACGGTGCTGCGTCGCGGTGTGAACATGTGTTCGATGGCGAGGAACTGGTTGACCTTGTTCACCGAGGCGTTGGTACGCTGCAGTATTTCACGATCGCTTCGCGCCGCCTGCCCCTTCTGATCCGGTCGTCCGTACAGTTGTTCTGCGGCACGCGCGGCCAACGTCATGTCTATTCCGAGAGGATCGTCCTTCAACTCCAATGCGAGAGCCCTGCATACCTGTCCAAGCGCTCTGGCTGATCCGGTTTGACCATCCGACCCACACAATGCGACCACGGCCCAGCCGATAGGTGACTGCTGTTGCCTGAGTTGACCGGCCCCGGGATACTGTTGCTCGAGTTGTCTGCATCTTCTTAGGATGTCCCCCGGCTTGTGTTGGTCGTATCGGCTTGCGGCCACGCCGATGGTCATGGATTGGGTGATGATGTTTTGGGAGTCGTTCTGAATGTCGCCGGCATTGAATGCGTATCTCATGGTTTTGGCGACGCTTTCCGCCGTCTCCTGGGCGTTCCTTCCCTCCTGCATTCCGAGCAAATCGAGACCGATGCTGGAAGGATCAGTGAGATATATGACACGTGGATGGGAGTCAATCCCCTGCGTTTGCCGATACCGGTCCAGCACTTCCACTCCGGTGTCGTCCTTCATCCAGAAGTGGATGAGTCGTGAATCCGTTCCCCACACGTCACGGCTGGTATCGTTGCGATGGCTGATGGCCCATTGGCTGATGCCGTGGGTCAGAACGGTTTTTCCTGATCCGGCTTCACCGCTGATTGCGATTCCGCCATAGAGCTGTGTCGGATCCAAGTATCCGGGACGTCCGGAATCGTCCAATCCGATCAGGACGCCTCCATGGGACAATGGTTCGGGCACCGGGTGAAGGTCCTGTTTCACCGCCGTGGATTTCTGCACCGGCATGAACAGTGTGGTCGTGGTCATTGGGCTGAAGACCAAAGTGGTGCGTTGCGGGCCATATCCCGTCGCATACACTCGTTTGTCTTTCATGCCGAGTTTTGTTTCGGTGTCACTGAGATTCGCCTTGCGTTTGCGGCGAAGCCACCAGTATCGGCGTGGGCGTTGGAGAATATCATCCCATAGAGTGTTCCTCCACCATCTGATTCCAGCTGCAACGGTGAAGGCAAGAGGAATGATCCACAACCATGACGGTATCGGCAACAGCATCAAAGAGCAGTACGCCAACAGTCCAAGACATGCGAATTTGTAGTGCGGCGGTACTCGGAAGTACATTCGAGTGCTGTTGTCGTCGTTCAGCATGGCTTTCGCGTTTGCGGAGAGTAGTCCACTCAAAACCCAAGGCACCAGCAGCATCGCCGCTACCGTTCCCGCCAGCCAGAAGAATGTGGCAAGACGAATCGGAGTGATGACGGACAATACCATCGTCAACAGGGTGACAGCCAAGGTCACGATGAGTCCGCCCAACTTTGGGTAGCTGGGATGACTGCTCATGTTGGAGAGCAGCGGGAACATGGCCTGTCCAGCCCGTTGTGCGAGTTCTGCGTTCCGGCGGCTGTCGGCGCATGCTGCGGTGACTCGCGCGCAGAGCGTGTGTGCTGCGACAAATTCGTTGCCGTCCTCGACGGTGGAATGCTCGTCGGCAACCCAATCTCGAATTCGGGCCTGTTCGAAATATCCTTGCCTGCGGAGCGTTACGCTGACATAACTGTCTGCCGGCATCAATGCTTCGACGCTTTTCCGAATGCCGGCGGAATCGGTGCGCATCTTCTCCATCGTCGCCTTTGAATTCAAGCGGGCCCGCCATGGCACAAGAGAGTGAGCTGATCTGCTGATTCCTTCCGGCAGTTCGGGTTCGCCGTTCCCTGGCAGTGGGCTGATGGAAAAGCCGGCGAGATCACCCGCCTTGCGTATGCCTTCGCCATCGCCATGCACATATTCACGGACCGGCTCGTTTCCCACTCTGACGAGCAGCAGCGTGCAGTCCTCCAGATTTCCTGGGACATCATCCGCGATGGATCTCAACTGGTCGCCATCGAGTTGGCTGATGCTGCGAGTCACCTCGTACCATGCTTTTTCTTTTTCGCTCATATCCGATGCCCTCCTGTCAATTCGATTGTTCTGCGGTTGCCGGTTCGGTGGAGTAGAGCATGGCCAAGGGGAATCCTTCCGGCAAGTCGAACTTGGTCAGCTTCTCTCTTTCCAACAGTTGATATAGCCATGTGGTCATGCGGACCGTCGCATCCTTGTCTGCCAACGCCCATCCCAAATCCGCATACCCGTCCTTGACGGTGCTCTGGTCGCCGATGGTTTCCCTCATCCGTCGTATGGTCTTCACCGCAATGTATTTGGAAACGTCGAACATGATCGCATCCAATTGCCAGAGTCGTATTTTTTTCAAAGCCGGATTGCGTTGCAGGTTGACCATGAGGAACGGGACCACCAGCGAACGGCGTCCTGTTTCGCAAAGCGTCCGTATCTTCTGCAATGCACGGTAGCGTTCGGTCTTGGCTTCCTCCAAACGCTGCTGGTTGGTTGCGAAATTTTCAGGAAGAGAGTTCAACGCTTTCACCTCCGATATACCCGTAGAATCCTCCCCGGTATGCTTCCGGCTTCCGCCATCCACTGACATCCCAGCCCCATTGGTGTCTGATTGTTTCATCCATGACCGTCCATCCCCAGTCACGGATTGTCGTCACAGGTTTTGTTGATGGGGTGCATCGGCTCCAGTCCGGTGAGAACATGCTGCGTTCGACGTTCAGCATGTCCCGGTATGTTCCGATCCCGCCGGTCGGGTTGCCTTGCTCGTCGAACCAGTCGTCCCATAACGCGAATCCCATACGCGACGCCACGGATGGGTCGCCGACCAACATCTCGTCGGCATGGCTTGCCGTTTCGATGATGCTGCCCAATGCCGGGTACTGCCATTGGCTGGTGTCGCGTATGAGCAACCAGATACAGATGAGTCCACGTCGTTGCATCGGCGAGTAGGCGAGCAGCTTCGACCAATTGGAGATTTTCTGGCTCATGTTATTTGGGTGGACCTGCACTTCGATTCCCGCAAGCACGTTGTTCGATGCGAGTGCGGTGATGTCCGTCGAACAGCTGTGAGGCAGTCCGGCTTCGCTGACCGCCTGCGGGTCGATGAGCCGGAACGCTCCCCAACCGTCGCCGCCGACGAGTTTGATGTCCGGATTGACACCGAGATGCAGTCCGACGTGCGCCGCATACGTATTGTGGCGCACGTGGCGTCTCATTCCGATCAACTGCTTGTCCGAAAGCATTCTACGAAGCCAAGTTGCTGAATTAAACAGGCCGAGCGTGTTTCGGATGAGTTTCTTGTCGGAGCTCAACGACAACCAGGTTTGCGGGATTATCTGCCCGGAAAATCTTTCGTAAGGACTGAAGCCGATGTCGATGACTCCCAGCCGACACAACGCGCCGTACAGGTTCGGTTCGTCGCGATGGAATTCGGGAGCTCCTTTCACGGAGAGTCCCGCCCGAAGCTGGTCGACGGTGCATGTCCTCCATGAAAGCAATGCGCCGATGATGCTCGTAACCAATTCACTGTTTGCCTTGACCATGCTTTCCGCGAACAATCGGTTCGGGACGATCCACTGATGACGTTGCGCCAACACTCCGGGGTGTTCGTTGTTCGCCACGTCGCTTCCGCGAATCCAATCGGCGTCGCTACCCATCGGCCATAGAGCACGGTCATCGGGATTCGGTGTGAGTGAGAGATCAACCACGATGGAACCACCCTTTTTTCTTTTTCACTTCGAACTTGGCCGGTTCGAATCCTTTATCGGGCAGAACCCATTCAAGGGTCTGCTCTCTCGCCAAGTCCAGATTCGAGTCAGCCCAATTCGATTTACCGGATGCGATCAGATTGCCGGCCTCGACCGTCTGGTACTCGACTCCGAGAAAAATCCCGTATCTTGAATAATCAAGTGGCCGGTAGTCTGTCATTCCGACCGGGACCGTGTCTTTTATTCCGATACATTCTCGGGGCAAACCGTAACGGGGAAACGCGCTGAGCAGATTCAACGCATCTCCTTGCGTTTGCACGCCGGCTTTGACGATGACCAGGCAAAGGTCGCCGGCGAGAACGTAGGGGACGACCATTCCTCCGGCGGCTGTGGTGCTGTCCTGCAGATCATCTGCGCTGATACGGTCGAGATCCAAGACGACGAAGTCCCAGAGCTTGCGTGCTTCCTCGATGTATGCGCGGTAGTGGTCCCACGACACCATCGCACCGGCCGGTGGAGCGAACGAAACATCGTAACCGATGTTGAACATTCGTCCCGAATTGGCGCCGTATTGTGCCGCCATGCCGGGACGCCAGTCGGCTATGGTGCGCGCCGGCATACGCTGCCCAGGGTCGAAGAAGGAACGTTGCGATGACTGTCTCATGTTGCCGTCGATAAGGAGGGGGCGTAGTCCTTTTTCTCTTGCCCGCTCGCATAATCTGCGTGAGGAAACCGTCTTTCCCACGCCTCCAGTGTTCGATGTGACAATGATCATGGGTGCCGTCTGGCGGGTCCTGTTCAGGATGATATCGCCTACCAGACGCTTGTCGATTGTCTGTATCCGCCAGAACTCGTGGACGAAATCCGTGATGCTTCGGTCCATGAAATATTCGGGGAGGGCCTGCGCTCCGATGGGTATCTGTCCGCGGTCGATCCAGTAGATTGTCCAGCCTGCATCGGCGACCGGCATCCAGTTTCCCGGGAGGTTCGTGAACACGATTCCCTGACGGCCTGGACGCACCGGGTGCCTTGTCAGGAAGTCTGCCTGGGCTGCGAAATCCTCTCCTGCGGGCACCCTCCAACGCTGTTCGGGGACCTTGGATCGCAGCACGTCGAGGATGCCTCCATGTCCGATTATCAGACTTGCCATCTTTTCTCCAAGTTCCTTTGAACTGTTTTTTGCTTGTTCCGGGGGTTTGCTCCGGAAAGAGACCATTTTTGACGAAACAACACTGATTTAGTTTTATTGACTGTTTTTTGTTTTTTGTTGCTTGTTCGTCAATCGTCCTGTTTGTTCATTTCTTGATATTACGTCATATCTTGTTATGTGCCGAATATTTGTTGAAATTAACCATTCAGGATGATGACTTTGCTGATGTATGGGTTGTTGCGGTTCGTTGCTTTGTTGCGTTTTCGTTCCGTAGGTTCGTTGCTTTGTTGGCAATGTTGCGGTTCGTTGCTCTGGTTTTACCCTGCTGTGATGTGGTAATGGTGTCTTGGTGTTTGTGTGATGTGTTGCGGGTTGGCTTCTTTCTCTTGTTCTCGGATTGTCTTTTTCTTATTTTTTCTTCTCTTCTTTTTTTCTGACTTTTCTTGGTTGCCTGTCTGCTCTTTTGTTTTTGTCCGTGATTTTTCTGGTCCGCTAGTTTGCATGAGAAACGGCGGCCGCGCGACGCCGCGCCGAAGTCAAAACGGTTAATTTCAATATTTTTTCGGTTATTCGTTGTTTGCTCGGATACAGTCGTTGAAGACGGTTCACTCGAACGGTCCTGCCTTGACGAAGGGAGTTAACGATGGCAGATTTTCCATGGAACAACAATTTCGGCACCCCGACCCCAGCCCCGGCGCCGGTCGACGATTCCAAGCCGGTGAACGAAGCCGGGCAAGCGGACGATTCTGAGAACTGGTCGGCATCGGGCGAGGATTCTCAGCCTGACGTCCAGCCGGAAGAGACGGATTCCGTCGATGAGACAACGCCCGACCGTGAGGAAGAAACCTCCGTCAAGGGTGCCAAGACCACGCGGCGCAAGACCGCGAAGAAAAACTCGTCCTTCCCTCATTTGGAAGCCGCCTCGTACGCGAAGATCAAGGACATGCTCGACGTTCTTTCCGATGACCGTACCGCGAACATCGCCAAGATTCTGTGCGAGACCAGCAAGACCGACGCTCCGGTTCTGCTTGAGGTGTTGACGGAAACCAAGACGCGGAAGCGGGTCGCCGAATTCTCCAAGTTCGTCAAGGAACTGGCTGGCGCTCAACCGTCCGACCTGAAGATGAGGCTTGCTTTCGCGTTCATGGAAGACAAGACTCTGTCCAAGACTCTGTTCGCTGTTTTGAATGCCGCCGAACCGGATCGTGGTTTCGGCCGCGCGTCCGGTGAGCCGATGAAGGATGTCAATGCGGTGGCTGAACACTGGGGTGACGGCGTTGATCTCAGTGTGGTTGAGAAGCTGAAAATCTGACGGCCGGCATCTCGGGATGCTTGAACGGTTGGATACGAACATGGATCCGTATCCAACCGTTTTTTATTATTCCGCGATGAGCTGCACACGGTTCTCCGCCTTTGGCGGCATCCCGTATGGTCTGATCACGAGGCCCGCCCTCGTCAACGAGAATACCCAGATTTTCTGAATCTGGTTGAGCTTTGTGAGGCTGACGGTGAGGTGCTTGGTGGACACCGTCTCCGTGCTCGTACCGGGGACGATCTTGTATAGATTATTTCGACTGATATACAGTTCCTTCTGCTCCGGACAGTAGAGCGTCGCGAACACCAGCAGATCCAAGGACAGGCTTCCGCCACTGGTTCCGACGACGGCGGAAAGAGGAATCTCCTTCGGTTCGCGCGACATCAATCGGACGTATTCCCAAGTGAAGGTAATGGTTTTTTCGTTCCAGCTTTCGCCTTGGACGATGTTCGTCTCTTCGATCGGTTTTATTTCTTTGCCGTCCCTTGAAGTGAACGTGATGTCCTGATAGCCGATGATGCTGGTGACCGTATTCTGTCGGCCGCAGCCTCCCGTCAGCATGCCCATTCTGCGGGCCACTTGCCGTACGTCCTTGCCGATGGTCAGCGTCCTGGTCTTGCCGTTGTAATCCGCGTTTTGTGTGTTCACGAATGTCGTGAACAGGATGCTTAGGAGTCGAGGCGTCCTGCCGAATGCGAGCGGATGTTCGTTGCCGCGCACGTATGGGATGAGCGGGTATGCCTCTTCCGCGACGTAAAGAATTCCGAATCCTGTGGCTATGCCGTTGTCCATCCCGACGCTTCTCAGCCTGTGTATTTTGTTGAGCATCCCGACTCTTCCCCTGTTTTTGCTTTTTCGGTTGATACCAACAATTTTACGGTTTTTCATACGCGACATGCCAACATACCCAGTAAGGCAGATGCTTGTTTTACACCGTCGAACCGAAGACCTACTGGCCTTTCTTCCTGGGACTGAGGTTCAGACACTGCAGCCGGTAATGAATTCTGCAGGACACCAGTTTCGGGTCGAGTTTCCCATACGCATTCCGGGCCATGTCGATATACAGTCGACACCCCGGATCCGACAAAGCGAAATCACCGACACTCCAACCCAATGGTTCCTCCTCGTGAGACTTATGCCTCGCCATCAGAAAAAACAACCTCCGATTCACACCGATTCGCATCCGGATTCGACGGCCGACGCGCCGTCCAAGTTGGTCAAAAAAAGGCGGGCATGCTGGAGGCGTTGGGGTCGTCACTCGGCATGCCCGCCGGTCGTGGTTCTTATTTGTTCCACTGCGGGCCGTTCGGGAATGAGATGGGCGAGCCGCCCCACATCTGCCTGTCTGAATTGATCATCGCTTCGGTGTATCCGCCGTCCATGAGACTCTGGGTCCTGAGGTCGAGGTCGGGCCTATAGTGCTTGGTGGCTGGCGGTATCATGCCCATCATGTCCCCGCTGTTGAATCGGAGGACTTCCTTGTCGGCTTCCTCGCCGGCGATCAGCACGTCGATGTTGTTGAGCAATGTCATCGCGCTTTTCGTGTACGGGATGTCCCCTCTTCCGATGCTTCCTGTGAAGGTGATTTTGCATTCCCGGAGAAATTTGATGTGTTCCAAGAGGTTTGGTGGTGTCGCTTCGACGAGGTGCGATCCGATGTTCGGTTCTGCCGTGAAGGTCATGTTGGCTCCTGTTTTTTTTGATATCAACCGATTACGTTTTGTCGTTTTGGGGGAACCGCAATCGCCGTCTTCGGCATCGCTTGTGGTGGCCCTGAGGTAATTGCGTTGGGGGTTCCGCTGTTTTCTCGGTGTGTATCTTTTGTTTTTTTATGTGGACGCGTTCAGCATATCGCGACACTCCGAAGATTCACCCCCTCCCCTTAATTCTCTTTTACTTGTTATACTGAATACGTCCACATAAATCGAAAGAAAACAACGACAACCAATGGAAGAACACGACAAACGCTTCTGGCGAAACATGACATTCGCCCAGCTCAGAAACCGACGGGTACGAGTCTCCGCATACGGCGGCGACATGATCCTCGAATTCCGACTCACTCCCGGAATCGGACACACGCTCGGAGCCCGGCAATACACTGTCAACGGCTTCGACATCGGTGAACTGTTCCACGAAGGCCATGACGGATTCATGGAACTCACCCGGCAGAAAGCACCCGTCAGCATCAAGCTGCTCCCCGACGAACCCGAATACAAAATCATCGAAGACATCACCGGCGTGCAACCCAGAGACGTCTTCGTGCAAACGAACGGGAACAAATATCCAGTACAGGAAATCACCGATGACGGCCATTGTCTAGTCCTGATTGACTCCAACACCTATCGGATTGATGACGACGCATTCGACCATGCTTTGCGACCGGCACCCGCACGAATTCCGGATCGCCCCGGACTGTGGGAGGACAAGTCAGACGGCCTGTACACCGTGTGGAAAAACGGTCAGGAGCTTTGGATCATGCAGATACGCGAGTCCGATGGGCGTTGGATGAACGGCCCTGCGCTGCTAATCGGCAAGACGGGAGAAAACGTCAACGATTCAACGACAAAGGATCTGTCCTCGAAAGCTCCATTCCGATTCCATGATGAAGAACTGTGAGGGGAGAGAATGCAATCCGTCACCAACATTTTCGACCAACTGCGTCTCTCTCCGCCTATTCCTGGACCGCTGCACAAGAGAACGGTTGACGCTGCGGATCTTGGCACCACCGCCGAGGTTCTTGCCGCGGCGAAAGCCCTATACCGGCTCGTCGAAGGTCGTAGCGGCCGTCAGATTCTCGACTTCGGGCAACTCCCGAAACGAGATCAGAACCGGTACATCAACGAAGCGTTCAAAGCCTTCAACGATGCGCGAAAGGAAATGAAGTGCGGTTCCGAACGAAAATCCTGAACCACTTCTGCCGAGGATGCGGAACACTCCTGTCGGCAGATGAGAGACAGACCGGACTCTGCTCTTCCTGCTGGTTCGAAAAGGAGAAGAAGCAGTCCCTTGATGACAAGGACTGGCAGGAGGAACTGCTTCGAGAACTCGACGGATATCAGCCGATGGCGGGCCGATAAGAGACCGTAATTCAGAACGACAAGGAAACCGATGAGTATTTTTTTCATACAAGAAAAATCAGTTGACGGTTGGAAGCCCGCCTGGCATCGGAGTCTCATGCCTTCTTTCGAGAGCAAAAGACAAGCCATGCGCACCGTCCGAAGATATGTCATGCAACACGACCGAACGAGGCCAAGCATGTTCCGGATTCTCAAGATGAAGGTCTGATATGACGGTGCTACGCATCGACAATGACGACGGATCATGCCGGCTGGAGATACCCGGGACCAATCGCCGCTGGTCCCTGATCCTGTTGAGGGTTCCCAGCTTTAACGGGTTCAGCGCATACGTGACACCACAGGGCGGAAAGCTCGACGAGAACACTCCGAAAACATCCGTGTCAGACATCAGCGACCTGATTTCCGTACGCGACTTCATCGATGAAACCATCGCACAACACAATCAAGGACCAATCAGTGGCAGAAGAACAAACCCACTTTGAAATCATCGAATGCGAGAACCACATACCCGTAGCGATCCGTCAATTCGACTCGGAGGAAGAGGCCATGGAATACCTGAACATGCGTCTCAAATCAGAACAGCCAACCCATCCATCCGAACGCCATGAGGCACAGGAATCCGAGGGGACGACGGCGCAGGGGCTGCATGAATTCTCAGAACAGCTCCGCATCCAATCCATTCTGCGCATGCTGGAAATGAACGCGAGAGGAGAATTCAACGCCTTCGAACGCATCGAACTGTATGCCGCGCTCAACAATCAAAGAACAAGAAAAGCTCTTGGAATCACCGTCGAATCCTCTCCTTGCAAACAGAACCGCCAAAGGATTAACACGCAATGACATCAGGGAAAAAGCTCGATCGGGAAACCGTCGATTACCTTCGTACGCTGCCTGAAATCGTGCGCAGAGTGCAAGGCGGACGAATCTACTACACGAACTCCTTCAGGACGCAAGCGACGGCACGCTATGCCATGGGAGACCGGCCCGTCGACATCTTCCGCGACAACGGGATAGGGCCCGAAGTGATCGGGTACAAGCGCATCGAACGCTGTATCGCCCGGTGGAAAGAAAACCCGGACGAATTATCCACAGTAGATAGTCGAACGTCACGTCTGAAGCGCATCGAGGAAGAAATCAAATACCTCGAGCAGCAGGCGAAGAAAATCCGACTGGCCGAGGACAAGGAGGCGAGCAAGCAATGAACGATCCGTTTAACCAGGAACTACCACACAAGGATGAAGCGGAACGCACCGTATTGGGTGCGATGCTCCAATCCCGTGCCGCCATTGACGAGGCGCGTCAGAAAATCACGGAAAACGACTTCTACCAGCCGAACAACAAAACGATTTATCGTCTGATCTGCGACCTGTCCGATCAACATGGCGACGTTGACACCACACTGCTTTGCATGACATTGGCCGAGCGGAAAATGCTTGATCATGTTGGAGGCCTGAACTACGTCGGCAAGCTCATCGATTATGCTCCGACCACGTCGAATGTCGGCATCTACGCGGACATGGTCAAAGACGCGGCGAAACGACGCGACATCATCGCCATCGGCACCCGCATAGCGCAAATGGGTCATGCGAACGATGCCGACACCGACAGTATCATCGGCAACGCCTTGGATGAGGCGTTCCATATCGGCGAGGACGATTCCAGTACCGATTACAAGGACATCTATACGGTTTCCACCGATATGCTTGACCATCTCGACAAGATTCAGAAGGGGGAAATCACCGAAGGAGTCCACACCGGATTCAGGGACATCGATGACGTGACCCACGGTCTGCAACCAGGGCAGATGATCGTCGTCGCCGGACGCCCGGCCATGGGAAAGTCCACGTTGGGAATGGACTTCGCACGGAATGCGGCCATTCACGACGACCAATGCACAGTCGTCTTCAGCTTGGAAATGAGCCGTGAGGAAATCGCGCAACGCCTGTTCTCCGCCGAGACGAACATTCCGTTGAATGTTTTCCGCGACCCGTCTCAAATGACCGACGAACGATGGCGAACCGTCAACAGTTTTTGGCAGAAGCTCAAGGACAAGCCATTGTATATCGATGATTCCGCGAATCTTAAGGTCCCTGATATTCGAGCGAAATGCCGCAGGTTGAAGGAGACAAAAGACCTGAAACTCGTGGTCGTCGACTATCTGCAGCTCATGTCCAGCGGGCGCATGACCGAGAACCGTCAGCAGGAGGTAAGCGACTTCAGCCGCCAGTTCAAACTGTTGGCCAAGGAACTGCAGGTGCCGGTCGTGATCCTCAGCCAGCTGAACCGCAACGTGGAAATGCGCGCCGACAAAGTACCTCAAATGAGTGACCTACGCGAATCCGGCTCCATCGAACAGGACGCCGACGTGGTGTTCCTCGTACACCGTCCCGACGCCTATGACAAGGAAGATAGGCCCGGCGAGGCCGACATCATCATGGCCAAGCATCGCAACGGCCCGACCGAGACTTTCCACCTTGCTTTCCTTGGCAGCAACAGCAAGTTCAAGGACATGCCGCAGGACTATACGACCGGAATCTGACCCACAGGAAAATAGAAGGAAACAGATCATGGGAGAGAAAATCACCGCCAAAGTGGAAACCATCACCCCGGAAATAGCGAAAACCATGCTCGGCGAAAACGTCAACAACCGGCGTATCAGCCGAGACAACGTCAACTTGTTCGCCCGCGAAATTCGCAACGGCGAATGGCGGTTCAACGGTGAGGCCATCAAATTCGGCAAAGACGGGCGACTGCTGGACGGCCAGCATCGTCTGCTCGCCGTCATCGCCGCCGACAAGCCGTTGACCACGCTCGTCATCCGAGGGTTGGAAGACGAAACCCAGCAGACCATGGACAGCGGAAAAACCCGCACCTTGGGCGACGTGCTCACCTTGCGCGGAGAAAAGAAATCCACGCAGCTCGCCTCACTGGCCCGCGCCGTGTATCTGGCCGACCAGCTGGGCATGGAGGCCGCCGCTCAGAACGATTTGAAACCCACACGCGGTGAGATTATCTCGTTCATCGACCAGACCCCGCAACTGGCGGACGTGCTCGCCGCATCACGCGCGTTCCGCAGCCAATCCGGGGACATGCTGACCAGCAGCATGTTCGCCTCGCTCTGGTGGACGTTCGCGCACATCGACACGGATGCGGCCAACAGGTTCTTCACGAGCCTCGCCAGCGGCGCGAACCTGCAAGCCGACGATCCGATCCTCATACTGCGCAACACGTTGATGGCTCAGCCTCACAAGGCCGGCCGTTCCACCCGCGACAACCGTGTACGCATCGCCGCATTGACCATCAAGGCGTGGAACAAGTGGCGTAAGGGCAAGCCTCTCCGCCAGTTAAAGTTCTCAGCCGGAGAATCGTTCCCTACGCCACGCTGACCGGTTATCCACAATCCACAACAACTGTCCACATAAAAAAACAATCAAAAAAGGAACCATCATGGCATACAACAAACGCTACCGCGTCTCCCACACATTCGAGAACGGAAGCCGATTCATCGGCACCATCGGGATAAGGAACGCAACCCCGGATTTCCCTGCAAACATCGAAGGCCGTATGATCGTGGAATCGGTTAACGGACGATTCCAAGGCGTCTTCAAACTTGTCAACGGGACTGTCGGCCGCGTTTCTGGCGTAGTACTTCCACCTCAGCCAAAAAATTGGATCTTCGAGCCACAAGGTGCAGACAAGTATCTGCAAAACGAGACCGGGCCGAACGTGGAAATGCCTCGCACCGAACTCGACATCGCATCCAACCGGGAACCCCAGTATGACAGTGTCCTCAGCGACGGGACTCCCGACGATGCGGAATTGTTGAGTCTCATCGCCTGACCGGAGCGAGAAAAAATGGCACAGATACCATCCGGATTCACGTTCAACGACGACATCACCGAAGACGCAAGCGAAAGATTCCCGCCGCCCGCATTGGGCTCCACCAGCATCAACTGGAATGACGCCGGCAGCGTATACGACGCGATTCAACAGGTCAGCGAACAGTTCAAACAAGCGTTCGCCGACCTCATCGACCAGTCCGCAAAAGGCACTGACAATAGCGTGGAATCACGCCTGTTCTTCACCATCGCCGCCTACAGCGCCATGAACGAACTGCACGACATGACCGCCCCCATACTCTCCAGCACGCTCATGAACCAGCATCCCGACTGGGTGCCGGTCATCAACGGCTGCGAAAGCAACGAGGAACTGATGGAAGCCTGGCCGGACGTGAAAACCGTGCATGACGCGCAAATCCAAGCGAACAAAACCGGACGACCGGTACGAGTCCATTTGAAGGACGCCGACGTGGACGCGATCATCTCAGTACAACCGATAAAAGAGGAGGACTTCCATGCTGAACGAGCGGCCTGAAGGCAAAGACAAATTCGGATATGTGCTTATCGGATTGCTTGTCGCCTTCGTTATAATCCTAGTAACTTCGGCTGTCATCTGGAATTCAAATCATCCTGAGAAAGTCCAAGAAAACTTTGAAAAAATCGACACCCAGCAAGCAGAAGAGAAGAAGGGCGCCAAGCTCGGCCCCTACACCATCCAGTTGAAGGACAAAAAAGTAGTGGACTGCGTAGGTGGAGCCCTATATACCTATAGCGGGATAAATGTTATACCAACCTGCGATTGGGATCACCCAAGACAGCTGGCCCCTGATGAGAAAGCCAACAGGCAAGCCACATACGTGACCCTAGGAAACGGCGAACAGGTTCCCTGTGCAGGCAACAGTTACATCGAATGCGGCTGGCAGTTGAAAGACGAACAATGAGCTTCACCAGCCTCACATCGCATGTAATCCTGCTAATGCTCGTCAGCTGGATGGGCGCCGAACTATTGGCCTCTGGGAATCGGATGATCCGTAGGGTGTTCGGGAAGCTCAGCGTACTGCTCGGCATGTATGCGTTGACATGCCTGCTGATAGAGTGTGGTTTCTAG